GTCCCATGGGGGGAAGATGAGAAGGGTACTCTAGTCAGGTACCTAAGAGCGTGGCTCTTTCTTCGACTCGAATCTTGCCTTTCGGGGTAGGAAAACGGGAGAACATTAGGGGGGATTGTGTGGCCTAGCGCACAATACTTACTATTCTTGTTCTCTGTGAGGGGTTATAGGGTGAAAACACCCTTGGATTTACCTCTTTAGACTTGTTTAAACTCTACTCGTGAAAAGTCGAACAACATATGTTGAATATTCATTTGTATTAGTTCTTTGTTCCCAATAAAAAGATGCTAGAACATATCAGTTCAAGTATTCGTGTGGATCGGCCCCAAGGGGTCAGGTCGTATGAGTGGAGTGGTTTTAGCGCTAAGAGGGTTGATTACCCAGGCTATTATCATGAAATGTACGTACAACACATGTATTGGTTCTGCACTGAACCTAGACAATATGGAGAAGCATTATATGCGGCTTAGTAATTGGTATAGTTTGACGGCTCTTCTAACAAGAGAGCGGGCAGCCCCCAGTCAAAAACTACGAAATTCGTTGCACAGGAATTCCAAAATGTGCTATCCAAAACTTACGGACTCATGCATCCGTGGTCCCTCTAACAAGGGTTCCAACTGCATACCTATCACCACAACCACCAACCAAACCAACCAAACCTCCGTTCAGGAGAGCGTCGATGACGCTGAAATGAATCCTATCGTGCAGGAATTTATCGAGCTCGACGTGTCATCTAAGACATTGCCCAAGCTTACCCCCTACATGACGGTCCTCGCTCTGCTGGTCGAACTCCAGATCCTCGAACAAAGCGACAAAAGTTTTGAGAAGGCCGTTTACACCGGTCTCACTCACGTTCCGATCCAGGGCGGACAGATGGTACTCAACCTCCACGAACTCGTCGAGGATTTGTACCGTTTGTTTCAACACAACAAGGCTAAGGAATTTTCATGTGCCACCTTTGACTCATTGTACCGCACCTGGGAGAAAGGGCAGTATGATCCGAATCACCGCTTGTCAATTGCTGAAGGAGCACTGCAAGCGGATGCTGCAAACTTTACGCAGCTGTTTAAGGTTTTGATCTTTCTCTCGGGTGAAATGTACAAGCGGTTCTTCATGGACTATGATCCCCGGATTACGAACACGTCAAACGCGTACTACACAATTTTCAGCGATAGCGATAAGAAGAAGCGTACCTCCGATGCGTTTTTTCAATTCCTGAACGACTTCCGTCCTCTGTATATGAAGCTCAACATGATTTCGCCAAACAAGGCTGAGATTCGCGCAATTTACAAGGATGCCGGCGAACAGTCAAAGATCTTGAGTGATAAGGCAAAGGCTGAATTCCGTGGCAAACCCAGCAAGGCTGACACGCAAAAGTACATCCGGGCTCGCCTGGAGAAGAAGGCTGCGGCTACATTTGCTCCCGCGCCTGCAACTTCGGTATGGAAAAAGACATTTACTTCGGCTGCGGCCGTTGAGGCCGAACCAGTGGCTGCGGCTGAACCAGTGGCTGAACCAGTCGCTGAGGCTGAACCAGTGGCTGCTGAAGTAGATGATGGCTTTGTTTTGGTTCAATCCAAGAAACACGTTCCGCGCAAGTACAACAACACAAAGCGCAAGTAAGTAGTCACGGTGAACTACTTTGGAGGCATACTTACCTCCTAAATTTATTTATCACCACAACAACACAACAACACAACAACACAATAACTTTATTTATCACCACAAAAAAATAACAACACAACAACTTTATTTATCATATAATTTATAAAAAATTGAAATTAATAATATAATATTACATTCAAATAATCTATAATATTGTTATAAACATTCATTCAAACATGACTGATCTTACTGATTCAATTGATACTACATGGTGCTGTGTCAACAAAAAAGTTCGTAAAGAACTTAAAATTAACGTTGTTAAAGAAAATTTGTCTTTTCAACAACTATCTGAAATTATAGGATCTATCCTTATTCCTCATAGTCCGTATATAATTGCTAGTTATATTTACGGTTCTCGTGCTCGCGAAACAAATCGTCCTGATTCTGATGTTGATATTATCACCTTTTGGAAGATTGTCCCCGAATTACACGATTTAAAAAACATACGCGACTCTATACAAACCATTTTGGGGGTTTCGATCGATTTAGTTTCATGTGTACGAACTGCTAAAAACGTTCATCATTACAATTTGTGCGATATAGCATATTTTGAAAACGTTACTAGCGATGCCCGTCAGATTATGGGAAATACTCAATCGATTATGAATTTATTTGAAAGTTCATACAAAATGAATTCATTGCGGCGAAACTAATTTTTTTATTATTATTTTTAAATAAAAAATTGATTTTAAAACAATTAAAGTTATAATCCTTAATATTATATTAATTATATAAAATGTCCTCATCTGTTGCTATTGGTATTGATCTTGGTACTACCTACTCATGCGTTGGTGTATGGGTTAATGGAAAATGTGAAATTATTGCAAACGATCAAGGTGAACGTACTACCCCGTCATATGTTGCATTTACTGAAACCGAACGTCTTATCGGACAACCTGCTAAAAATCAAGTTGCGCTTAATACTTCAAATACAGTTTATGATGCTAAACGTCTAATTGGTCGTAAATTTTCAGATAAAATTATTCAAGATGATATGAAACACTATTCATTTAAACTAGCTGCTGACGATCAAGATCGTCCAACTATTAAAGTACAAGTTGAAGGTAAATCCGAAGAAACTTATTATCCAGAACAAATTTCTGCTATGATTCTTGAAAAGATGAAACATACCGCAGAAGCCTATCTAGGTCATTCAGTTTCAAAAGCAGTTGTTACTGTACCGGCATATTTTAATGATGCTCAACGTAAAGCTACACAAGATGCTGGTCGTATTGCCGGCCTTGAAGTTCTTCGTGTAATTAACGAACCTACTGCCGCAGCAATTGCTTATGGTATGGATAAAGAGATTGAAGGAGAACGCAATGTTCTTGTGTTTGATCTCGGTGGCGGTACATTTGATGTTACCCTACTTACTATCGACGATGGTATGTTTGAAGTTAAAGCTACTGCAGGTGATACTCATCTAGGTGGGGAAGACTTTGATTCACGACTTGTATCTCATTGTATTGAAGATTTTAAACGTAAAAATAAAGTAGATCTTTCATCAAATGCTCGCGCAGTACGTCGACTTCGTAGTGCATGTGAACGTGCTAAACGTACACTAAGTTCAAGCGCGTCCGCTACAATTGAAATTGAAAGTCTTTTTGAAGGAAAAGATTATTCACTAACAATTAATCGTGCTCGATTTGAAGAACTATGTGGTGACCTTTTCCGTGGATGTCTCGATCCTGTAGAAAAAGTCATTCGTGATTCCAAAATTGATAAAAACCAAGTACATGAAATTGTACTTGTTGGTGGTTCAACCCGTATTCCTAAGATTCAAAAACTTCTTAGTGATTACTTTAATGGAAAAGAACTTTGTAAATCAATTAATCCAGATGAAGCTGTAGCATATGGTGCAGCAGTTCAAGCTGCAATTCTTACAGGTCAACAATCTGATAGTCTTAATAAGATTCTTCTTGTTGATGTTACACCACTTTCAATTGGTATTGAAACTGCAGGAAATGTTATGACTGTTATGATTCCTCGTAATACAACAATTCCTCATAAGAAAACACAAGTCTTTTCAACTTATCAAGATAACCAACCAGCTGCTACAATTCGAGTATTTGAAGGAGAACGTGGTCTTACAAAAGATTGTAATCTTCTAGGTCAATTTGATCTTACTGGTATTCCACCTGCACCTCGAGGTGTTCCGCAACTCGAAGTTACATATGATATTGATGCAAATGGTATTCTTAATGTTAATGCATATGAAAAAACATCTGGAAAGAAAGAAAATCTTATTATTACAAATGATAAGAGTCGCCATTCAAAGGAACAAATTGAAGAAATGATTAAAGCTGCTGAAAAACTTAAAGAAGAAGATGAAATTCAACTTAAACGTATTGAGGCTCGTAATGGTCTTGAATCATACATTTACAATTGGCGTAACCAAATTAATAACAAAGAACTTGCTGATAAGCTCGAACCATCTGATGTTGAACTTGTAAATAATACAGTTAAATCAACTCAAGAATGGCTTGATACTAATACTACAGCAACAACTGAAGAATTTCAAGAAAAACAAAAAGAATGCGAACAAGTACTTAATCAAATTGTAACAAAGATGTACGCTCAATCTGGTATGCCTCCTCCAGGAGCAGAAACAGGTGAAGCACGTGAATCTCATGAATCTCATGAATCTCAACCTCAATCAGAAGAAGTTGATTAAATTTATTTATAAAATATTTTTTATTTCTTTAATGATAATATAATGAATAATAGTCAATATATTATTATAATATTTTTAACAATAATCATAATTTATTTTACATCAAAAATTAATACTTATTATAAAAAAGAAACCTTAATAAATAGTTCTTGCGGTTTCAATTGTGGTTATTATAGATCAGAAGAAGATTGTTTAGGATGTAAAAATTGCGGTGTATGTACTTTAACTGAGAAAAATAGAATTTATCATTCATGTTTAAACGGTGATAAAAACGGAGCATACTTTAATAATAGTTGCAGAGGTAGTAATTGGAAATATGGAAATGTTACACCTGCTCCACCCTCATTAAGAGGATATGATATTTCACAAAATACAATACAAAATTTACCATTATATTCTACATCTTATCGTGTTACTGAAGATAACGTCCAAGGTCAACCGCGTATAATTATAAATAGACCTAGTGTAAATTATGATGACATATTAGGAGAAGTTAGATATAATGCAACTCGTAATAAAGAATTTGAATATAAAGATATTCAAAATACAAATTATGAATATGTATTAAGTCAAATGGACCAATTAACACAAGATATAAATATATAAATAAAATATTTTAAAAATATAAAGTAATATTATTATGGAAACATTTATAATAATATTAGTGTTGATTTTACTTGTAATTCTTTTTGTATTTTCAAGAAAATCAGAAAATTTTGATTTTGAATCAGAATGTAAAAACTGTGAAAAAAAATCTTATCATCAATGTTTAAATTGTAAAGATTGCGGGGTATGTAGCGATCAATTAGGAAATATGTATTGTACTAAAGGTGATGAAAATGGACCAACTGATCGTAAAGATTGTTATAAATGGTTTTATGGTAATATTTATCCTCAATACTATCACAGATACTATAATAATGAAGAACTAAATATACCAAATGATGCACGTTTTTATCCTTTCTTAAAAACATTAGATGACAGAAAAGGTACAAAATATTTTTCAGAAGATTATATGAACGGTTTTTACAAAAACTTTAATAATACATTAAAACCAAGTTTATACAGAAGATAAAATAATTTATTTAGTTTATGGTTTTAATAGAATTTTGTCTTTCATCTCTTGTGGATAATAATCAGGAATTTCTGGTGGAGGGGCTGCACGAGATTCTTCTTCAATTTCTTTTAAGAATAGTAAATATTTCTTATCTTTTACTACATCTTTAATTTTTGATGAAAAAGCATGATTTTGTTGAGCTAATAGAAGTCTCTTATCAAATGTATTACTTGAATGAGCTATGCAAATAATTGTTTTCATTGGTTCTAGTTGAGCGAGCTTTTCTGAAAAATTATTTGTAAATGATGGTTCTTCTTGAGCGTGTTTAGTTGGATCATGAGCATGTTTTTTAAGATAATTCTTTCTAAAAGCAAATGTACCATTTGTTCCATGATTATTACCAAATGGTCCATATTGATGAAACTCTTTGCGATCGGTATAATAAACATTAATAATACTTGAACCAGCAATCTCTGATTTATTAGAGTTCATTTTTGCTACACTGTGTGAGATACGATCCGGAAAATGATAATCGTCGTCGTCAAAACAAATAATTACATCACCTTTAGCATAACCATTTAACACATTACGCTTTTCACCAAGTGTAAGTTTATTACTTTGGTAAATATAACGAATAGTCGGATCGTCTTTTGGAATGATATCTTCATTTGAAGTCGGACTATCATCAAGTATTACAAGTTCTCTAAGATTTTTAGGATAAGTTTGTTGTTGATAGAGATGAATAAGAATAGGAAGGAACTTACGACGATTGTATGTTGGAGTTATAACACTGACAAAAGGTCTAGAATATGTACTTGTAACTTTACTCATATAAATAATAAATAATTTAATGACTATTTCTTAAGTCATTAAATTATAGGATAAAATTATATCATAAAAATATATCATAAAATTTATTTTTATTTGCCAAATAATTGCATTTCAGCATGAGCTATAAAGTTTTTATTCTTAAAATAACTTCTATGAAAATGAGCGTCATCGAAATATGTATAAAAATAATTTACTCCATTATTTAGAAAATATAAGTATTGAAACATTTCTAAACGTTTTATTTGTCTATTTAATACTACTAGATTACTATAATTAATTAAACGGTCATATAATATAAGTTGATCTGTATACCAACCTTCAGAACCAGGTTCTCCTTTAAAATTTTCAACTGGTTTATATTTATTTAAAAAATTTATAATGTCACTCGTATTATGAATTCCAAAAATTTTACTCCATGTACTAGGATGGGCTGCATTATAACACATATATATTTGTTTATTTTGAATATCTACTTCTCTATAATAAACAAAATCTTCTTTATTTAACTTATCTAATCCTTCTGTATAATATTTATCATTACAAGGTAACATATCCATATCAGTAATCATTACCATTTCATCATCCGGTAAATTTAATAATGCTGGCATTAAAATTCTAATATTTTGACCAACATAAACAGAATTTAATTCAGGTGTAGCTTTCCATAAAATAATATTATCTTTATATTCAATTAAATCTGTAGGTATTTCATTACCAACAAATATAGCAATAAATTTAATATTAAAATGTCCCCAAAACTTAATTTGTTTTGGAATAAACAAATAATAATCAGGATTATTATTTACAGAACCAATAACAGTAGTTAATTTCATATAATTTATTTAATAATAGATATTTTTTTAAATCATAAAATGTGATTATTAAGTTTAGTACTTTTCGCTAGCGTGATTGCCAATAATTTAAGACACGTGTGTGTCTTAAATTGGATACTCTACGGTAAATATACAATATTTTTTTAATAATATAGTGTATTATGGATAGAAGAAAAAGAACGAGAAAAATAATTATACGAGATGATTTAGATGATTTTATAGCAGATGATGACAATGATGATAACGATGAAGAATTTACTCCAAAAGTAAGAAAGACAGTAATTTCATCAATACAAAAAAAATGTGATTCACCATTATGCAATCATATATATAATCCTGATTTTAAAGCAAATCTTCAAATAAAAGAAGTAAAATCAATAAATGATTTAATTGAATATGGAAAATTATATCATTGCAAAAACTTCACTTCTTATAAAGGAATTGATTTAAAAGTATTATTTGATTTAATAAAACCATTATCTGAATTATCTCGTTTGATTGGTATGACAGAAGTAAAAGATACAATGGTAAATCAAATATTATTTTTTTTACAAAAATTAAATCAAAAAGATAAATGCATGACTTGTACTAATTGTATGTTAAATTTAGAATGTAACAATATTAACAAAACTAATGAAGAAATGTTACATACTGTAATTACTGGTCCTCCTGGTACTGGTAAAACAGAATTAGGTAAAATTTTAGGTAAGGTATATTGTGCGATGGGTATTTTAAGTAATGGAAATTTTCATTTAGCTACGCGTTCAGATTTAATTGCTAAATATTTAGGTCAAACCGCTAGTAAAACCCAAGAATTTATTAATAAATGTGAAGGGGGTGTTATGTTTATTGACGAAGCATATTCTTTAGGTAATCCTGAATTAGGAGATTCTTATTCAAAAGAATGTTTAGATACACTTAATCAAAACTTGACAGAAAAAAGAAATTTTCTTTGCGTAATTGCAGGTTACGAAGACGCCTTAGAAAAATCTTTTTTTGCATACAACGAAGGATTAAAAAGAAGATTTAGTTTTAGATATCATATAGCAGGTTATAATGCTTCTGAATTAAAAGATATGTTTTTATTAAGATTAAAGAATGAAAACTGGCAATATACTGGAACAGATGAAGATTTAATTTCATTCTTTGAAAAGAATGAGAAGAAATTCCCCCGTTATGGTGGTGATATAGAAACTTTATTTTTAAAAACTAAAATTATTCATTCTAGAAGAATTATGTTCAGAGATGAATTAGAAAGAAAGAAATTAATAATTGAAGATATTAAAGGTGGATTTGAAACTTTTGTAAGTCATAGGGAAAAAGCTATCAAAGAAGAATCTACATCACATTTATTTATGTATATTTAATTTAATTTATATTTAATTTATTTACGTGATGATCTTTTTGAACCTTTGCGTGAACCTTTTTTTGAAGATCTCTTTGGTCTAGAGACTTTGCGTGAACCTTTCTTTGAGCCTTTGCGTGAGCCTTTGCGTGAGCCTTTGCGTGAACCTTTCTTTGAGCCAGCCTTTCTTGATGATCTCTTGGGGCGAGAAAGATTTTTGGCTGATTCAACAAAGTCAACAGCAAATTTAAGTTGTTTGTGTTTCTTGAGTTCTTTGATAAGATCGGCTTTGCTTAATGTAGTTTCAGATGTTTTGCCATCCATTATTGTTTTCATCATGAAACCTTCGGGTTTCTTAACAATAACAACTTTCATTGCTTCTTTTCCTTCTTTGTGGAAAAATTTAATAGTAAGACCTTTTTCACCTTGAGCGATGAATTCTTCGTGGACTACACTGTGAACAATGTGACTCATTAATATAAATAAATATAGATAAAAATATATTTATTTATATATTAAATTATAAATTTACGCATATTAAATTATAAATTTACGCATATTAAATTATAAATTTACGCATTTTAATCGCAATATTCTTCAAGCTTAACAGTTTTAATATCAGATATTACTCCATTGGCATAAACTAATCTATAATGGAGATGTTTTGGTAAAACTTTATTTTTAACTTTGTATGCAGTAGGACATTTAAGTTTTAAAATTGCTATACCGTTCTTTACTGCAGAAATTCCAATATTTTCATAATCATCATAAGCATCTTGAGGATTATTTATAATCTTACCTTGATCTTCATGTGCAGCCCAATACATAACTTTAATTGCTCCCTCGGCTTGTAATTTAAGCTTTAAATTAGAATCAGATTGTTCTGATAAAAGTAATAAACTGGGGGGCATAACAGTTTTATCTAAAAATGGTAAAAATGTTCTAGATGGCGTTAAGAATATTTGATATACGGCTGCTAAAGCAATTATAACATATATTATTTTTAAGATTAATAAAAACTTATTAGGAGCAATGTGTTGAAGAGCCGCAGATAAGTAATTTTTATTAAGTAATGCATTTATACCTAAATATAAACCTCCAAAAATTAATAATATTGTGGTTATTAATTGAAGATTATTTAAAGGTGAAACTTCTTGTGATTTATACATATTTATATATTATTATATATTGAAAAAATTATTATGAATTATATTTTTTAATCTAATTCATACTTACTAATTTATAAAGTAACTTTGTGCTTATTCGGCACGATGTTGCCAGGCAGTGACGGCCATAGCGACACCTGAAACACCAACGAGAGCATAGATAACTCTGTTAACTATTTCTTGTGTTGACATGTCAAGACCAACAGCAGATGTGGCCATTGTGACGGCATTTGTGCCATTGATGGCAATTAAACCCCAGTTTAAGGCGCCAATTATTACGAGAACGAGAGCAGCAATTAATAACTTATTGTTACGGAACATTTATTATAATTATAAGTAAGAAAAAATAATTTTATAAATATTATATGTTATTAATAATTATATTCTTAAATATATCAAAAATACTATATTAAATTTTAATTTTTATATTATATATTAATTATTATATGAATAATAGTTTGAGTTTATGTGACGTTTATCAGTTTATTATTGTAGGTTATGAAATGATTGGTAAAACGTCTATTATAAATAGATATTTTGATGATGTGTTTTTTTCTGATTTAACAAGAACATTAGCAATTGATTATAAATCAAAAAGAATAGTAGAAGACGTAAATAAATATAATATAATACGTATTTGGGATACTGGGGGACAAGAAAGATATGATGCATTGACACATAGTTATTATAAACACGGTGAATGTATTTTATTATGTTTTTCAATTTGTAATAGACATAGTTTTGATAAGTTACGGAAAGTCTGATTCTATTATTATTTTAGTAGGAACCGTCTAGTGCCAAACTAAAGACACCCTAGGTGTCTTAAGTTTTTGACACTAACGCTAGCGAAAAGTACTTAATTTAAGGGGAGCTTAAATTAAGCACTTTACGGAACCGTCTAGAATATTTTGAAATAAGTTCAAAAACAGGTTTTGGATTAAATGAATTATTTAATAGATCTATAGAATTATTGATAAATAAAAGAAAATATGCTGGAAATATAAATAAAACAGTTTATGAAAAAAATATAAATATTAATAAAAATACAAAATTAGTAGAATTAAATAAAACACAAGGATGATATTATGATTAAAAAATTGATTTAATTATATTTTAAAGATAAACTAATATACCTTTAGAATTATAAACAATGTCATATACAGCAAAAAAATGGACTCCGGAAGAAGTTACTAAAGCTGTCGGCTTTTTTAAAAAAGGAAAAGATTATAAATATATTAGTGACAAAATCGACGGACGTAGTCCTTTTGCAATTCAATGTAAACTAGAATCATATGTTCTTGAAAAAATTAATTCAGGTATGACATATGCTAATCTTGCAAAAGATTTTAATAAATCAGAAGCGGAACTTAAAAAAATGTATGAATCACAATTTAATCGGAATGCTTCTAAAAATGGTGGAGCTACAACAACTATAGCTACATCATCGTCACCATCATTTACAGCATCACCTAATAGTGCATATGGAATGATTAATCGTATAATGACACCATTTATTGAATATCATGAGAATCTTGAAAAACTTTTAAAACTAAAAGAAAATGAAACTATATCGAGTAAAACATATAAAGAAATTAAAAAAATACTCGATAGTAATGCTATTGAACCTGAAAAATTTATTACACAACTTCGTATGACATCAGAAACAAAACGTATAAACCCTGTAAAATCCGATTCAAAAACAGATGAATCTGATGATTCAGATAAATCTGATGATTCAGATGATTCAGATGATGCAAATGATGCAGATGATGCAAAAGAATCAGAAGAAAAACCAGTACGTGGAGAAAAAGTACTTCCTCGTAAACGACTATTTTAATTTATTTATATTTATTATGCGATGCTAATATTTTTTAATTCTAAATTATTATGCGATGCTAATATTTTTTAATTCTAAATTATTATGCGATGCTAATATTTTTTAATTCTAAATATTCATTAATTTCATCTTGTGTTGGAATACGTTCATATTTTGTTTTAAATACATCTATATATTTGTTTCTTAGTTTTGTTTCTTCATCATCTTCATTTTGTGTATTTTCAAAAACAATAACTGCATGATCTTTTTCTTTAACTTCATATATTCTACTACTAATAATATGTCCCGTACTCTCTGGTTTAATCAAATTAGTATTATCTTTGTATAAATTTCTAAATTCAATTATAACTGAAGTTGGAATATCGGGTGATATTTCAACTAATCTATCATATTCTTTTATTGAAATATTAAATAATTCTCTTTTATTTGAACGTTCAGATGGATTTCTTTGTAATTCTAATTTTAAACTTCTGTTAAATTTATCCCAGCTTTTTGCAGCAATATTATGCCCTTCTTTATATTCAGAAGTTTTTAAAAATTGTGATACGGTTGAAATCATTGCAGCAATAATGTTAAAACTTCCTACAGCGATACTAGCATAAGAACGGCTTTGTTCGTTAGTAATTCTATCAAGAGCAAAATTAGCTGCACCCGTTAATGTTGAAATTACTATAACAGGTATCATTTGTCTTAAATATGATTTTTTATATATTTTATATGATTGTTCGTGTAACCATTTAAAACATGCTGATTTATCAACCCATTCTTTTAATATTTTATCATCATCTTCATTCCAATAAACTGATTTTAATTCTTTATTTGTGTTATTTGAATTTGTGTTTGTGTTATTTGAATCACCATTAATATTACTTTCATTCTTTTGATTATTACCTTCCATTATATAATATTAATTTATAATTATTTTATTATTCAAAATTATTTTATTATTCAAAATTATTAATTTCATTCTCATCTTCTTTTTCATCTTCTTTAATCATTTTATTATCTTCAAAAATATCAATATTATTTTTTTTCTCATTTATACACTTCTTATTATCTATTGTTGATTTATCTATTGTGGATTTATCCATTGTAGATTTATCTATTGATGAAGAATCTTCATCATATGATACAGAATTTGCAATTGTATATGATAGATTTTTATATTTTGTACTTATACTTAAATGTATATTCATAATACTACCTAATAATTTTGAAATTATTTTGTAATCAATATTAATTCTTTCTATTTTTCCATTTAAATCCATAATAAATGTTTGACCCAATATACCTCTTGCTGTTTTATTTTTTACATCTAATAAATTTATTTTAATTAATTCTTTTGATAAGTTTAAATCTGTTAATCTTAGTTCTAATTCATTATAAATTAAAATAACGTCATCCATATTATATATATAATTCATTTCCATTTCATCATATAATTTTATTTTTGAATAATGTTTCTTTTTTATTTCTTCAAAAATTTTAGAATCTGAAGCATGTGTTCCACCACTTTTTGTTGTATCAGATATTATTTTTATTACTTTTTTTAATTTTTTAAATTCTGATGTTTCTCCATCTATTTTTTCATTATTATTCCAAATTCTAATTATAATATCTTTATTTTCTTTGTAAATTATCATTAAATTTCTAACAATTTTATTATAAAGTTTAAATAGATCTCTATAAAATTTATTTAAATTTTTTTGATAAATATTTGACATATATTCAAATTCAATTTTGATAATTTCTATTTGATGTTTAATATCATCAACATATATAGAATGATTTAACATATCAAAATTACCATTACTTATATATATGCTATGTATATTCTCTAATTTTTTTAAATCGTGACCGATATTTGTAATATTTTTATATATATTTTTGTAATTACTAACTATGATATTAAAATTTTCAGTAAAATTTTCTGAGGATAAAAACTCATTTATATAACTCATTATAATATTAAAGTTCATAATATGATTTTTTTGTTATATTTTGGAGGATAAAAAAAATTGAATTTTTATAATGCTTAAAATAATTAATTAATAATAAATTAATTAATTAATAAATCATGTTTTCCAGCAAATATGCCTCTAACTATACTATTGAAGATGTCGTTGATATCTTTAATAAGAAAGAATATGCTTTTACTATCACTGATAGTGATTTGAATACCGTAGAATCTGTATATCAAGATATTATGCTTAAAGGATTCCCTAAGAATTTTTATGAAGTTATATCTCGCACTCTTAAGTTTAAGTATACAAAGCCTCAACTTATCCAGATCTATCGCAAGCTAGTAAAAAGTAATCGGATTCAACGGTCTCTTGTTTTTGAACTCGCTGCTACTAAGAAGGCTACTCGAGGACACTCGGGTGTAAATGTTGTAACTATCTTCACATCTGGAACCCAATTTGGAGAAGGACACGTAAATTCTATTAAGAATGGGGGTTGTCCTAAGAATTGTCATTATTGTCCTTTTGAAAAAGATAGTGATGGGGTACCTACCCAACCGCGTTCCTATCTGAGTACCGAACCAGGAAATATGCGTGCTACACAAAATAAGCATCACCCTGTCGGACAAATGTTTTGTCGCATTCATACTCTTGAAGAGATGGGTCACATTACTCCTTTTTATGAGACAAATGGTAGCAAACTAGAAATTATTATTAGTGGTGGAACATTTAATTTCTATCCTCGTGAATATATTGTATGGTTTGTAACGTGCATGTATTTTGCGGCAAATGTTTATTTCGAATATCGCGAAACTGGTAAGTTTTCTCGTGATATTCTATCACTTGAAGAAGAACAAAAAATTAACGAAACTACCACCCTACGTATTATTGGACTGACTATTGAAACTCGGCCTGATTATATTGATCCTCGTGATTTTGAAAAGAATTGTGGTGATCCGTTCAGTGTGATTCGTTTCTTCCGCGATCTAGGTATTACTCGGGTTCAAATTGGTCTTCAACATACCAATGATGAAATTCTGAAATTTGTTAATCGTGATTGTACCGACGAACAAAATCGGCGTGCAATTTATTTCCTCAAGCAAAATGGATTTAAGGTCGACGGACATTGGATGCTAGATCTTCCCATGCCTTCCCACATTGATCCAATTAAATCTGATACGGATATGATGACTCAAGTCCTTACTGATTCGGCTTATGAACTCGATCAATGGAAGATTTATCCAACTGAAGTTACTCCGTATACAAAGATTTCAGAATGGTATCATGATGGATATTATAAGCCATATGGCGAAATTGATGACGGCAAGCATCTTGAAAATGTTATCATTCATGCTAAGAAACTTATGAAGCCTTGGATTCGGATTAATCGTGTAATTCGCGATATTCCTATGATTTCAATTGAAGGTGGTATAGCGTGTCCTAATATGCGGAACCGCGTAGAAGATCGTATGCGTGAAGAAGGTGTAATGTGTAAGTGTATTCGTTGTCGCGAAGTTAAGCTTCAAAAAATTAATTATGATGATGTTGTACTAAAAATCCGCCATTACGAAGGAAGCTGTGGCGATGAATATTTTATCTCATTTGAAACAACAAATGAAAAGACACTTGTTGGTTATCTTCGTCTTCGTCTTAACCGAACAAATGACGAGGTTATGCCCGAACTTCATGATACGGCCCTAATTCGTGAACTACATGTTCTTGGAAAGCATACCGAAATTAGTTCTGATACTAAGGGAGCCCAACATCGCGGTTATGGTCGTAAACTAATTGAAGAAGCAGAAAAGATTGCTAGCATGCATGGTTTTGAAAAGATTGCAATTATTTCTGGAATTGGTGTTCGCGAATATTATCGCAAGTTTGGATACAAAGTTAAGGATACTTATATGATGAAAGAATTTGTTAATTTTTATAATATGATTAACACTGGTGGTCTAATTGTTCTTTTCATTGGAATTCTATTCAAACTATTTTATAAATTTATGTAATTATGTAATTATTTTTTTATTTTTTCTTGTTTTATTTATATGGATAATTTATTAGTTGTAATAATAATTATTAGCTTAATTATTTTATTTGTTATTTTTACTAACAAAAAACAAGAGTTTATGAGTTATTTCCCTATAATAGAAATAAATCCCACAAATATTTTACCAGTTTGTTCTTCTATAAAAAATAAAAACATATGTAATACTACTACTGGTTGCAGATTCACTCAAAAAGGGTGTGAAAATATTGGAGATATTGTAGTAGAAATACCCAAAAATAATTTAAATTATTTTCCTAACGTTCAAGATAGTTCTAAAATTCCATCATCTAGACCAAATTGCCCCCAGTTAAATGATGAAGCTGTATGTAATAAAACTATTGGTTGCAGATATAGTAATACAGGATGTATTAATTATTATCGTGATTTACAAGAATCTAAAAAAGAATGGGAGAAAGGAGACCAAATGATTGTTTATTAAAAAAATTGAAAATATGATTTTCTGTTTCATATATATAATTTTGATTATTATTAATAAATAATCAAAATGTTTACTGCTGTAAAGGATTTTAACAAGACCGATAATTACACTAATTACCAGGTCAAAGTTTTGAATAACAAATTTACTCAAGATTTTAAGGATGCGATCCTTAATGCTAATAAGAGTGAAAAATCGGACGATAATGTTGATAACGTTGATAACGTTGATAATGTGTTTAATTTCATGGATGGACCCCCTTTCGTTACGGGAAACCTTCATTGGGGTCATCTTACGATTGGAGCAATTAAGAGTTCAATTCTTAATTATCAACGTATGAAGGGTAAATTTTGTAAAAATAAAATGGGCTATGATACGCATGGTGTACCAATTGAATCTATTGTAAATGCACAACTTAATATTAAATCTATTGTTGATCTTAAAACTATTGGTATCGATAAATTTAATAAAGTATGTAAAGAAAATATTCTAAACTTTCAGGGTGAATGGGAACCAATTTATAACAAACTTGGTCGATGGACTAATTTTGAAGATACATACAAAACTATGGACTGGAAATTTATGGAAAGCACTTGGTGGGCGTTCGGTGAACTTTTTAAGAAAGGTCTAGTTTATCGTAGTCACAAAGTAAGTGCATATTCAACTCCTCTTCAATCTCCTCTTTCTAATTTTGAAACTCAACAAAATTACAAAACTAAAAATACCAAGTCAATCTATGTAAAATTTAAGGTTTACAATGAATCTAAACAATATTTAATTGTTTGGACGACTACTCCTTGGACCCTTCCTGCTAATTGCGCTCTATGTGTAAATAATGATTTAGAATATGGATTCTATCAACTTGAAACTGGAGATATATATATTCTTGAAAAAGGAACTATTAAAAATATCGATTGTAAAGCAACTCTGATTAAAACTGTTAAAGGTAGTGAACTCGTGGGAACTAAATATTACCCTCTTTTTCCATACTTGCAAGATAATCTTGGTGATAAAGCTTTTCACATTTATTCTGATCCATATGTTACATCGTGTATTGAAACTGATATTGGTACAGGTATCGTTCATCTAGCTCCTGCTTTTGGTGAGGATGATTACCGTGTTTGTATGGAAAACAAGATTATTACAGACGACATTATTCATATTTGCTGTCCTCTTAATGAAGATTGTATTTACAATGAAACAATTCAAGATTTTGCTGGTAAGTTTATTCTTGATGCTGAACCTGATATTATTAAGTATCTAAAGAGTAAAGGTAATCTTCAAAAGATTCAAATGTATCAACATGAATATCCTTATTGTTATCGCACAGATACTCCCCTCATTTACCGAACTATTAATGCTGTTTATATTAAAGTAACCGATATCAAAGATAAACTACTTGAAATGAATAGTAAGATTACTTGGAATCCTCAACATGTAGGACAAGGTCGTTTTAATAACTGGCTTGAAAATGCTCGCGATTGGTGTGTTTCTCGTTCTCGTTATTTTGGAACACCTATTCCAATGTGGATGAATGATGAAGGTGATATTAAAGTTATTGGTTCAATTGCTGAACTAGAACAACTTGTCGGTGTTAAACTTGATTTAACTGATATTCACCCAGAATTTATTGATAAATTCGAATTTGTAATTGATGGAAAGGTCTATAAACGTATTCCTGATGTTTTTGATTGTTGGTTTGAAAGTGGTTGTGTACCATACGGTCAAATTCATTATCCTTTTGAAAATTCTAATTATTTTGATAACAAAACTTATCTATCTGATTTTATTGTAGAAGGTATCGACCAAACTCGTGGATGGTTTTATACCCTTCTTGTTCTTTCAACCGCTCTACTTAATAAACCAGCATTCAAAACGGTTAATGTAGTAGGTTTAGTACTCGATGAAAACGGTGAAAAGTTTTCTAAGAAAAAGAAGAATTATGTTGATGCGAATATTGCAATCGATCAAGATGGTGCAGATGTTCTTCGCTTATATGTTATGAATTCTCCTCTTACTCAAGGTGATAATCTTAAATTTAAACAATCAGAAGTCACAGAATTAAAACAAAAGGTTATTCAACTTATCAATTCTGTTAAATTTTATGTCGAACATACTATTAATCTTGAGAAAAAACATAATCTTATTCCTAATATCAAAATTATTGACGATGTTGCCAAACTTGAAACTAATTTTCTTGATGGTTGGATTTATGAAATGATTAATAAACTTGCCCGTAATGTAGACGAATGGATGAATGTATTTGATGTTTCACATTCAGTTAGTTCTCTTGTAGATTTTATTGAGGATTTAACTAATTATTATATTAAGCTTAATCGGGAAAGTCTAAAAGGTTTTAATGGTATTGAAGAATGGCAAAACTCGCTAGGAGTTTTGTATTATGTACTTAAAACCTATCTAATTATTCTTTCACCGTTTGCACCATTTCTATCTGAATATCTTTACGAACATATTATGAAGGTTGACCTAAATAATCTTGACTCTCCTCATATTTATAATTATCCAGAAACTCTTAAGGAATATTATTATGAGCCTAAATTTAATATGCTAAAGCGTATTCTAAAGATTGTACGTTCTGAACGCCATCGTAGTGCGACTCATAAGTCTCAAAAGATTCCTATTGCAGAATGTAAAATTCGTATGGATTCGGAATCTACAATTCAAGAAATTAAGAATTTCATTCATCTAATTCATTCGGAAATTAACTGTATTGAACTAAGTTATGGAACTTATGATTCCGAATTAGAATATACAATGGAAGTAGATCACCGCGCTCTCGGTATTTGTTATCGAGGTAATGCAAATGTTATTAAAGAAAAACTAATGATGAAAACTCAAGAAGAATTAGCTCAAATTTCTAAGAGTATTATTGAAAATCCAACTACCGAAATTAGTATTAATGACGGACAATATATGTTAAATCATAATCTGTTTAAGATTAAACGTGTACCAAAGAAAGATAGTAATACTTATATTGATGGTGATCTCATGATTCAACTTGATTTTACTTACAATGATGTAATTCAAGAAAAACATGCTGCAAATTGTTTTGTTACTCATTTTCAAAATCATCGTAAACGTGTCGGACTGCGTCCATGGAATAAAGTAGGACTTTATATTATTGAAGATAAGAAGAATATTATGGAAAAAAATAAAGAAACATTCGAATACCGTACTAAAGTTCCAATTGTTGAAAATGTTGAAAATATTGATGATGATAAATGTTCTGCAACTTATACCGAAACGTTTGAATATTCAGATGATATTAAAATTACTTATTCTATGAAGATTTATTAAATTTTTTTTTATTGGCTTAAATATTATTGACTTTTTATTTATTATTATGAATATGTATCTTAATAAAAACATTATATGCATTACTATAACTACCTGTGTAGCTCTTTTTCTAGCAAGATCATTATATAAATGGGAATGCCCGTTTCTTGTAAAAAAAAATAAAGAAGAAGTTAATGAAGAACATGCAGAGGTATATTATGAAACAGAAGATATTAAACCAGAAGATATTAAACCAGAAGATATTAAACCAGAAGATATTAAACCAGAAGATATTAAACCAGAACAAGAACCCCAATTACCCCAATTTACAATTAAACCACAATTGTCTGTACCATCTGGACTATATTTTCAATTTGGAAATGTAAATCAAACTAATCAATAATATTTAGTAATACTTCTTTTATAATATTTTACAAAGTTAATATTATAATTTAATAATTCTTCTTTTGTTTTGGTTCTAAATGATTTATCAAAATCATCTAAATCGGAATTATATAATACAACCAACATAAGATTTCTCTCATCTTCATATTCTATTTCTCTGGATGAGAATAATCTTCCCATTGTAACCCAATGACCGTTTACATCTCTTGTACCATCAATTGAATTTGGATAATGAAAATATTTATATCCAGATTCATTTAATTTTTCTAATTCTTCCCAAATTATAAACTTACCTAAATCAAAATAATTAATATCTTTGTTATTTAATTCTTTTTTATTAATTAAGTTAATTTTATTTTCACAAGATTCTAATACATTTTTCATCAATATTGTATTAGGTTTAGAAGCTAATAACCAATTAGATGGTTTACCATATCCATATTTACAAACATTACCAGTACAACCGAATCCAACAAAATCTATTTCATCATTTAATTTATTTATAATTTCTATTGGATCTTTCATTACTAATATATCAATATCCATATATAATCCTCCATATTTGTATAATAATAATATTCTGTAATAATCTACTCTTTGTGCTATTTTCAATCTTGATAAATCTATTTTCTTTTCATTTAATTCTGGTAACCATTTATTTATTCTTTTATCATTTAAGAAAATAATATCAAAAGATTTGGAACAGTGTTTATAAATAGTTTCTTTACACATTTCAATATATGAAGGCATTGGAGGTCCTTCCCAATATAACCATAAATAAGGTTTGGCATTCTTCATATTTTTATTATTTTTTGTAATTATATATATAATTAATAATATTACAACAAGGATTGCTCCTAATATTAAATATATATTATTGTTATTGTTGTTAAACATATATAATATAAAAATATTTTTTATTATTTTAATATATAATTATGAATAGTTTTCACTTATTAACAATACGTGGTGGTAATGGTACACCACCTCCTCCACCAACATCAACAACTTCACCTCGTCCTAATCTTTTAGATGATCTTCAGAAGATTAACCCCATAGAGAAAGAACAAAAAAAAGTTATAACAGAATCAGAAAATGAAAATTTACGTAAAAATATAAAAAGATTAGCTGTTTTAAAAGAAGATGAAAATCGTCAAAAACTTAAAAACCCAGGAGCAACTTATGTTTCTGCATATGCTACAAATGAACGCAAAGATATTTTATCAAAATCAATTAAAGAAACGCAAAAAAAAGTCGAAGAATCTACACAATTACGCGCTGATTGTGCTAAAACATTAGGTTCATATGACGAACGTTTAAAACAATTAGGTATTAAATTATTAGAAACTATTTGTAATAGTAAATATAGCGGTAGTTTAAAAAATGATTGTGAAAAAGTTGGTTTAGGTTTACAATCAAAAGTTTCGGAATCATTATTATATCTTGAAACCGTTAGAGGTATAGATAATTTTAGAAAATTATCACCTGAAAATAAACAAAAACATATTAAAGAAAGTTTATCAAAAAAAGATAATAATAAATTAATTAGAGAAACATTAGAAAAAGAATTAAAAAAATCAAAACCAAGTTTTACACAGGAAAATATAAATGAAATAATAAATGAAATTTTAAGTGAAATGAATAAAAATATTCCTAATATTATAAATAAATTAGATAAATTAGATGATAATGATCTTAATGGTATTATTAAAATTGTAAATATTTTGGATAAAAATCAAAATATAAACTTAGAATTAAAAAAACTATTATTAGATATATTAGTCAAAATTTTTGATTCGCCATGTGAAAAAGTAAATTTAGAATCATTAGACACACAATTTGGCGGTAAATGGGCTGGAAGATTTTTTGAGGGATTATTCGGAGTTGCCTCAGGGGTACTTTTTATTGGTATTCTTGCGTTTGCATCGGCTGCTTCGATGGGAGTAGTTGTACCTATCTTTTTAGTAGCAGCAGGTCTTTATGCTTCAGCTTTGACCGTTCCAATACCAATAAAAATTGGTGAGAAATATCTCGAAAAAAAAGAAAAACAAAAAGCACAACAAAAACCCTAAATGAAAAAATTGATAATATAACTATTTAATAATTAATATGATAAAATATATATCATATTAATAAAATGCAACAAAAAACTAGCTTCCAACTTGTATGTGATTTCAACACTACATTTGATTTTCCAGTATTTACTCCAGAATCAAATCCGCTTGAAACTCAACAAAAAGTAATGCAATATCGATGTGACCTAATCAAAGAAGAAGGAATTGAAGAATTTGGTAAAGCACTCTCTGAAGACAATCGTGTAGAAATGCTTGATGCTGTTGTAGATCATCTTTATGTTCTATATGGTGCATGTCATACACTATTTATGAATCCCGATTATCATATTCGTATCTCTTATTCACCAGATATTTATTATGATTTGAAAGAACACCCAATTGATATTCTTCATAAACATTTTAATGAAAATAAACCAATTGAACGACTACATGATGAAAATATCTATCTTTACAATAATCTAATTGATTCTATGCTAATTAAGAAAGATATTTTCAATACATATTCTCTACTAATGAAACTAATTATTAATACCCATTTTATTGGTTTTCATCTAACTGATAATCTAAAAGGAGCTTTTCAAAACGTTCATGAATCAAATATGTCTAAACTTTGTACTAGTATCATCGAAGCAAATAATACTGTAAATTCATATATTGAAAAATATAATAATAATCTTTCACCATATGATTCTCCATATTATTATCAACTTAAACCGAGTCTTTATGTTGTTAAAAATCGTTCAACAGGTAAAGCACTTAAATCACTTTGTTATATTCCCGCTTCTCTAGAACAATTTCTAAAAGTTGTAGAATAATTTATTTATTGAAATTTTTATTTATTGAAATTTTTATTTATTGAAATTTTTATTTATTGAAATTTTTATTTATTGAAATTTTTATTTATTGAAATTTTTATTTATTGAAATTTTTTCCTGCAAATTCACCAAATAATTCTTCAGCCATCATATCATAAGTTCTTGCCGCATCCTCTTCTGTTAGAAAACCACCTATCTCTTTTTTTATACCATCTTTGCATATAACTGCTGCAAATTTATCTCCTCTTTTTTGTACTCCTTTATATTTATTTTCTGAATTAGAATTTTTTGTTCTATTATATGAATTCTCTTTTGCAGTTATAACTCTCAAATTAGATAATCTATTATCTAATCTATCTCTATTTATATGATCTATTACTAAACCTTTTTCTTGTCTTCCTAATAAAAATCGATGTAAGTTATGATAACGAGCAGTATACGAGTATGGATATCCAGATGCATTTAGATACCAATCGTGTAATAATACTTTATCTATATTTGCAATACTTATAATAAATTGTTTATCTTTACCATGACCCAATAAATTTACTTTAATATATGATGGATTATTATCTAATGTTGTTTCTTGATTAATATCATTAAAAATAGAATGAATTGTATTTTTTGAAATTCCTGGAACTTTGCGAGGCATTCTATAAATATAATAATTAAATAATAATTAAATAATAATTTAATTTTACCTCATTATTCTGAATCATAATTCTGAATCATAATTTTGAATCATAAATAAAATTGAAATTTTAATTTATATGAGAACTAACCATTTATTTATTTATTAAGTATATAATGTCTTCAACTTTAACTTCAACTTTAACTTCAATTTCAACCACAAATATGTGTCGTTTTATTAACAATCCAATTATTAAAGAATTATATGAACGAAATACTAAAATTGTTCAGAATAAAATAGATCAAGTAATTAAATTAGGACCATCTATTAATGATGGACCAGGTGAAGTTTATGGTTATCAACAAGAAATTAATTTTGTTGATAATAATTATTACATTAAACTCGGAATGAGTGTTGATGCTGATAGGCGTGTTTTAAAAGAATGGAAAGGTAAACAGGTTTTTAAAATGTATACCCCTTATAGACGATTAAGTGAAAATTTAACACATCTATTATTAAATTATTGTAGAAAGAAAATTATTATGCCCGATGGAAAAAAATATATTGAATGGTTTCATATTAATAATTATGAGGACCCATTATGTATTATGCATTTGGTTTGCCGTCTTTCTAGTAATTATAATACATTAAATTTGACAAAAGTTTCGGGAGAATTAACTGAAGTAACTGAAGTAACTGAAGTAACTGAAGTAACTGAAGTAACTAAAGTAAGTGGAGTAAAGGAATTAAAAGGATTAACATATAAAAATATTATTCCATATAATAAGAATGCAAAGACTTTAATTACCTCTCCTCCTGTTAAAGAAAATAAAGTAAATAAAGAAAAAGAGAATAAAATTATTGTAATAAACGATGATACTAATGATACGAATGATACAAATAATATCATTAATATTTAATGATATTTTTTAAATTTTTTTATTAAAATAAATTTTATTTCTTAACATTTTTTGGTTTTCTTCCTAGTTTAGTTGTTTCTTTTGTTTTTTTTGTATTTTTAACCGGTGTTGAACGCGGTTTTCTACCAGCTTTTGTTTGTTGTGGTATTTTAGTTATTTCTTGTTTTTCTTGTATTTCTTGTTTTTCTTGTATTTCTTCTTTTTCTTCTTGATCTTCTTGATCTTCTTGATCTTCTTGATTTTCTAAATTTACTTTTTCATCTAATGTAATTTCTTCTTGTTGTATTTTGTCTATTTTTTTATCTTCTTCTACATCTTCTTCTGATTTAAATTCTAAGTTATCTATTTTTTGTTCTACATTTTCTAATTTTTGTTCGATTTTTTCTTCTAATGTGATTTCTTCTTGAGGACTCATAATAATTTCTAACATTTCTTCTACATCTTCTAGATTTTCTTCTTTATTATCATTTATTTCATATATTTGTCCGACTTGATTATTATCTTGTTGTAATAATTCTTGATTAATTTCTATTCTAAAAACATTTGTAACATTTGTAACTTTAACATACATATCTGAAAGCATATCAGATATTAAATCATGATATATATTCGAATTATTTGTTGTATCATTTATAATTACTTGTTCTAATTCATATTTTTCTTTATTTTTAGTTTCTTTATTTTTATCATTTGTATCAATTGTATCATTTGTATTAAATGATTTTAATATATTTTCTAAATTGTCTACGCGATTAAAAATTTCAATTGTATGATTTTTATTTTTAGATTGTGTGTAAATATAAGCTACAATTAATGCTAAAATAATTATACTAAATATAATAATATTTCTCTTATTTAAAATAGTATTTTCATCGCTAAAAATGGGAGCTTTAGTTAAATAATATACGCAAAATCCGTAAGATATAAGCGTATTTTTAAAAAAACTTATTACTTTTTCTCTAAAATATAAATCAGTTATTACAGTTATTTTTTTTACATGTTTTGGTTTTACAATCTTTTTATTATATACTGTATTAAAATCTTGAATTATTTTTAATAAATTTTCTAAATTAATTGTCATATTATTTTTTTTCATATATGATAAAAACGTTTTGTATGTTTCGCCATTAGAGTCATTTAATACCTTAGTTGGACGCAAATCGTATAAAAACATAGTTGACTTATTCATAAGTTCAGATAGATTTAAATTACTAGAATTACTAGAATTATTTAAAGAAGAAAAAATACTCAATGATTTCATAAATAACATTATATATAAAATTATTTATAATATTTTTATTTAAAAAATACTCAATTAATTAACCAAAAGTTATTTATTTAACCAAAAGTTATTATTTAACCAAAAGTTAAATATTCACCTAAAGCAGACCATACTCCTCCAATTCTATATAGAGTAAATCTTTCTATTTCTCTTTTATTTGCACCAGGTGAAGGTGTTGTATTATTTTGCCAATTAATAGTTACACCTGTACCAGCTATTTGTAATACATTTGCATAAAATGGAGATACGCCTTGAACTAGTACTAATGTTACTATATAACTTTTATTATCAGTTGTTGGTAAATTTGTTATATTACATGTAAAATTTGCACTTATAGAAGTATGATAAAATATATCACCAGTAGTCCAATCATGTGTAACTGTACCCGTAGCTGTTGTTTTAGTTGTAAGATTAACCACTTCTTGTTTTCTAGTAAATGTACTATTTGATGTAATTGCATTACCACTAATATCACCAGTACATAATTTAATCCATCCATTTGTTGGATCACCAAACCAAAATTCATTTGAAGCAGGATAAAAAGTATTTTCATTAAAAGCGAACTTAATCATACCAGTATTACTTGTTGTTAATTTTGTATTCACCCCAATACCTATTGTATTTGATATATTAGAAGTATTAGAAATACCAGCTCCATAACCAACACCGATATTATAAGTACCTGTACCAATACCATTAAGAGCATACGTACCACAAGCTACATTAGATATACCACTACTTATATTAGATAATGAATAAAAACCAATTGCAGTATTTGCTTGACCCGAACTATTAAATTGCATAGAAGATTGACCTATATTAGTATTATTTGAACCAGTTGTACCTGAATTATAACCAATACCTGTATTAGATGTAGTTACATTATAATATGGTGTACTACCTCCTCCTACCGCTACACCATTCTGATAAATTGTACCTGTTACATTTACATTACCACATACATCTAAATATCCCCCATTTAATACATGAATTCTATTTGCACTCAAATCATTCGTTATGATCATATTTCTCCCTGTATAATTTACACCACTTATATCATTCGCTCTAATTCTGTTAGCACTTATATCTCCAATAAGTCTTAAATTATTTGCACTTATGTCACCTGTTACAAAAATATTCTTTGCGGTGTAATAAACACCGCTTATGTCGTTTGCAATAATTCTGTTTGCACTTATATCTCCAATAAGTCTTAAATTATTTGCACTTATGTCACCTGTTACAAAAATATTCTTTGCGGTGTAATAAACACCGCTTATGTCGTTAGCTATAATACGATTTGCACTAATGTCTCCAATAAGTCTTAAATTATTACCACTTATGTCGCCCGTTATATTAAGATTTTTTCCAGTAAAGTAAACACCGCTTATGTCGTTAGCTATAATACGATTTGCACTAATGTCTCCAATAAGTCTTAAATTATTTGCACTTATGTCACCTGTTATATTAAGATTTTTTCCAGTAAAGTAAACACCGCTTATGTCGTTAGCTATAATACGATTTGCACTAATGTCTCCAATAAGTCTTAAATTATTACCACTTATGTCGCCCGTTATATTAAGATTTTTTCCAGTAAAGTAAACACCGCTTATGTCGTTAGCTATAATACGATTTGCGCTTATATCTCCAATAAGTCTTAAATTATTAGCACTTATGTCACCTGTTACAAAAATATTCTTTGCAGTGTAATTTACACCGCTTATGTCATTAGCTATAATATTATTTGCACTTAGATCATTAATTCTTATATTATTTGCACTTATGTCACCACTTACAAAAATATTCTTTGCAGTGTAATTTACACCGCTTATGTCATTTGCTATAATTCGATTTGCACTTAGATCATTAATTCTTATATTATTTGCACTTATGTCACCTGTTACAAAAATATTCTTTGCAGTGTAATTTACACCACTTATGTCATTAGCTATAATATTATTTGCACTTAGATCATTAATTCTTATATTATTTGCACTTATGTCACCTGTTACAAAAATATTCTTTGCAGTGTAATTTACACCACTTATGTCGTTAGCTATAATACGATTTGCGCTTATATCTCCAATAAGTCTTAAATTATTAGCACTTATGTCACCTGTTATATTAATATTCTTTGCAGTGTAATTTACACCACTTATGTCATTCGCTATAATGTTATTTGCACTGAGATCATTTATTCTTATATTATTTGCACTTATGTCACCACTTACATAGATATTCTTTGCAGTGTAATTTACACCACTTATGTCATTTGCTATAATACGATTTGCACTTATATCTCCAATAAGTCTTAAATTGTTTGCACTTATGTCACCTGTTACAAAAATATTCTTTGCAGTGTAATTTACACCGCTTATGTCATTCGCTATAATATTATTTGCACTTATATCTCCAATAAGTCTTAAATTGTTTGCACTTATGTCACCACTTACAAAAATATTCTTTGCAGTATAATTTACACCACTTATGTCGTTAGCTATAATTCTATTTGCACTTATATCTCCAATAAGTCTTAAATTGTTTGCACTTATGTCACCTGTTACAAAAATATTCTTTGCAGTGTAATTTACACCGCTTATGTCGTTAGCTATAATACGATTTGCACTTATATCTCCAATAAGTCTTAAATTATTTGCACTTATATCACCTGTTACAAAAATATTCTTTGCAGTGTAATTTACACCACTTATGTCATTAGCTATAATACGATTTGCACTTATATCATTAATTATTATATTATTTACAGTTATGTCTCCTGTCACAATCATATTCTTTGCAGTGTAATTTACACCACTTATGTCATTTGTAATAATATTATTTGCACTGAGATCATTTATTCTTATATTATTTGCACTTATGTCTCCTGTTACAAAAATATTCTTTGCAGTGTAATTTACACCACTAATATCCGATAAAGCTGTAATATTATTACCACAAATATCTCCTTTTGCGCTAATATAACCAGATATATCTAAACTAGTAAAACTTAAACTACCAATATTAAAATTAGGCGCATATAGTATTCCATTTACAGTAATATCTCCCGATACATCTAAATTATTTCTTACATATATATGATTTGAAGATAGATCATTTGTAACATTAATATTTCTAGCAGTATAATTTACACCAGATATATCTTTGGATATTAAACTATTTGTAACATTAATATTGTTAGCAGTATAATTTACACCAGATATATCATTAGATATTAAACTATCAGATATTAAACTATCAGATGTTAAACTATTCGTCACATTAATATTTTTAGCAGTATAATTTACACCACTAATATCAGTTAAAGATGTTATTTTATTTGCACTTAAATCACTTAATACAGTTGCATTTGTTGCTTGTAAATTTAAAGTTGTTAATAAATTAGATACATTAAAATTAACCCCAGAAATGTCTTGAGATAAAGTAATACTTGTACCACTAATATCACCCGCTACAATATTAAGTAAACCTGTATTTGGTGCACCAAACCATATTTCATTTGTTTTTGGATATGATGTATTTTCTGTAGGATCAAATTTTATCATACCAGAATTATTATTAATTAATTTAATGCCATTACCAATAGCAATTGAGTTTTGAATAGAAGTTGTAGAATTTTGAGAAGCATTTTTACCAATTGCAATATTATTTATACCATCGTCTAAAGTTTGTAAAGCATTTGAACCAATACCAATATTATAAAATGCAGATGTGCCAGAATTTAAAACATTCTCTCCAATACCAATATTATAACTAGCTGTATCTGATACAGGTAATACATTTAATCCAATAGCTACGTTATTTTCACCAGTTAATAAAGTTGTCATCATATTTGTACCTATACCGATATTATTTTCTCCCGATGTTATATTTGCTAAAATATCAATACCCATACCTATATTTTGACTACCTGATACAGGAGTAGGTAATACATTTTCACCAATTTTTAAATTTGTTAAATTATCGTAATCTATTATTGCCAAATTAGGTAAATTTATTTGCCCACCTACTGTTAGATTATTTGTTGTTGTAACATTCGCACAAGTTAAATCATTTTTCAAATATAAATAATCTGTATAAACATTTGTACCTGATATATCTCCTAAAACTCTAATATTGTTACCGGAAATATCACCATTTACATTTAATCCATTTGCTACATTTATATTGATAGCTTCGTAATTTACACCACTAATATCACCATTTGCAATAATATTATATCCACTAATATCTCCAACTGCTGTAATATTTTTTGTAGTAAAATTACCACCACTAACATCTTGTAATATTACAAGTCTACTTGTTTGTGTTTTATCATTAACAAGTAAATTCTGTGTAGTAATAAAATTTCCACTAATATCACCTCCAGATGAGGCGATAACTACTCCATTTGCTACAATTGTACCGGTAACATTAATAGTGCCACTTACATCAACTGATCCTGTTCTTAATTTATACCACTCTTCTTCATCACCTATCCAAAATTCTCCTGTTTTTGGAAAAGAAATATTTTGTATAGTATTAGATCTTATTATACCAGAATTTGAATTTATCAATTTAATATTTGTACCAAGTGCTACGGTATTAGAAATTATACCACTTACATCAATATTCGATCCAATTGTTGTATTATATGAACCATTATTATTATATAATGATTTATAACCGACTGCTGTATTATCGCTACCAATAATGTTTGCAGCAATAGTTGAAACACCTACACCTGTATTACGTGAACCGGTTAGATTATTTTCTAATGTCAATGTTCCTATACCTGTATTATTACTACTTGTAGTACTATTTAATAATGCAGATTTGCCAATAGAAGTATTATTACTACCTGTACTATTATTTGTTAATGACGACGAACCGACTGCAACATTATTTACACCAGTAGTATTACTAGTTAATGCAATCTTACCAACTGCAGTGTTATCATTACCAGATGTATTTGCAAATAAGGTTAAATAACCTACAGCGGTATTATTTATACCATATAAATTATTATACATACTTTGATAACCGATAGCTACTGTTTCTGAAATATTTTTACAATTATATAAAGTTTGATAACCAATAGCAGAATTGTAATTACCGGTAGTATTATTAAATAATGATTCGGTACCTATAGCAATATTTTTATTACCCGTAGTATCAGCAAATAATGCATTTGTACCAATTGCAATATTATCATCTATATTTATTCCTGTAAATAATGCATTTGTACCAATTGCAATATTATTTTTAGTTGTTGCTAAATCATTTGCATTATACAAAGTATATGAACCCAAACCAATATTATTTGATGAATTTGTAGTATCAACAGTATTTTGTAATGCTTCTAAACCAAGTTTTATATTATCATTTGTCTTAAATTCTAAATTTACTAATTTTAACTGTGCAAAATTATCAATACCTGTACTTAATAATGACACACTTTGCATATAAGCTTGTAATAATGGATTTAAGGGTGTCAACCCGCTTTCAGGATTAATTACACTCATATATATAAAAACATTATATAATTAATTTAATATTATAAACTTAATTATAATTATAATATATTATGAATCAATCTATTAATCAACTATCAGATATTCAAAAAGAAATAATTAACACTTTTAATGTAGAATATGAAGAGAATAAAATATCTGTTATTGATTCAATTAAATTTTTTGAGGATTTTTTAAATGAAAATAAATTATTAACTATTATGAAAAAACATTATGATAATGAATTATTGAGTAAAAATTTATCTGAAATAGACAAATATATTATTAATAAAATGTTAAATCCATTATATAAAAATTATATGTATCTTAGTCAAACATTTTTTGAAAATCTATCATTACAATTATATTTTATATTAAATAACCCCTTACTATTTGATTCATATCAATTTAAAAATATACATAAAAATCTTATATTAGTACGCAAAATTCCAGGATTAATTAAAGCTTGTTTAACATATGTATGGAATAATGATTCTTTAAGACATTTTTATAATGAATTTATATTTGATAGATGGTTAAAATCTTTTAATTATGAAAAATTAACATATGATAAATTCATAAATATAACTACAGAAAAAGTAAACTCCAGAGAAATATATCAATTATATTCTGATATTTGGTCTGTATTTGAAGAAAATAATTCTGAATTAAAATTAATTATTAATGATTTTAATTTAAAATATAAAGGATTTAGTAATATCCCAGGCTGTTATAAATTATCAAAAGATTTATATGCATATTTTGCTGAAATGAATATTGGATTACCAATAGGGAATCAAATTAGTTTTTATCAAGTATTACAATGGGGTATTGAAGAATTTGATAAAATCAAAAAATTAATGAAAGATACAATAGATGAATTAGAACCAGAACTTGAAGAATTATCATTATATGAATCTATAAAAACTATCCAAAATATGGATAAATATAAATTTCGTTCTAGAGAACATTATATTGAAGATCACAAAATTAATATTAAAAAATATAGAGATTATTTTGTAAATGAAAAGAAACTACCCTTATTAAAAGAACCAATATTCATTGATTTTAATGAAGAAAAGATGGGAGGAGGATATTGGTATTTAGATACTTTTTATTTAAATACTTCTGACTGGGATTCAGTTACTACATTTGAAACAATACCCTTAGTTTTACATGAAACAATACCAGGTCATCATTTACAATTAAGTTATCAATTACATTCTGGTTTAAATAATAGTTTATCCACATGGTTTAATATTCATAATAATGGATATGCAGAAGGCTGGGCTTTATTTTCTGAAAAATTAGTATATGATTTTGATAATTTTAAATATTTAGGAATATTAATAAATGAAATGTTAAGAACTTTAAGAATTATTGCTGATATATCTATTCATTATTATGGTATTGAACCATATGAAATAATAGATTTTTTTAAAAAATATTTACCTTTACATGAAAAATCTATTGAATCTGAAGTTTACAGATATGTTTCTTTACCAGGTCAAGCATTATGTTATAAAGTTGGTAATGAAATGATAAAACGATTATTTATGAAAAAATTTAATAGAAAAAATAAATTATTAGATGATGATGCAATTCAATTATACAAAGAATTAATTGTAAACAAAACAATCCCTTTAGAGTTATTTTGTAAAAAATACGGAATTGACTTTAATTTTAATTTTAATTAATTTTAATTAAATATTAAAAAAATTGATATTTAATTATTAAATCATTTAAACTAAATCATATATTTAATAATATTAAATATGACTCATTCTTCTGACAAATCCAGTAAAAAATCCTCAAAAAATAAAGATAAAGATGAACTTGTTGAAGAACAAGTAGAAGAAGTAGTTAAAGAAAAGAAAAAGAAAGATAAGAAAAAGAAACATAAAGAAGTTATTGAGGAAGAACATAATGATTCAGATGAAGTAGAACAAAAACAAGATGAAATTAATGAAGAAGACGAGGAAGAAGTAAAACATAAATCTAAAAAAGATAAGAAAAAGAAACATCGTAAAGAAGAATCAGAGCCAGAAGAAGATTCCGATGAAGAAGATCTTGAAAAACAAAAAGTAAAAATGCTTAAAAATCTCAAATATGATTTTGCTTCATATGAAATAAAATATATTTATGAAACATATCTAAAACATGATGGTGAAATTAATCTCAGTCCTTCGTATCAACGCGAATTTGCTTGGAATAATGATAAACAAGATCTTTTTATTGATTCTGTTATGAATAATTATATTATTCCCCCAATTATTCTAATTAAACTTAATGATAAAAAAGGTTTTCGGTATGAATGTATGGACGGTCAACATCGTTTAACAGTTCTTAAACATTATATTGAAAGTCGCCCTATTAATCCAGATGACCCTTATTATATTCATTTTAGCAAAACAGAAGAAGGAAAGAAAATGAATATCTTTTATGAAAAGAAAAAACGTCTAGAGTCTATCAAAGATAAACGTTATATGACTGAAAATGAGAAAAATATATTCAATGACAAAAAAATTATTATTATTAAAATTAGTAATTATGATCCACGTCTTTCTGATCTATTCAGTTCAGTTAAGAATGAAATGTTTCTCCGTCTTCAAAAAGGTGAACGCGCAGGAGGTACAGATATAGTACGTAATTGTAACCATCCCCTTATTGAAGAACTTAAGAAACGTGGATTAATTTCATTTAAAACATACGAACAAGAAGATGATGAAACTGATGAAAATCAAAATAATGAAAATGAGAATGAGAATGAAGGTGGCGAAGAAGGAGAAGAAGGAGAAGAAGATAAAACAGAAGAACAAACTACTAAAGAACCCAAAAATTATTTTACAAAAATTAAAGATATAATGGAGGTTAAAACAAAAAAAGTTTCACAAAAATTAACAAGCTTTCTTTTCTTTGTATTAAAAGGTGTACTTGTTTCAAAATTATCATCACTTGAAATTGGTTCTATTACTGATGCAAAAATTCGGGATGATATTCTTAATTCAAAAACTATGCGTTTTACATTAAAAGCAGGTCAAGATTGGAATAATTATATTAATAAATTAAATGATTTTCTCGGTGATATTAGTAAACATATTGAAACAAAAGTATCACAATATCTATTAATCCTTCTATTTTACAATTATATAACTAATGATGAAATTTATAATAAATGTATTGAAAATTTAGAAGATCTTCAAAATAAATTTAATAATGATTACTTTAAAATTCTTTTCTCTGTAAAAGAAGGTAATAAAGTTAAAAATCTTTTCGAAGGAACACGTTTAAATGTCGCTCAAACTGCTCTTAAAACAATTATTAAAGCAAATTAAAAGCTAATTAAAAACTAATTTTATTTATTAAAAAATTATTTTAATATTAATTTTATTAAAATAATAAATTATGATGAAACTACTTCAGTAAGTTCTGTAACTTCTGTTTGTGTTGTTTCAGTTACTGCTTCTGTTGTTTCTTCAGCAACTGGTTCTGGAACAGGTTCTGGTTCACGGAGGCCAAAAATAACTTCTACCTCGGCTTCTGATTGAACGAATTCTTTACCGTTGCGAACACGGCGTTGTTTTGAAAGGGCGAGAATATACGAATGATATTTAGTAAAATCAATTTGATAGCCTTCAAATTGAGCTGACGGATAAACCCGGAATTTAATATTGGCAAGGGGTACATGATGTTCGTACATGGTAATTGATTTTGCTTCAGTACGGGAAGAAGCGACTGAAGCCCATACTGGGACAACTGATTTTGATTTATTTACATAAAAATCTTTATGACGGGCACCATCATAAAATGTAAGTGATTTATCATTATTTACAAACCATTCATTGCATACAATTAGACTCATTATAAGTTATTAATTATTTATTAATAGCATATATTTAAGTATATATATTACTTTTAGTGTATATAAAAAAAATTGAATTTATATTTGGCTTATTATATTAAATAATAAGTAATATTAATTTTTAAAATGGCCAATACATTTAATCCTAATACTATGATGATGACTAATCACATTATGTCGCACTTTAAAATGCATTCAAATTCTTCATTTACTGAGTCCCTTTTTGATGCAGAGTTTATTAATCAAACTCTAATGATGTTTATTCAGATTTTTGCAATCTCTATCTTTACTGGTTTGAATACATATTTTACAACGGGAATTAGTACTATATTCAATACCTTACAAAGAATTTTTGATAGATATATTTTTAAAATTCTTTTCACTCCATTTATCACATTATATAAATTTTTCGTAAATCGAGTAATTCTTCGTATTAAACCAAAACATAAAATTACTGCGAATATTAGTTTGATTACGAGTTCTCTCCGACGTAATCCAGAACTTTTTGAAACAATTCAATGGTTTCTTACTAGTGATTTCTGTGAACGTACTACGGCCCCAAATCAATTTAACTCAAATTTAAAAGAAATCTATTATATGCAAAATAATAAGTCTCTTTACTCTTTTGATTTTTATAATACAGATAAAATTAATTTTAATGTAGGTCCGGTAACTGGTACAGAAATGATTATTAAATTTAAGAATCACGATATTTTCGTATATTGTACTAAGGATAAAATCGAAATTAATGCTGATCTTGAAGCATCAAAACGCGATAATATTACTTATTGTCTCGAAACTTATGTCGAAGATATTAAAAGTAATATTTTTGAAGAATTTTGTGAACATGCTGTCCGCACTTACAATAAATACCGGGTTGCATGGCATCAACTGATTTATCATAATACTGGAAATAATTGGGAAGAACCTCAACAAATTAATTCACCAAATAATATTGATAATATTATTCTTCGTGAAGATATGAAAAGTAATTTTTTAAATGTTATGAATTTCTTTGTTAATAATCGCGATTATTATGTAGAACATGGGCAACGTTATAAGAAGATTATTCTTTTTATGGGTCATCCTGGTACTGGTAAAACAACACTTGCTACTGCTTTTGCTAAAAAATATAAGAAACATATTTATTCTCTTGATTTTGATAACCTTCAACGAGAAGGGGACCTTAAGAATTTAATCGATCAAATTCCAACAGAAAAAGCAATTCTTATGATTGATGACATCGATCATTATTTTAGTAACGAGAATGTTGATAAAGATGAAGTTCGTAATACTGATACTAAAAGTAGTAGTACTAAAAGTAAAAGTAGTGAAAATGATAGTGAAAATGATAATGATAGTAGCGATCACAATGCATTTGAAGAAAGCCCTAATCTTTTTCGTAATAAAAAAAAGTCAAAGCGTACATCTGTAGATTCACCAAAGAAAAAGTTTCGTCCTACAATTCATGAGCTACTTTCGTTTTTTGATGGTGTTAATACCAAAGACGGATTAATTGTTATTATGTGCGCGAATGACCCCAGTAAAATTTTCAAAACAAATAACGTCCAAGATTTAGCTTTACTTCGGGATCAACGGATTAATATTATCTGTGAATTTAAATTATGTAATCGAATTATGATTTATAATTTATACAAGAGTATTTTTAATAAAAATCCTAATCAAAAATTAATTGATGATATTGAAGAAGATTATTATGCTCCTTGTACTATTTCGAAACAGTTTGTAACATTTTTTGAAAAGAATAGTGGTTTAGTTGATGATAAAGATGAAGAATTAGATAATTTACTTGAAGATCTTGTTTTTAAACGAATTCAAACAAATCGCGAACTTATTATGAATTATTCTCAAAGTTATAATGAAGCGAATAAAAGTTTAATTTAAGAATAAACAAAAATTTATTTAGAATGGTTTATTATATGTTTTAATAAAATAATTTTTTCCAAATTTATCAATAAACATATTTAAATCATCTTTATCTAAGGTAATATCAAGACATTTAATAGCTAATATTTTATTTAATTTCATACGGATATCCATAATACGCGAAGCACAAATTAATTTATATTTGCTCTCAATACTAATATCAAATCTTTTAGAGTAATCAATAGAATGTTTCCATGGTTTATCAGTACAAAGTTCAACTATATTACCGTGTGGTAGAATTAATTTAGTTATGTAGAATACATATATTAGTTCTTCATTCTTTGTTTTGGAAAATACATGGCATTCCATTTCTCCATTTTCACCATTATAGTTTAGAGGAAACATTATTTTTTTATTAAAATTAGTATGATGTAAAGTACTTAATTTTGTTTTTATTTCAAATGCATAAATTTCATTATATTTTGAAAAAATAGAAATTTTTGGTAAGGTATTTTGAAAATAATTTGTTTTATCAGGAGTACAATACATTAAAGTTGGTATTAAAGTAATTTTTATATAATCTGTAATTCTTGTTGATGATGGAAGATATAAATTTAAACTAGATAGGTCTATTCCTACTAATAATGATTTATCGTTCAATCCATGTAAACTTTCATTTGAACGATGTATAAATACAGGTTTTAAAGTTTGTTGTCTAATATAAAGTATATAATTAGATTTAACAAATTCTTTATATTTTTTATTTCCTTTTAATATATCTTTAAATTTAAGTATAAATTCAGGGTCTTGTATATTATGTATTAAATCTTCACCATTTACAGTAACAGAATTTATACCTTTATTGTTAAAAGTTATATTAAATACATAATAATTATTACCAGATTCATTAAAATTATTTAAATTATAAATATCGGGTGTATCGTGAATATTATCAAGAGTATCTATGAAGTAGTCCATATTTTGTTAATTGTAAAGTATATTAAATAAATTAGCTTAAATTATATTCAATTTTTAGTGAACCGTAAAGTGCCTAATTTAAGGACCCCTTAAATTAAACACTTTTCGCTAGCGTGAGTGCCCAAAATCTTAAGATTGGCACTACACGGAATACTATTTTTAAATCTCATACGAACAGAGTTTTTAGATTTTCATAATATATGTTAAGACATAATATGGTGGCTGTATACCAAACCCCCAATTGTCACCGGTTTCCCAAGTATTTAGACTATATGGTCCACCAGTTACACTTGCTGATCCATTATCAAAAACTGGTCTACCATTAGATTCCTTAGTGCCATTACCAACATCCATATCAAAAAATCCTTTACTATCATCATTACTGGATGATGCAAGCCTATAAATATGATAATGTTTTGCAAGTTCTTTCACACTCTGTTGTCTATAATCCGTACCACCAAAATCTCCAAATTTATGTTCTGTCATTTTTCCAAATTTATCAGTTTCCCCCGTATCTCTATTCCAAACATTAAGAGGGTGATCATGTGCTTTAGTTATTTTTATAGGCAAATTATCGCCATTTATATCAGTACCCGTGGTTGCATAAGATGATCTAATAAATCTTCCTTTGAGATCTGGTGTTTGTAGACCATTTGCATCAACTACTGCAACTCCTGAACTATTTAATTTATATTTTTGACCATCACATACAGCCCATCCATTTGGTGCGGTAGCACTATTAAATGCAATAATAGACCCTGGTGGTATTACATTAAATGTACCTGTTACATTTAAATTATTAAAATTTGCAGTACCTGATGCATCTGCATAAACTTTGGAAATATTAAAGACAGCTTCGGTACCTGTTAAATGTTCTTTATTGTTATTCCATATAAAAAATAAAATTACTATTAGTAAAATAGCAATAATTATATGTTCATTTTTCATTTTTATAATATTATAAATGAAAAATTTTATTTAAATTGTATAATTCTAATACCGTAAAAAGATTATTTTTACATATGTGTCTTTAATTAAGAATGGATCAAAAGTTGTTAGAATCTATTGAAAGCGAATTATAAACAAATTAATCATTTTCTCTTCATGATCCATCACTAACTGTTATTACCTTTAAATTACCGTCATTGCCTAGTTCCGTTTTAGCACTAGACGATTCTAGTCTATATCCTTTACTAGTATTGTGTAGTTTTTTTACTAGCCCAAATAACTTTATTATCACTAGTTTGGGTTATAACCATATTACCGTCGTCTTGTAGTGATAGTACATATTTTCTTTGTGTACTAAAAGCATCAAATCCTTGATTCAATTTTACAAAACCATCCATATATGTATCACCTCTAATATAATTTTTTCCATCGGCAAATGGAAAATGTGTCCAATTATTACCTGGGTTGGTACCGCCTTTAAAATTAGCAGAATTAGTAAATTCAGTAACACCATCAATAAGTGTATGACCTCTAATATAATTTTTACCATCGCTATTTGGAAATTGTGTTTTCAAATTATTTGGGTTGTTGTTGGAAGCGCCTCTAAAATTTGCAAAACCATATACATCTAGATTACCACCAGATATATCAATACCAGATATATCTACACCAGTAATTTTATTAAATCTAGCAATACCAGATACATCAAGATTACCAGTAGTTCTAATATTATTAAAATTTGCAGTACTAGTTGCATCTGCATAAATCTTAGCAATATTATTTACAGCTTCATTTGATGCTAATAAATGTTCTTTTTTCTTAGTATGTAAAAAGAATATTATTATAATTAAAATAATACTGATTATATAGATTGTTTTCATATAATATAATATAATATTATAAATGAAATAAAATTTATTTTATTTAAATTGTATAATTCAACTACTCATAAAAAGATTATGCTAGCATTAGTGTCAAAAAACGTAAGACACTTTACGGTATCTTAAGTTTGGCACTCTACGGAATAAGTTACTCGATTACTTACTATCCCAAATAACCCTATTATCACTCAGTCGGGTTATAACTAAATTACCATCGTCTTGCATTACTAGTCTATATTTTCCACCGTCGCTTAAAATTCCATTTTCCATTATTACAGGACCCTTTGTTCTTACAGTACCATCCATAATTGTAGTACCTCTAATATAATTATTACCATCGGCAAATGGAAAATGTGTCCAGTTATTACCTGGGTTAATACCGCCTTTAAAATCAGCACCATTACTAAATTGAGCCCTACCAATAAAATTAGCAAAACCAGATACAATAGCATTACCAGATACATCAAGATTACCACCAGATATATCTACGCCAGCAATTTTATTAAATCTAGCAACACCAGATACATCAAGATTACCGGTTACACTAGCATTACCAGTAGTTTTAATATTATTAAAAGCAACAGTACCTGATACATCTGCATAAATCTTAGCAATATTATTTACAGCTTCATTTGATGCTAATAAATGTTCTTTTTTCTTAGTATGTAAAAAGAATATTATTATAATTAAAATAATACTGATTATATAGATTGTTTTCATTTATATATTATTATAAATGAAAAATTTATTTTATTTATAATCATATTAAAAACATATTTTTGAAAAAGTTTTTAATAGAATGAATTAGGAAAGATTTTAAATAGAATGAATTAGAAAAGATTTTAAATTAAGTTATTTAGTTGTTTATTATTATTAAGAAGAAGACCAAACTTTTTCAGTACCATTAAATATGTATAATTTAGCGTCATTGCCTAGATGTAGACTTTTTGATCCATCTGGGCTACGAGCATAAAATCCTCTACCCAGTGATACAGGTGCATTTACTACTAAAGGACCATTTAATATTGAACCACCATCTATTTGAGTAGTACCTCTAATATAATTTTTACCATCGCTATTTGGAAAATGTGTTTTCATATTAGTTGGGTTGTCTGTGGAAGCACCTCTAAAATTTGCAAAACCAAATACCTCTAGATTACCAGATACATCAACATAACCATCAGCTTTATCTAGAGCAGTAAATTTATTAAATCTAGCAATACCAGATACATCAAGATTACCACCAGATACATCAACACCAGTTATTTTATTAAAATTTGCATTACCAGTAGTTCTAATATTATTAAAATTTACAGTACCAGTTGCATCTGCATAAACTTTAGCAATGTTAAAGACAGCTTCATTACCTGTCAAATGTTCTTTATTGTTATTCCATATGAAAAATAAAATTACTATTACTAAAATAGCAATTATTATATATTCATTTTTCATTTATATAATATTATAAATGAAAATTTTTATTTAAATTGTATAATTTAATGAACACAATTTTTAATTCTCATATGAGCAAGATTTTTAGAATAATTTTAGAATAAGATTAAAGTTGATCTTAATTATATACAGTTGTAAATATTTTAGAATAAATTTTGAAGATATATTTAGAGTAAACTTTAGAGTAAACTTTAATGAACACAATATTTAATTCTCATATGAGTAGAATTTTTAGAATATTTTTAGAATAAACTTTCAAGATATATTTAGAGTAAATTTTAGAGTAAACTTTAGAGTAAACTTTAATGAACACAATTTTTAATTCTCATATGAGTAGAATTTTTAGAATATTTTTAGAATAAACTTTGAAGATATATTTAGAGTAAACTTTAGAGTAAACTTTAGAGCAAAACTTTAATGAACACAATTTTAATTCTCATATGATCAAGATTTTAGAATAAATTATAAGAAAATTATAAGAAAAATATAAAAGTAATAATAGTTACTAAAATAATAGTAAATAAAATATAAATAAAATAGTCAAAGTCAAGAGGATACGAGTTCCCTAGCAGGTATAAGAGGTGACAACATGACCACTACAACTCTTGTGTAAAAAAATTTCGAAAAACTTATTTTTTCAAAAATTCTCAAAAAATGCCTTCAAAATTTCAACTAAAATTAAGTTATATATATACTTTTCAAAAAATACAAATTTTGAAAAATTTCAATTTTGAAAATTTTTTTTCGCGAAAATTTCAGAAATGTCAAATTGTTGTTGATTCTATTACTTTTCAGAAAAATAAAAAAACGAAAAATGATAGAGTAAACAAAATTATACTTTTACGAAAAATATTTTTCGGGCAAAAAAACGAGAAAAAAAAACGAAAAAAACGAAAAAAAACCCAAAAAAACGTCAAAAAAGTATAAGATATAACAACATTTTTTACGACGAAAAAAACGAAAAAAAAACGAAAAACCCAAAATAAAAAAACGAAAAAAACGAAAAAGTATATAATAAAATCGAAAAAAAGTATAATAATAAACAACATTTTTGTAAATAAAAAAAACGAAAATAATTTAAAATAATTAATATATATACATATTATATATGGTAGCATATGAATGTAATAAATGCCAGTTTGTATCTGATAAAAAAACGGACTATATGAGACACTTGAAAACAAAAAAACACAAACTCAATATATTAGAAAATATAGAAGAAAATGATATTAGTGGTAATATCATAAATAAAATAGATAATATTGCAAAACAAAATGATAATTTATGTAAACAGAACGAACATTTATCAAAACAAAACGAAGAATTAAGAAAGAAAATAGAACAATTGGAACAAATAAATAATCAAAATACAAATAAAATTGTTAAAGAAGCAAGAGCAATCAAAAAATCAATATTGTCAATTCTTAATACTAATTTTAAAGATACTCCTTCAATTGATTATATAGAAGAAGATGATTTTAAAAGAGAATTAGAACGAGAATATAAGAGAAAACTAGATGATCCAGATTATGGATTAATAATGAGAATATTTAGTGATTATGAAAACAAAAAATTAATTCAAACCCTATCTAGTTTAATTTTAAAATTTATTAAAAAAGAAGACCAGCAAATACAACCAGTATTTAATATAGATTCGGCAAGAGGAAATTATGCTACTAAAATAGAAAATATTTGGCTCAATGATAAAAGCGGTTTACAATTAAAAAAATATACTTTAGATATGGTAATAAAACACTTACTCGACGTTATGAATATATTCGGTCAACATTTAGAAAAATTAATAAAACAAAAAAATAAATCACCAGAGCATATGGATTATATAATGAAATATCAAACTTTATTTTTAGAAGTTAGAGCATATTTAACTAATATTAATACTCATAAAAAAGTAATATTGTTTATGTGTCCTGAACTTAGATTAGATCAAAAATTACTAGATACAATAGCAAGTTAAAAGCAAGTTAAAAGTAAGTAAAAAAAATGAAAAATCGTATTGTTTGATAATTAATAATATAATATTATATATCATATTATTATGTTCTCTGCTAAAGCGAATACTTCTTCTCGGTTATCAATTAATCGTCCTAATCGTCCTAAACTACCTCTTATTGTACTTCCTATCCGGGCTACTCATAAAGCCCCTATTAGTAGCCCAAGTATTACTCCTGAATTTGGAGTGCCGAGTATAATTGTACCTGGTTTATATTTATCGGGTATTGATTGCATGAATGAAAAAATTTTGGATAAATACAATATTAAACATGTAATTAGTGTTATGAATAATGCTCCAAAACTGAGTGATAAATATACACAATATTGTGTTCCAATTGATGACAATTTTAGTGCAGTCATTCGGCCATATTTTGAGAAAACCCATGAAATTATAAATGAAGCTCTATCCAATGGTGAAAATATTTTGATTCATTGTCATGCTGGAATTTCACGGAGTGCTACAATTACAATTTCTTACATTATGAAAAATAAAACAATGACAAGTAAAGACGCATATAACTTTGTACGCAATCAGCGTAATATTATTGAACCAAATTTTATATTTTGTTATTCTTTAGAAAATTATGGAAAGGAATTACAGCAATAAATTACAGCAATAAATTACAGCAATAAATTAAGATTTAAATTCTTTGAAAATTTTTATTTATAAAAATTCATTTAAAATTGTATATAACTGTGGAAAACATATAGGCATACGATGTTCTACATGAGTGCAATTTGTTTTTCTAATATGTAAACGATTTTCTTGATTTAATTTTTTTAATCCAATCCAATCTTCTTTATATAATTCTTGCTCGAATAAATCAATAGAATTTAATTTTGAATTAAAAGTAGCAAATATACCACTATCAGGTGGTTTAATAATTTCATCTTCTGGAGAATAAACCATTACAAAATTATTAATTTTATCCATATTTTTTTTATATGTATCATTTTTATGAAGTTTTTCATTATTTACATCAGCGAGAAATGCTGAATGAGTTAAGTATAAAATCATTTCATTTGGATTACGCCAATAATTAGAAAAACTAACAGATTTTTGCATTTTCTTAGTATAAAAATTAATGAATCCTAAACTTTTATCGTATACCCCGCCGTGTGGAGAGACTAGGGTAATCAAGTTTTCTATTTTATAATCAGGTCTATCGTTATAAAGTTGAACGTAACCTCTTCCAATAATTCCACCTTGTGAAATACCAATAAAATCAAAACCATTTTTTAATTCAGAATATTCATGTAAAGTTAATTTAAATTCTTCTATTTGTGTATATATTGGCGTACTTGTACTATAATCTTTTCCGTCACCTAATTCTAAATTAAAAACAGGTCGACTCCACGTTATCTCAATCCATTTTTTTAATTCATTAAGATTTTCAGCTGTACTTTCAATACCGTGTAAAAGTACAATTGGTTTAGTAATTGAATTTATTGAATAAGTAAATATATTATTAAATATAGCAGAAAACAATAATATAAAAAGTAACATATATGATTATTATATTAATATTTTATAATCTTTAATTATTTAATTAATAAAAAAATAATATATTGTAATCATTATAATTATAATTATGAGTGTAAATATGAGTCTAAATAAGATATGCTATAAGATTGTTGTTATTGGAGATATTACTACTGGAAAGACAAGTTTTATTAATAAATATGTTAATAATTATTTTCGTCAAGGATATAAGACAACTATTGGCACAGATTTATATACTAAAGATTTGTATTGCGATAATCAGAAAATAAATTTACAAATATGGGATACTGCTGGTTCGGAACGTTTTCATAGTATGACAAGTTCTTTTTATAGAGGTACCGATGCATGTATATTATTATTTGATTTACATAATCCTAAAACATTTTATAATTTAGAATCATGGATAGATGAATTTTTAATAAATTGTAATCCACATGATCCAGAAAATTATCCATTTATGATAATAGGTAATAAGATGGATTTATGTAATAAAGGTTCAATGATAAATGATTTACTAGTACATAAATTTTGTGATAATAAAAAGATAAAATATTTTAGTGTAAGTGTAAAAGATAATATTAATATTGAATTATCGATGAATTATTTGATAAATTTAATTGGAAAAAAAAATTCAATAAATGATTCAAATATAGAATATCATACAATAAATATAAATGATGAATTAGTCGAAAATTATGATGATAAGAATATTAAAATGAATAAAGATTCATCCTCAAGTTATACAAAATATTGTTATTGTTAAAAAACAAAAATATAAATATTATATTATATGGAAAAATATAATATAATAAATGAAATAGGTCGTGGTGTATATGGTATAACATATAAAGTTGAAAATAATAATAAATATTTTGCATTAAAAAAACAAAAAATATTAAAAAGAGAACTAAAAAAAGATTATGCTTCAAAAACATGGAGAGAATTAGCATTTTATAGATGGATAGATAATTTATCTAAATCAGATCAAATATATTTTATGAAAATGTACGAATATTCATTTGATGATGATTGTAATTTAAATTTTAATAATGGTTCGATACAATTAAATAAAAGTAAATATTGTTTGAATTTAGTATTAGATTTGAAAGATGGTACTTTAAATGAATTAAATTTGGATGAAAAAGAAAACTATTCGTTAATGATGCAAATGATATATGCAATATATTTAATGAGAAAATATAATTGGATGCATGGAGATATACATCCTGGAAATATTGGTTTTAAACGAGTAGGGTACGATACGAAATTAAAGTTTACAATAAATAATAAAGTATATAAAATACCATCATATGGATATGTATTTAGTTTAATAGATTATGGATTATGTCTAAATAAAAAATTTATGAAATTAACAAAAGATAAAAAAGAATATAAATTAAATTATGATTTAAATTTAGATTTATGGTGTTTTTTACAAGAATATTGTTTGAATAATTATGATAATAATACATTAATTTCACGCAACGAAATAGATACTAAAAAATTTCCAGAAAAATTAATTAAATATGTATACAGAAATAATAGAGATTTGTATTATAAAATTAAAATAATTATGTTAAAAGTAAATAAAAAATTAAAACAAAAATTTCAAAAATTTGAAAAATATTCAACAATAGATTATTTAATTAAATATGATTTTATTCAATACGTGCAAATATATGACATCGATTTATATTATAGAATTTTAGGTATAAGAGAAATAGAAAATAAATATGATACAGAAAAAATTGAAATAATAAAGACTAATACAAATAAAATAGAAAATATTATCAAAAAGAAACTAATAAATAATGGCAAAGCACGTTGACGATATAGCATTGGTACAAACAATTGTTATTATTACATTTTCTATTATGTTTATATTTATGATGATGTTTTATAAATTAGTACATGAAAAAGAATATTATATGAATAAATATTATAAAAATCATGAAATAGAATATAATGATTATGATTATAATTATAATTATAATCATGTAGAAAATTGTTATCAGAAAAGTAAAATAGTTTAAAAATTTGTTTATTTATATTTTAGAATTTAATATAAATAAATATAATATTAGTATATTGTAAATGTGTATAGTTATTATTGGCAATAATGAACCAGAAAAAAATAAAATGGTACATTTACCTGTAAAAATAGATAATGAATCATATAATGCTTTATTTTATCTTAATAAGTATAATTTAGATAAGCCATCGACAAATATGCAAGATAATTTTTTTACTCAAGCAATTTGGCATTACAAATCATATAATTATAATTTAAGAGATCCATCTGTAATTGTAATACCTATTCCTTTACCAAAAAGAAGTGAATTAGAATTTGGTTTAATTGATATAAATACAAATAAAATTCATACTGTTTTTAATACAATGAATAATTTTAAACAATCATCTGAAACTAAATTTAATTCATATGACAATAATTTTTATAAAATGTCTGTTTTTCGTTCAAAAGAAGAGTTATTAACAAGAATAGATTGGAATGTATTTAATAAACCATATGATTTTGATTTAAGAGTAAATACATTATTTGATACAAAATTATATTTTCCCGAATATGATTGGTTATATATTGTATTAATTGCTGAAACAGATATTTTAAATAATGGTTTTGGAATTGTTTATAAATCGGTAGATGTAGATTATTTTCCAATTGCTCGCGAATTAAGAGAATCAACTATTATAAATAGAGGTGTAAATTATGATTTAGAAATATTTCATTTTTCTAATACAGATGGATCAAAATCAACAATTGGTCCTTTAGCTACTAAAGCATATACTACTTTAGTTAATAAATCTGATTTGGAGATATTAAATTATTTAAATGGAATACCTATAATTTTTGAAAAAAATATTATAAAAAGATTAACTATTGATAATATAAAACATTGTAATTATTATAATATTAAAGGAAAAGGAAATAATAAAAATATTTATTTAATGAAAAATATATAATAGTATATTATAATGCCTTCTATATATAGTGATAATATAGATAATAAAACATTAAATAATGAAAATTATAGAAAAGTAGTATATACACATAAAGATGGTATACAATTTGTTTTAATGAATTTAAAACCCGGCTCTGAAATTGGTAGAGAGGTGCATAATAATTTAGATCAATTTATAAAAATAGAAAGTGGTAAAGGAATAGCGCTTATTGAAATAGATGGCGAGATAGAAGAATATGAATTATCAAACGGTTATGCAATTATAATTCCTTCAGGAGTTTATCATAATATAAAAAATATAGGGACAACTAAACTTAAATTATATACTATATACACTTTACCAGAACATACAGATAAATTAGTACAAAAAGTTAAGCCAGTAAAAAAAGGAAAAGAAAAAAAAGGAAAAGGAAAAAAAAAAGTAGAAGAAGAAAAAGTAGAAGAAGAAGAAGGAGAAGGAGAAGGAGAAGGAGAGGGAGAAGGAGAAGGAGAAGGAGAAAAAGTAGAAAAAGCAGGAAAAAAAGCAAGAGAAAACATAAAAAAAGCAGGAGAAAAAGTAAGAGTAAACACAAAAAAAACAGCAACATCGGTATCATCAGCATCATCCACAGTAGTAGGAAAAAAAGCGTCATTATTAAAAAAAATACCATTGCCACCACAGGCGAGAATTGCAAAAAAGGTAGCAACAATGGGAGCAAAAAGGGTAAAAAAAGCAACAGGAAACTTACAAAATGGTGGTTATTTACATAAATATATGAAATATAAAATGAAATATTTAAATTTATTAAATGAATTAAATAATAATATTAGTAATATATTAGCTTAAATTTGTCTTAAATTTGTCTTAAATTTGTCTTAAATTTGTCTTAAATTTGTCTTAAATTTGTCTATTACAATACATAATATTATCTTCTATTTTATTTTCTTCAATTCTTTCTATTTCTACAAAATTATTTTTTTCCATAAATTTAAATATTTCTGTATATGATGGGGCACCAATATATTTTGAATGTGTATTTTCTGGTAAATGATGTAAATTAATTATTTCTTTTGGTACTTCCATTATAATATAATGTATTTTTTCAATAAAATCTTCACAACCTTTTAGAATATTCATTTCAAAACCTTGAACGTCCATACATAATAAATCGATATATGGTATGTCGTATTCTTTTACAATATTATTTATTTTTTTAATATTTATTTCACCATTAAATTTTTGAGTTGTATCAAAATCAATTCTTTTTAAAAAAGATGAACCTCCATCATTAGTATCAGTAAAAGAATAAAAGGGCAATACTTCTTCTTTATCACCAAGACCATAATCACAAAATGTAATATTATTATGATCTTTTAATTTATTTCTACAAATATTAACTGTATTAGGATTACATTCAAAAGACCATATTTTAGCATGTGGAAAAACGGTAGATAATTTTAAACTTTCATCGCCATAACGAGCACCAACTTCAAATAAATAATTTATATTATCAATATCAATATGTTTTAAAAATCGTGGATCCCAATAATATGACATATTAATTTAGTATAATATACTATAAATTAATAATAAATAGATTATAACGCAATTTTATTTATTATGTAAATTATATATGAAAGTAGAAATTATAATTGGAATACTTATATTACTTTGTTTAATATATATATTAGTAGTAAAAGATTGCGAAGGAAAAGAATATAGATTTATGAAAGAAAAAGAAAAAATAATAAAAACATTAATAAGACAAGGAGCTCGTTGGGCTACTGCAGCAGAACAAGATAAAGTTCCAATGGTAGCTGTATTGCATGCCAATTATGGTGCTGGGTATTTATGGGCGTTAAAAGATATAATGAGTCAAAAAGATATAGAGAAAAGTGCTGATATCGATTTAATGAAATATGAAAGTACAATTTTAGAAATTCAAGATAAGGCAACAAAAAATATGGCAAAATTATGCCCCCAGTATGCACCACCTGAAACATATTTAACAAAATTAGGTGGTGAATTATAAAAATTGAATAATATATTTAATATGCTATTAAAGTAAACTTCATATTTAATTTATAAATATGAAATTAAGTATATTAGATCCAAATGTCGGTGATACAATGAATGGGTTTTTAGTATTAGCGAATATAATAAATTTAGTATATAATGTACCACAAATAGTAAAAACATGTAAAACAAAATCTACAAAAGATTTTAGTGGATGGTTTTTATCTCTCAGAATGGTAGGAAATTTAATTTGGGTAGCATATGCAATTGAAGTACAAAGTTTATTGATGTTAATTAACAATATTGTAACTGTTGTATCATCTGGTATTATTGCCGGATTTATGGCAAATGATATGTATAAAAGTTATAAAATGAAAAAATATAATATGTTAAATAATCAAGATATAGATACAGTAGACAGTGAATTTAACGATTTTAAATATCCTATATCAGTAATTAATATGGAACATACTCAACAAAATAAACAAAATAAACAAAATAAACAAAATAAGCAAAATAAAGAAAATTATGATTCAGATGAAGACATGAAACCGATAGATTTAACATAAACAAATTATTTTTTATCAATAATAGCAACATAATTGTTTCTATCTTTAAAGATTTTATTTATACTATAATTATCATTATTAAGGATTGTGATTTCTTTTTCTAATTCACCATCGATATACAGATGATAATATCGATAAGATAATACATTTCCTTTAATATCTTTAAAAGGAACCATTTCATCTTGAGATGTAAATTGGCGTTTTGAATTTTTATCTTGTTCAAAACACCAAACATAAATTACAATTTGGCCTCCTGGTTTAGTAATACGAAGTAATTCAGAGATAGCTTTGACACGTTCATCTATGGTTTTTAGATGATGAATTACAGCAATACAAATAGTATTATCCACAGTATTTGATTGAATCGGAATGTTACAAACACTGCCTAAACTAACATTTAAATTACGTTCAATACAAATTTTAACAAAGTTTTCACATAAATCTACACCAATACAATTAATATCATTACGATATAACATATTCTTACCATTACCACATCCAATATCGGCAAGAGTTGTATTTGGTTTAAGATTATCTAAAAATATTTTAAGAGCATCCCAAACAGTAAACCGGGTTCGGCTAAAATCTTGAGCGATATTATTATAAGCAGTAATTACTTCAGTCATTATTATTAAATTAATATAATTATTAATTAACAATAGTAACATTTATTTATTCAATTTTTATTCATAATAATTATTAAAAAAATGAATAAATAAATCTTTATAAATTAAATGATATAATATTATTCATTATAAAATGTCAACAACTACTCTTAATAACAATTGGACTCATATTGGTGTTCTGATTGATCGTTCAGGTTCAATGCAATCACTTAATCCAACCAATACTTCACAAGAAATTACTAAATTTATTCAAGATCAAGGAACTAATAATATTACTGATAATACTGATAATACTGATAATACTGATAATACTCAAAAAGTAACCGTAACCATTGCACGTTTTGATGATGAATATGAAGTTATTGTCAAAAATGGTTTAGCTAAAGATACAAATATTACTGCAGAAGATATTAAACCACGTAATATGACAGCATTATATGAATCATTTTGTCGACTTATTGATGAAATCGGAACAGAATTAAATGAAATGAAAGATGAACGACCCGGAAAAATAATTATTGTAGTATTAACTGACGGTGAAGAAAATGCATCAAAAGGTATTTATGAAGGAGAAGTTGGTCGTAAGTTACTAATGGAAAAAATCGCTCATCAAAAAGAAAAATACAATTGGGTATTCTTTTTTATGGGTACAAATATTGATGCGCTTGCTACAGGAAAGAACATAGGTATTGATATAAAAACATGTATTAATTTTGGAGCAACTCAACAACAATGTTCTGAAGTATTACGTACAACATCGGCACAAGTAAGAGTTATTCGCAATCTTTCACAAGATATTATGATGAATAAAGAAAAACTTATGGATCATGCTGGTTATTCTCAATTACAACGTGATACTTGTAAATAAAAATTGAAAAATCGAAATGTTTAACATACCTAATTATTTTTTATTTATTTGCTTTTCATGTCTCACAAAACGACAAAATCTTTTTCTTTCCCCCGCTCCCACCCTCAGACCTACAAGTTTGAGACCAAGAGTGTGTTTACGGACAACGGACAGGACTTTATTAACATAGAGTCCAAATTTGAATGTGCCGATGTACGAACCCGCATGTCGGATTACTATGTTGGCAAGGACGGAGTTGGCAAGTTCATAGATGAACTAGTTCCACTTATCGCCCAAACTTCTGGCTTAACGGACCCTACATTGATTGGACCAACGTATTATAAACCTGACGGCGCAATTTGCGACTATCAGTGTTCTGTAACTGGCACCGCCAAAGCTGGCGAAACGGAAATTATGACTTTGCAGCGAGAGTTGGCGGAAGAGATTGGCTTTGTTGTAAAATCGTCAGCCATCTCTTCTCTCATGCAAATTACACATACTCAAACAGTAAAGCGGGGAACCGCTGTCCGCGAATGTGTCACGTTTATTATTAACGTGGCTGATATCGAACCGGCTACTGCACTGAACGTTCGGGAGTGTATTCCATTTTTGAACCTGCCCGATTTTGTCGGCGTGGCTTCTGATGGCAAACCTCTTGAAAAAAAGATCCAGGCTTTTCTCTACGGTGATTACGGTACCTGTAAGCGCATGATGAATATGCGTACAATCAAGCCGGTGAAATACAAGAAGGATGATGTGGCGCGCACCAACCCCATCTTTTACGATGCTGATATCAAGGGTCTTACAATTTTCACTCTTGAAAAGATAAAACGCCGATTTGGCGTGTCTGGCGCGTCTGGCGCGTCTGGCGCGTCTTCGTGATTTACGGTTCTGGAATGGCTTGCAATATTTGCAATATTTGTTTATTCAATATAAAAATATAAAAATATAAAAATATAAAAATATAAAAATATAAAAATATGAATATTATAAACATTAAAGACAAAATTTATTTATAAGAAATAATAGAAATTATGAGTAATAGTACGAATAATAATATGATTATTGGAATTATTGGATTAAATGGATCAGGAAAAAATACAATAGCAAATATATTACAAAATGAATTCAAAATATATAATTTTGTAATTGATTCTTTTGCGAAACCAGTAAAAGATATTGCTTCCATAATTTTTAACTGGAATAGGGACATGTTAGAAGGTGATACAAAAGAATCAAGAGAATGGAGAGAACAAATAGATGAAAAATGGTCTAATAAATTAAATAAAGAAATTATACCTCGAAAAATGTTACAATTAATTGGAACAGAATTTGGAAGAGAATTACTGGGGCATAATATATGGATAGAATCATTAAAAGAAAGATCTATAGGTAAAAATATAGTGATTTCGGATATTCGTTTTCAAAATGAAGCAGAAGAAATTAAAAAGATAGGAGGAATATTAATAAGAGTAAATCGAGGAGTAAAACCTGAATATTTAAAAGATATTGAAAGTAAAATTTTCAATTCAATAAACGAATTAAGAGAATATATGAGAATTAATTATCCAGAAATACACGAAGCAAATTATTGTTTAAGTTTAATAAAAGACGATTATATAATTGAAAATAATGATTCAATAGATATTTTAAAATATAAACTAAAAGAAATAATCAATAAAATAATCAAATCTAATCAATGTCATTAATATCAATATTATCATCAATATCATCTTCATCATCTTCATCATCTTCATCTTCATCATTATCATTATTATTATTATTATCATTATGATTATTATTAGTGTCTTCACATATATTATTATCATTATTATGATAATTTAATTCTGGTAATTTTCTAACATTTGAACCGATATATTCATTTATTTTGTCAGTAAAAAAATTTAAAGGTGTTTTTACTGCATTATAAACTTGTGCTCCAAAATCAAGATGATAATCTATTTTTTCTGTTTTTATATCAAGAATATTTAAACTATTTTCAATATTATTCATTTTTGTTTCTAATGACTCGATTTTTTGTATTATATAATCTAATTTATTATTAATTTCAGATAAAGCAGTATTATTCATAATATACTATATTTAAAAAAATATATTTATTATTTATCGTATTATTATAATTATGCCAGAAATAGTTGAAATAAAAAAATATTGTGATCTTATTAATAAAAATTTTAAAAACAAAAAATTAAATAATATTAAAATTTTAAAAGGAAGGTATAAGAAGCATGGTAAATTTGAAGGATATAATGAAATCAATAATAGTTTACCTTTAAAATTATTAGAAGCAAAATCAAAAGGAAAATTTATTTATATTACTTTTGAAAATAATATTACTATTTATTGTACGTTAGGATTATCAGGTGGCTGGACTTATAAAAAGAAAGATAGTAATAAATTTCAATTTCCAGATATTATGGAATTTTTAAATGTCAAAAATATAGATGAATATCGAGATACATCATTAGACCATCTTAATATCGAATTTATATTTAAAAAAGGATCTTTGTATTTTTTTGATACTCTAAGTTACGGAACTATAAGTGTATCTAATGATATTGATAAATTAAACAAAAAATTAAATAGTTTAGGACCAGATATCATGGATATCGATACAGATTTTAATTTATTTAATGAAAAAATAAATAAGTTCCAAAATAAAAAAATAGGTAATGTAATAGTCAATCAAAAAATAATTAGTGGTATTGGAAATTATCTTAGAGCTGATATATTATGGTTAGCAAAGATTTCACCTCATAGATTAATAAAAAAATTAAGTAGAATAGAAATTAAAAAGATATATCAAGCATCTAGAAATTTAACTTGGGGGGTATATGATATTAAAAAAGGTAAGAAACTAGAAATAATTAGTAAAAATGCAAAATTACCGCGAGATTATAATAGAGATTTTTTTGTATATTATGAAGATGAAGATATATATGGTAACAAAGTTAAAAAAGAAGAATTATATGAAGGAAGTCAAAAAAGAATAATATATTGGATACCGAGTAGACAAAAATAAAAAAAATTGAATATTAAAATACTCAAGATTAAATAATAATTAATATAAATAATAATTAAATGACTTATCAAAACGAGTTAAATGACTTATATGATTTTTGGTTTTCTAACCAAAATCTATGGTTTAATGCCACATCAGAAGATGATGAAAATATCAAAATAAAATTTGGAGATTTATTTTTTAGTTTTGATTTTTATTCTGGTTCATTTGTAAAAGATATTATATATGAATCGTTAACACAAAAAGAATGTATTGGATATATTATTTTGATGGATCAGATTTCACGTCATATATGTCGTGAAAATACTGTATTTAATAAAATTATTATTGAAAAGAATTTAAATAAAATTATTCCTTTTGTAAAGAAATTTTATGAGGATTATCATGATAAATTAAATCCGAATGAATTTTCTTTTGTATTACTACCTCTTAGACATACGAAAACATATGAAGATTTTCTTTTTGTAATTCAAGAAACATGGAAAAAGATCAAGTCATGTAGCAGTGATGAAGATAAGAATTGTTATACGCGATTTATTACAGCTTCATATGAACGTTATGTGAAATATGCTTTCGAAACTGATAAAGAGCAAATTATTCATTATCTACCACAAGATAGAAAAGGATTTACTCAAAATATTAAGGAAATTATTGATACTTGTTGTAATTATGAAGAATTATTTAATTTAGATTTTGGAAAGAATCAATTAGATTCAATACTATCACATCTCGATAAAGATAAAACATATATTTTATCACTGTCGGGTGGTGTAGATTCTATGGTATTAAGCTATTTATTAAAATCAAATAATATTAAATTTGTTGGAGTACATATTTCATATCAAAACCGACCAGAATGTCAACAAGAAATCGATTTTATGAAAGAATGGTGTGATATTTTAAATATTAATCTTTATTATCGAAAGATTATTGAAATTAATCGTAAAGATTGTATGGAATATGGTTTACGTGAATTATATGAATCTTATACACGAGATATTCGATTTAATACTTATAAAATTCTAGGGAATCCATTTCCTCGAGTATTTTTAGGTCACAATAAAGATGATCGTTTTGAAAATATTCTTACAAATATTGCTAGTCAATCGCATTATGATAATCTAACTGGAATGGAGATAATTCAAAATATGTCAGGAATTGAATTTCATCGACCTCTATTAAATACGGCAAAGAGTCAAATTTATGAATTCGCTCATTCTAAGAATATTTACCATCTTCAAAATTCAACTCCTGCATGGAGTCAACGTGGAAAAATTCGTGATAGAGTAAAGCCTGCATTATCAGAATGGAATTCGGTAATTATTGATTCATTCTTTAAATTGAGTAGTGAATTATCAACATATGTAGATTTTATTAAACAATCTTCACAAATTGCAATTGAAGAAATTAAGAAAACGGATCAGTTAGTAGTTAATATTAAAAATGTTTGTTTTCTAGAATCATATTGGAATAATATTTTTAAAGAACAAGGTATTTGGATTTCAACAAAATCGAGTCATCATTTTATTGAAAAATTAAAGTTTATTAAAAATAAATTTGAAGTATATCATCTTAATGAGATTAATAAGATTAACTTATCTAAAACTTTTCAGATTAAGTGGAAGAAGATTAATAATGAGAAATTAGTATTATTTTTTATTTAGTATTTTTTATTTAGTATTTTTTATTTAGTATTTTTGTTTAAATAATTTACATAATTTACATAATTAGTAGTTAATTCTTTTTTATTATCATCAATTTCTTTTGGAGAAATATCATATGAATTATATTTATTTTTAAGTTTTACAAGTTTATCAATTTCATGTTTTAATAAAAACTTTTGAACATCACAATTAGTAGTAGATAAATTTTGATTCATTTTAAACATGTATCTATCAATTAAATTAATAAATTCCATTTTTTCATGATTTTGACGAAGATGAAAATTACGCATAACTAAATTACCTGAAACTAGATTAAATTTTAATTTAAATAAATTGTGTTTTAAAATATTAAACATTGTTATTATTGCTATAATAATAAGATAAAATTAATCTTTATTTATGTTAAAAAAATAAATTATTATTTAAAAATATGTCTATATAATTGACATATATAGATATGGAAACATTTAATGAATTTCTTAATTCGGAACAAATAATTTATCATAAAAACAATATTTCTGATTTCAATATTTTATTTTCTAATTCTGAATTAGAAGTAATTTACAATAATATTGATAAAACAGATTATTCGGTAATGGCACGACCTAGATGGTTAGATTTAAATGATATTCTTGATAAAATAATAAATGTTAAAAGAAAGCATCAATATATGACATTGAATAAAATTTCAATAAAAACAATACATGAAACATTTCCACCAATAAACGATTATGTTTTTTATTATAAAATAAAAAATTGATAATAGAACCATTTTAAATAATAATTTATTATTACAAATTAATAATAAAATATGCTAGAATTCAATTTTGTACTATGTACCGATATTAATGGAGGTATTTCAAAAGATGAAATTATACCGTGGAATATTAAAGAAGATATGATTTATTTTAAAGATTTAGTTTCACGTAAATTTGACGGAAAACCAAATGTTATAATTTGTGGAAACAAAACATTTCAACAAATGGGATCTTTTAAAAATCATCTTACTATTGTTCTAAGTCGCAATTCAACATCTGATAATGATAATGTAAAAATAATGGCATCTGTTAATGATGTTTTAACATATTTGATCGAAAATAAATCAATTTATGGTAAAATCTTTGTATGCGGTGGTAAAAAAGTTTATAATAATTTTTTTGAATTATGTTATGAAACACCAAATAATTTTCAAGGAGTTATCTATGCATCAATGATAAATAAGAATTATGAATGTGATAATCATATTACACATGATTTTTTATGTACTATTACTCAACAAATGGTAAATTATAGACATATATATAATCATCATAATCAATTTAATTATGGTGTAGATTTATATCTTTATGATTCACATAATAATTCACATGTCACAGTTAGTTTTCTAAAACCTTTTGTTATTAATAATAATACAAATAATGTTTTGACAAAATATAATAATCATCATGAAATTAAATATTTAGAACTTATTGAACGTATTTTAGATCAACCGTTTAAAGTAGGACGTAATGGTAAAACAAAATCACTATTTGGAGAGATTCTTAAATTCGATCTAAAATATAACAAATTTCCTCTACTAACAACAAAACGTGTATATTTCAAAGGAGTATTTGAAGAACTTATGTTCTTTATTCGAGGAGATACTAATAGTAAACATTTATCAGAAAAAGATGTTAAAATTTGGGAACCAAATACTACAAAAGAGTTTATTCATAATTGTGGATTAAATTATGAAGAAGGTGATATGGGACCCATGTATGGTTTTCAATGGTTGCATTATAATGCTGATTATCATGGTATGCATCATGATTATACAGGAAAAGGATTTAATCAAATTGAATATGTAATTAATGAACTTAAGACGAATCCAACTTCACGACGCATTATTATGACAACATATAATCCAATTCAAGCAAAAGAAGGAGTATTGTTTCCATGTCACGGTATTAGTATAATTTTTAATGCAGAACAAGATTTGTTTGATACAACAGGTAATACATATTTTTTAAATGTAATGCAGACACAACGTTCATGTGATTATTTTCTAGGAGTACCATTTAATATTGCATCGTATTCATTGTTAGTATATATGTTATGTGAAATTTTGAATAATGATGATAGTTGTAAATATAAGTATAAACCTGGAGAATTAATTATGTCACTGGGAGATTATCATTTATATGAATCACATTTAGAAGAAGCAAAACGACAACTAATTCGAACCCCGAGTGAATTTCCAACTATTCAATTTAAAGAAAAAATCTATAAATTAGAAGATTTTAAATTTGAAGATATTATATTAACAAATTACAATCCGTGTCCCGAGATTAAAGCAAAAATGGTAAGTTAAATATAATATAAATATATGTTATGATATTTTATTTATGAATAATACCGATAATATAAATAAATTTAATAATATCTGTGATATTTGTGAAAAAGAACCCGGTTCTCACTCATTTGTATATTTATGTAGAACTAAAAAACCAGATATATATGAATATATATTTTATACTTGTATAGGAGATGTTAAAAAATATCAAGATACAGAAGGCACGATCCAACATTATTTAAAATGTTTAACTTTAATGAATCCAGATAAATGGATTTGGATATTTAATTTTGATGGTATGTCAACAAAACATTATACTGAAATAACTTTAATAAAGAAATTAACAAGAATTTTAAAAGAATTTGGTAAAATAGAAAATGTATTTTTAGTAAATCCTCCAAAATTATTAAATATAGTATTAACCTTAATTAGACCTATTTTAGATAAGAAAACTTTTGATAAAATATTAATTGTAAATAAAGATGAATTGACAAAAAAATTAAATGTATTTAAAGAAGATAATGATAAAATAAGAGAATTGGTAGTAAAAAAATATAATTAAAATAAAATAATTAAAATAATTAAATAAAAATATCAATATTAGTAATATTTTCTTTATTAAAAAAGTCTTTAATCTCTTGATTTTTATATTTCATACTAAAATGGATAAGAATAAATTGTATATCTTTATTTTCTATGATAATATTTTTAATATCTAACCAATGAATATGTTTATTTATTTTTGCTAAATCCATTTCTTCATCATAAATATAGGTACATTCGATGATTATTGATTTATATTTATAAATATCTTTATTTTGTAAAATTTTTTTATTAGTATCTCCTAAAAATAAAAATATATCTTCTTTAATTTCATTTGTAATAATTTGACCTTCATTTTTTAACTTTATTATTTCTTGATTTGTTAAATTAATATATTCCTCTTTTAATTTATTTTTAATAACACTAAATCCAAATCCGATAGAATCAATTCCATGATAACATTTTATAATATTAACAATCCATTGTTCTCTACCATTACAAAATTTATAATTATTATTATAATCAATTGGAATAAAATTAGTATTTACTTTTTTTAAAATATCTTCATAATTGTCACAATTAATATTTTTAGACATTTTTAATGCTTCACATAAATATGGTTTAATATTATTTAAAATATTATTAGTTGATATAACATTAATATATTGTCTATCGTTTTCAATATTCATCGTATATTGTGGAAGATATATTACATGATCTAAATGTTGATGTGTAATGAAAATATGAGAAAAAGCTTTTTGAACGTCTAACCCTGCATCTAATAATATATTTAATCCTATTATTTCAATTCCTGTACGATGTGCGGCTCGAGAATAACCAGATAATTTTAAAGTTTTATAACCTTTTAATGAAATCATTATAATATTTTATTATTTAATTATATGATATGTTTTTAAACAACCAATAATTCATTTTTTTAATATTACTAGTATATTGAGATTACATGTGCTGGCCTTGTTTTAATAGTTCGAATTTATATACTATTTATGGCAAAGATTATGAAGATTTAATATATAAGACAGAAGATTATTATACTGAATTATATAAGACAGAATTTAAAGTTAAAGGAAATAAAATAAGTAAGAATAAAAGATTTTTATTTTTGATTAGTTCAGATAATACACAAAAGTTAAGAGTAGAATATACTATGAATATAAATACATATTCAAATAAAATAATATTAAATACTAATGTGATTCATACTTATTCCGTCTAGTTTTTGACACTAATGGTTCCGTAGAGTGCCAAACTTAAGATACCTAGGGTGTCTTAAGTTTTTGACATTCACGCTAGCGAAAAGTACTTAATTTAAGGGGAGCTTAAATTAAGCACTTTATGGTTCTGTTTAATAATGCGAAATTAAGTTAAAATAAATATTAAATATAATATTATTATGATTCATCAAGATGTACTCTTTGTATTATCTCAAGATAAAATAGTAATTGAAGCAATTACCAAAAGTAAATTAATTAAAATTTTTAAAAATATTATTTTTATTGAAAAAGAATTATATGAATTACCAGAAGAATTTAATAAAATAAACTTACAACAAACCGTTCATGATATGTCTTTTATTGTATGTGCTGAAAAATTTAAATCATTTAATAAATCAATAATGAAAGATGATAAAATGAAAAATATTCCAGAAGAAAATATTTATGTTTTAGCAATAGAAAAATATATTGGAAACAATAATACATCAGAAAAAGAGAATAATATTTGTGAATATGTTAATGTAGAACTATATCATAAAAAATTATGTAATTATGCAGTTGGTAGTCCTGCCAATTTTCCCCAAAAATATTTTGATGAATTAAATACAGTATCTAATAAAATATTAAACGAAGTCGATGGAAAACAAATAATTTTAGGGTATGATAAAAAAATAAGTGAAATAATTGCAAAGAATGAAAATTGTGATGAAAATGAATGGGTAAGTAAATTCAATGATTTTAATAATTTAGATCAGATTACAAATGTAGTAAATTCTTTAAATTTTGATAAGATAATATTAAATGATATATCAAATAATTTAATAAATATATTCACAAATAATACTCATAAACAAATGTTAAAGGATGTAATAATTAGAAAATTTTTATCAACAGAATCTTTAAGAATAGTTAACTATGATTGTGTTATTGGGGTAGAAGGTAATGGAAATATTTACGGAATGGTGCTTGCAGATTTATTTAATATTCCATTTATTCCATTTAAAAATATAATTAATACAAATATTAATATTTATAATTCAAATATTTTAGTAGTTGATGAGTGTATTAATACAGGAAAGACTATTTATGATATAGCACAATATTTAAAAAAATATAGTCTAAATAATGTAAATTATTTTATATTAACTGAAAATACAAAATCAAAACAACAATTAGAAGATTTTTTGGAAGATGAATATAAAAAAGTTCATATACTTTTTTCAAATAATTAGTATAAATTAACTTTATATGAGTAAGTTTGATTTGATTACAGAAAATATTGATGAGATTATTGGCGAGGAAGAAATTAAAAAAATATTAGAAGAGCGCGATATTGTCATATATTGGGGTACTACCCCAAGTTCAATACCAAATATAATATATTTTATTCCATTAATAAATATAATGCATTTTAAAAAACATGGTTGTCAAGTAAAAATATTGCTTGCAGATATACACGCATATTTAAATTCAATTGATTTAAAATTTGAAGTTTTTGAACATCGTACTGATATTCATGAAAAAATATTAAAATATATGATACGATTTCTTGATAAAGATGAGGATTCAGAAGAAGATTCAGAAATATCTTTTGTTCAAGGTACATCTTTCCAATTAAATACCGAATATACAATGGATACTTATAAATTTAATGCATTGTGTACGATATCAAGATTAAAAGATGCGGGTAAAAATATTATAAATCAAATAGAAGAACCATTAATGACATCTTTATTATATCCAACTTTACAAGCTTTGGATATTGAATATTTAGAAGCTGATGTATTTTTTGGAGATTATAAACAAAAAGATATTTGCATACTTACAAATGAAGTTTTAGAAAAAATGGGTTACAAGAAAAAAACATTTTTTTTAAATGAAGTATATACAAATTTAAAAAATATGCCTAAAATTACATTAATTGATTCATATGAGGATATAGAGAATAAAATAAATTTGATGTATATAAAAGATGTACTTTTTTTAATAAATATAATAATATTTGAAATTTGTGAGATAAAAAACATAATATTTAAGATAAAAGATTTTGAATTTACATCATTGACACAAGTTGTATTAAAATATAGATCAAATGAAATAAATATAGATGATATAAAACTAGCCGTAATATTATTTTTAGATAGGATTATAGAGCCAATCAGAAATGAATTTAATGAAGAAGATATGATTGAAAAAATAAGATTAGCAAAATATACAATAAATAAAAATTGAAATGATATATACATATATTATTAAAATTAATATAATAAATTTAATAATGTATTTGTACTACACATTTGATATTAATTGGGATACAAAGAAATATCCTCATGGTAATCTTGTATCGGGAAAGATTAAAAATAATTTATCATTAGATAAATTAGAATTTAATCCAAATATTATTGAAGAAATTCATAATGATAATGAAAATATTTATAAAAAATTTAAAATAATGTATGATACGATTGTTGATGATATAACATTTAATGTAAATATAAATTTTTTAAAAATATTAAAAATGGAATTATTTACACCATCTTTAGTAATTAATAATAGATATATTAGAGATTTTCTTCATATGCATTATATTATTTCAAATAATTTAATACAACCATATTTTCATTCTTATAAAATGGAACAATTTATGAAAGAAATAGAAAAACCTCTAATATTAGAATTAAATAATTATTCTACGCCAATCATTCAAACAGAATTATATCCATATCAGATAGATAATTTAAAATGGATGGAATATATGGAAAATATAGAAAATAAATCAAATATTGATAATACGATTTATATTAACAATGATCGTATAATTAAATTTTCAAATGGTTTAGAATATAATTCTATTACAAATAGTTTTTTAAATCCAGAAGAAAAAGAAAGAATGAAATATATAATAAATGGGGGTATAATTGCAAATGAAGTAGGTACTGGAAAAACAATAATAGCAATTATGCATTGTATTAAGAATTCAAATCTAAATAATTTAATTTTGGTACCAAATCATTTAAAACAACATTGGGAATTAGAATTTATTAAACATACAGGACAATCAATAAATAATTTTAAAAATATTGGTCTTTATACATTTGATGAATTTGATAAATGTAATACCGAATCGATAAAATATATATTTGGAAAATATAATCGTATATTTGTAGATGAACTTCATGAACTTTATAAAAATGAAATTAATTTAATAAATTTAACAAAATTATCAGAATTACCAAATATTAAATATCGATGGGGAATTACTAGTACGCCAATAATTAATAAAGAATCATTATATCATATAATATGTTTTCTTTTAGGTAAATCTAAAAATCAATTATATAATTCATATATAGGTCATTATGATGAAATACAAAAAGAAATGAGAAAATTTTTTCGTAGAATTTTAAAGAATAATATTAATTATTTACTAAAATTACCAGAAATTACAATAAATGATAATATTATACCATTCTCAAAACTAGAACAAGAAATATATGATGCAGAATCAATAAATAAACATAATAATATATCAAATATGGATTTTTTACGAAAATTATGTTGTGATATTCTTTTCTCAATTGAAAAGGATAATAACAAAGGTATTACTATTGAAGAGCTTAAAACAGAAGTATTAAAATATTTTAAAAAGAAATATGTTATTGAAAATGATAAATTGATAAATTATCAAGAACAGCTTGATAATATTAATAATGAAATTATACATTTACAAAATAATAATGAAAATAATATTAATATAATTATTCAATTACGATATAATCTTAATCATTATCAAGAATTATTTAAAACACAAGAAAAAATTTGTATTAGCCGAAAAACTGTATACGAACGTTATGAACAAAATTTTAATAAGATAGAAAAGATAATAAATCAAGATAATCAAGATAATCAAGAAGATAATTGTGCTATATGTTTAAATTCTCATTCTAATCCAGTTGTATATTTGCGTCAATGTGGTCATTATTTTTGTAAACCATGTTTTGATGCATTAGAAATTAGTACGAAATATAATTATTACCAAGAATTAAATTGTCCGGAATGTAAGACTATAATTAAAGATAACGATAAGATCATTGTTACAAATAAAGTTAAACAATGTATTGGTACAAAATATAAAGAAGTAGTTAAAATAATTACAAATAATTCAACATATGGGTCTACTCCATTTGTAATATACACTCAATATCCGACAATCTTAAGTAATCTTCAAGTTCATTTGAATAAATTTAATATAACAGTGGGATATTTAGAGGATTTGCAAAATTTACAAAATGGAGTATATCCACATGTGTTATTAATGTCATCTAATACTACTTCATCTGGATTAGATTTAACATATTATTCAAATATAATTATATTCGAACCCTTTGTAAATTATATTTATGGTCGTGAAATAGAAAAACAAATAATTGGTCGCCTTCATCGTATTAATCAAAAAAATAATGTTAATGTTTTTCGTCTGATTATCAAAAATACAATTGAAGAACAAATATATGAAATTTTAAATTTTTAGATAAATTCTGGCATTTTTAAACAACCTGTGTGTTTTATTTTATCTATTTTATCAAATTCAGTTAAGCCACTATCATCAAGTAAATCAAACTTATATAGATCAGTCAACCATGCTTTTAAATTAGAAGTATGAAATAACCCTTTATGAATTATAATTTTTTTATTACCTAATAAAGCACAATTATAAATTTGCATTATGGTATAAAATTCCATAATAGAATTTAACATTAAATTAATCTGTTCTAATATATCTTTATTACTTTTGTAAATATCTTCTACTAATTTATTTAAATATTCTTTATTCTTAATTTTAAAATCATAATATTGTTTTTGAAGTTTATCAAAATGTTGTCCTATTAATGTTTCATTATTAATTATATCTTTTTTGTATATATTTGGAAGATTTTGTTTAAAAAAAGGATGTCTAAAACTAAAAAAAAGTTCTAAATATTTTAAATAATCTATTAATTTTATATTGCCAAATTTCATTTCTTCAAGTAATTCCCATGAAAAATCTAATAGTTCACCTCTTATGTCTAAACCAACTATTTTATCAAGATTATTCAAATACAATTCTCTTAATTTTTTAGTATGTGGTGCATCACTCCATAATTCTTTTAATTTAGTATTTGTTACGGGAACTTCTTCTAATAATAATTTTATATCGTGTTGTCGTTTTAACCATTCGCTAATAAATATATCTCCACATTTTTCATTTAATTTATGCATATCAGCAATTACCATTATTTTTATTTGTTTTTTATTTAGAATACTATATCCAATAGCACCAATAATATTTGTAGATAATATATTGGATTGCATCATTATATATAAAATAAAATAACATATTAAATAATAAAACATAATAAATTTATATGAATACTGATAAATATACTTGGAATAGTTTATTATTTACAGCTGATATATTAGTACCGTAAAGTACTTAATTTAAGTCCCCTTAAATTAAACACTTTTCGCTAGCGTTAGTGTCAAAAACTTAAGACACCTAGTGTGTCTTAAGTTTGACACTAGACGGTACAAAAAGGATGCTTAGATGAGAAACAATTAAAAATAATAATTGATATTGTTGATATAAAGAAAGTTGTAAAACATAATAAATTAAGTGAAGAATTTATAACAAATGAAATAATACCACGTATAGATTATGATGATTATGATGGTTTAGATTTGTATTTAATTGAAAAATACCAAAATCATTTCAAATAAAATATAATTATTATATTTTATAATTATATATGGAATTAATAATTACAATATTATTGATTATTATTGTTGTTGTTTTATTTATAATTTATACAAAAATCGATAATAAAACAACAAATAATAAAAATATTTTATTAGAAAAAGAATCATCTGATGATAAACAAATAAATGAAAATAATGAAAAAGTTAATTCACAAATAGGAACAAATGTACCATTTAATCCATATTTATATGATAGATTATATAATCCATATGATTATTACAATTCATATTATTCCTATCCATATGTATCATATCCATATGTATCATATCCATACACACAATATGCATATGAATCTAGACCGATTTATAGACGCCAAAGAAAAATAACACATGATAACAATTCACATAATTCAAATAATTCACATAAAAAACATTAATAAAAAATATTTCTATTTTTAATATATTATGTATATGTTATCAAAACCATCGTTTTATGCTACTGCAATGACAGGATTATTGATGTTATTTATGGTATTTATTATTTTTAATAATTGGAATGAAATTAAATTATATGATACTTACAAAATATTAATGATTGTTGGTATATTTTCTTTAATAATTGGTGTACATGGATTATTACATTTAGGATTAGAGTTTTTTTACAAATTCAATCCTCTTGAATAATTTTTTATAAAATTGGTATAGATATTTATAGATTTTTACAGATTTATATAGATTTTTTTATATTATATATAATATATAGAAATGGATTCTAAACACGGGTTAAAAAAAAATTGTAAAAGACGCGATTATTCTTATTCAGATTCTTCAAGCTCTTCATCTTCAGACGAAAATAATAAAAAAAATAAATATAGTAAAAAAAGTAAAAAAAATAGTAATATTTGTGATAATGAAGGAAGTGATTCAGATAGTTCAGATAGAGGATGTGAAAATACTATTTATATAAAAGGAGATAATGGTTCTAAAGGAGAACAAGGAGAACGTGGAGAAAAGGGTGAAAAGGGAAATAAGGGGGATCAAGGGATAAAAGGAGATCAAGGAAATAAAGGCGATAAAGGTGAAAAAGGAGACAAAGGAGAATGTGGAGATAAAGGAACTAAAGGAGATAAAGGGGAACAAGGTTTAAGAGGATATCAAGGTGATAAGGGCGATAAAGGAACTAAAGGTGATAAAGGTGATAAAGGTGAACCAGGGGATAAAGGGGATAAAGGTGATACTGGTCCAAAGGGGATAAAAGGAGAACCGGGTGATAGAGGAGAAAAAGGAGATAGAGGAATAAAGGGAGAGAAAGGTGATAAAGGTGATAGAGGAGAAAAAGGAATAAAGGGTGAAAAGGGTGATAAGGGAGATCAAGGACCAAAAGGAGATAAAGGTGATAAGGGGGATAAAGGATGCAAAGGTATACCTGGAGATATTGGACCTAAAGGAGATAAAGGAGATAAAGGAGAAAAAGGATGTAAAGGGGAAAAAGGAGAAATGGGATGTCCTGGAGAAACTGGACCACAAGGACCAAAAGGCGATAAAGGAGATAATGGTGATAAAGGAGAGCAAGGTCCACAAGGAACACAAGGGACACAAGGAGAACAAGGAACACATGGATTACAAGGACCAAAAGGTGATAAAGGTGATAAAGGAGAACAAGGCGAGCAAGGAGAACAAGGTATACGAGGCCAACAAGGCGAACAAGGAGAACAAGGTGAACAAGGTATAAAAGGCGAACAAGGAAAACAGGGAGAACAAGGAGAAAAAGGCGAACAAGGAGAAAAAGGAGAACAAGGAGAAAAAGGAGAACAAGGCGATCAAGGAGAAAAAGGAGAACAAGGAGAACAAGGTAAACAAGGTATACAAGGTATACAAGGAGAACAAGGAGAACAAGGAGAAAAAGGAGAACAAGGTTCACAGGGTTCACAGGGTCCACGAGGTCAACAAGGAGATAAAGGAGAACAAGGAGAAAAGGGAGAACAAGGAGATCAAGGAAAACAAGGTATACAAGGCCCTAAAGGTGAAAAAGGAGATAAAGGAGAAAAGGGAGATCAAGGAGAAAAGGGAGAAAAGGGAGATCAAGGAGAACAAGGGCCAAAAGGTGATAATGGTATTCCATTTGATCCATTAGGTGATAGAATAATTTTTAATTTTGCATCAGATCAAAGTGTAGGCTCAAATAATTATTTAGGTTTAGGTACAAGTTCATCTAATTCTTTAAGAAGTACAATAGTTATGCCAGTTACAGGTATAGCAACAAAATTATGTTTTAGTATTAGAACTCTTGAAAAAGCTACATCATATACTGCAACATTATATGTTAATAATACTGCAACATTATTAGTTGCAACAATTACAGATGGTTCAAAAAATATTTTTGCTTCAGGAACAGATAATATTAATTTAGTACCAGGTGATTTATTATCAATACGTTTAACTTTTAATGGAGGAGCCTTACAAAATGGCGCATGTGTGAGTTTAATAGTTGCTTCTACATAAATAAAATTAAATTTTAAAATCAATTAATTACAGTAATTTAAAATCTTTTAAAACTTTTCCAATTTCTCTCATAGGTGGAAAACCTACTACGGTAATACTACCATCTGGTATTTGTGTTTTCCCTGCATCTTTTATATGAAATGCATTATCCATATACATTAAATCTTTTATTTGTTCTTTGTTTGCTTTAACAATTATCTTTGTACATCCTTCTTTTTTCCATAGATCATAATTAAAACAAACAGAAAGTGTTCTTTTTGATTCATATTTTTTTATCATAATATCTTCAATAATATCTTGAACTAAATGACCTACTTGTGCGGCAATTTTGCCTTTTCCCATATTCAAATCATTGTTTACAACAATATACATAACTAGAGGCGATGTCATAATATTTTAATAGTAATATTATAACATAAAGTAAATATTTATTTAGTTATTTTCAATCAATTTTTTTAATTGTAAATATTTCATTTTGTATTTTAAATATTTTTTCATCATTTTCATTCTTTTCATTTCCTTTTCTGTATCCGATTCGGGTAAATATTCAATTTCAGAAAACTCAGTATTAGTATCTATAGGTTTAAATAATTCTTTTAAATTTAATTCTGCGAATGTAGATGCTACTAAAAAATGACTCTTATTAAATGTAATTGTAGACGGTTCACCGTCTATATATGTATAATAATTCTCAGGAACTTCCTTTTTTGCAATATCAGGTATTAATATAAAAGATGTATCAAAATTAATACTAAGTCTTAATGAACCCGTTTTTGTTTCGGTATTTGTTCTATAATGGACGCATATATATCCGATTAATAACTTTTTTATATCTAACGGAGAATTAACTCTAACAGAATGAGATAAAGATCCAAATCTTTTTGAACCAATTTTGATATATGATTTATCTGAATCTTTATTAAAATCAAAATAATTTGGATATAAACCAGATTTAGCAAAACCATTTGTGGCCTTAATTTGAAAATATAAAGGACCATGTTTTTCAATATCATGATTTTTCCCATCACATTTTACATCAATTACTGGAAATGAAGAATTTACAAATTTTAGTAATTTACCTTTTTTACATCCAGGACATTTTATTTTACTACATATCCATCTTTCAATAAATACACCTAATTCACTATCATAATATTGTTTATAAAGTTTATCTAATTTTTCTTGTTCTTTTGTTATTAGATTAACTCTTTGAGTATCTTTAGATATAAGTCCTAATAAATTTGTTTTTGAACCTGGTGTAAGTGGTCCAGCATGTTCTAAGATACGCTGAGTAATAGGACTATTTGCTTGTCTTTCATTATAATCAAAACGTTCTGTATCTCGTAAAACACGAGATAAATTTTCACCTCGTCTTTTTTTTGATGAATTATATTTATCTGATGTAACCGATTTTCCTTCTGTTATTATAACTGTTGGCGAAGTTTCAAATAAATTTAATATATATTCGGGTGTTATAGTTTGTGTCATAATAAAATAATAAAATAATAAAATATTGAGAAAATAAATTAAATTATGAATATATCACTTTACATTGATGTTTTCTTTTTTCTAAAATAAATAATACTAATATTATTAAAAATAATACAAATGTTATTAAAAATAATGCCCCTGCTATATAAGTAGGCCTTTTGTCATCTTTTAAAACATTTCTTCTAAATATTATTTCAGGATATTCGACATCTAATGGTACATTTAATACTGTATCTGAACGAGCTACAAACTTATCTATATTATTACTAAAAATTTGTTTATAAGTTTTTGCATTGTAAGACAAATTACTATTTTTATTTATAAAGTCTATATTTATTTCTTCTTGATTAATTTTATTTATAGTAGTAGTATCAAAATATAAATCGTCAAATATGTTTAATCTTGGTATTTCGACACGGATCGGTAAATATTTATTTAATTCATATATATTACTATTTTCACCAAAAAATGAAAAATAAAAAAAATCCATTATTGGTTTTTGAATAAGTATTTCATTATTATAAATCATGCATATATTATTATTTTGGATCGTTATTTGAGGAACCCCATCTGATTTAGCAGATAATCTATTAATTTTGTAAATAATACCGGTAAGTGAAATTGTTATTATCAAATCAAAATAATAAATATTATTTGAATCTTCCCAAAAATTTATTGCAAAATAATAATTTTCATCAACATTAACATTACTATTTAATTTTATATATGTTAAATCAAATTTTTTTGTGTTAAAAGATAAATTAGTAATTGTAACTAGTAAGTCATTTCTAATAATAATAATAGTAGTAGGATCAATAATTATTGTTCTTTGTTTAAATGATTTTTTTTCATCAAATAATAAAGTTTTTATATATAAATCTCCAGGACCACAACCATCTTTAAAATATGTTCCACTATAATATAATTGTAAAAAATACTGTATATTATTTATATCTAACTCTTTTTGTTTTGTTATATTTTTACCACTATAATTAAATGGAGGTTCTGTACATAATTGGTTACTCATATATTATTATATTTCAAAATAATAATATATTATTTATAAAATTTAGATTATATATTATTTAAATTCTCTATTTACATCTCCGACTACATTTTGTCTGTTAAATTGTACATAATCATTATCACAATTTGAATTAAACTCTTTTAATCTAAATTGTATAATACTTCTTGTATTTTCTTTTTTTTTTCTAGGTTGGTTTACTAAACTACCTGTAAGTGATTTCATATCATTTATTAAATCTATACAGAATGGTTTAAAATCTGTAACACTGATACCTTTACTTTGTCTAAGCTCGTACAAAGTTTGTCTATCTCCTTGTGGTCTTACATATTGTTGTTGAGCTTTCTGACCTTTTTGTCGAGGAGAATATTGTGGAGGAGATTGTTGTTGAGGAGGATATTGTCGTGGGGATTGTTGAGGAGAATATTGTCGTGGGGATTGTTGAGGAGAATATTGTCGTGGGGATTGTTGAGGAGAATATTGTTGTGGGGATTGTTGTTGAGAATGATAAGTTTGTTGTTGGGGATAAGTTTGTTGTTGGGGATTTAATCGTGTTTCAATATATTTTAATTTTTCTATTTTTTGTTTTATCGTATTTATTTCCTTATCAATTGTTTTAATTTCTCCCGTTAATTTGACAAATTCATTTAATTTTTGATCCGGATTTAATTGTGAAATTCTCTCAATTTCTGTTTTTATTTCTAGTTGTCTTCGTTTATTTTCTGTTTCTGTTTCTGCTTTTGCAGCAAAAGGCGCAGGTATTACTTTTCCCGCTTTTCCCGCTCTTGTTGCCAATAGTTTCATTGCTGCTGTCCTTACTGCGACTGTTGATGCAATTGTTGCTTTTGCTCCACCTTTTTTTTGTTCTATTTTTCTTAATTGTTCATTTAATTGTTTTAATTCATTATTTCGCGTACTTTTTTCTATTAATACATTTGTTATTCTATAATTTTGTTCTTCTGAACTTAAACGTTTAAAATCTTCTAGTATTCTATTTTCTCCTTGTAGTTGTTCTGCTTGTTCTTCTGCTATTTGATCTTCTTTATATTTTTGTTGTGCTAATTTTAGTTCATCTGCTTTTTCTTTTTCTTTCTTAACGTGTGGGGCGTCTTTTGAAATATATTGTTCAAAACCTTCAATAATAAAACCTTCATTAAATAATTCTTGAAGAAGTTCATCATTAATTCCCTTTATTTTTTGTTTATCACAAGTATCAATAATATTCATACTAAATAATATTTTTTTCATTGCCTCATTAATTTCATTAATAATTCTTTGAATGCCGAGATATAAATCTTTATTTTTAAATTTAATAATTGTTGCATTTACCTTACTTATTTCATCTATATATTTTTGTATTTGTACTTGATTAATTGTCCCTTCTTTTTCATCTAATATCTTTTTTATATTATTTTGTAATTCCATATATAATAGTGCAATACTTTCTTGTATTTTTTTTTGTTGTGGATTTAATATTACATTTTTTGTATGTGAATTTAGTAGAGCAATCTGTCTTAAAAATATACTACATCTATCTTTATTATCATCGTCTTTATCACATAAATCACGTGCAATATTATTAAATCCATATTTATTATTATTACCACTATCATATATATCACGACCAGTAATTTTTGTTCCTACTATTGCCAATGATCCCGTTGCTGGTGATGAACTATTTACTACATATGCAGAACCAGGTGTTCCTGATTGTGTTACTGGTATTATTACTGGTTTAATAGCAGACTGTAATTTGATAGGTGGTGTTATATAATTATCAGGTAAATAACTTTTATCTAATTCTAATTTAAATCCATACTCGTATATTTTTTCAAGTGCTTTGCTAATTTCTATTTTTAATTTAAGCGGATCACAAAGATTAAAAACTTTTTTATTATTTAATAATTTTTGTAATAAATCGTCAAGGCGTGTTATTATACCATTAATACCATTAGATATAATACTATTACGAGCTACTGGTTTTATCCATTCGCCAAGTGGTCCTCTATTAGTACTAAGTAAATCAAATTTATCTTTATCTAATTGTTGTGTCATTAATATATTAATTTGTTTTTGTAGATATACATGTAAATTATAAATATGTACTTGATATTTTACACTATCATCATTTTTATAATCAAGAATAGCTCTTCTATTACTCTTATCAAAATTTGCTATTTTATTTGAAAAAACACCACAAGTATATTTATTATCTAAGCAACTGTAGGCTTTTCTCTGTCGTAAATCTTCGCTTTTGTCTTCTTCGTCTATTTTTTTTTTACTTTTTACACCACCTAATAAATCATTGTAATATTTATATTTTTGATGATAAATTAAATAAGAAGGGTTAGAAACTTCACAATTTAACATTTTATTTTTATATTTTTCTAATTTAGATTCGAGTGAACCAGTCATTTAATTTATATTATATACAAATAATATAAATTAATTATCATAAATTATTATGAATTATAAGAGTTATCATAAATTTCATCAACTAATCCGTGTTTATGACATAAATCAAAATTCCAAAACTTATCATGATCGAGAATTTGCATGAGTTTATTCTTAGTTAGACGTTTATTAGAATGTTCTATATAAATTTTTGCAATATTATCCATTAAAACAGTATCGTTTTCAAAATTATCTTTTAGTGCATGATATTGACCTTCAATGCCACTTGAAAGTTGATGAATAAGCATATATGAATTTGTTGTCATAAATCTTTTTGCACCCACACATGCCATAAGCGATGCAGCACTAATAGCTGCACCTTCTACAACTGTATAAATCGGAATAGATGAAGATTTAATAATATCAACTGCATGAAAACCTGCAAAAAGATCACCTCCATCACTTGTAATATGAAGATATATTGGTTTTGGTTTAATATCATAACCTTTATGCATTTCTTTGAGAATATCATAATTACGATTATAAGCAATAAGTTGTTTATTGAGTTTATCAATAGATTCTTTTGTTACATCTGTACGAAAATAAAGATGATTATCAATCATGTATACATCTGATTTCATATGTTTAAGAAGTTCTGTAATTGGCATATCAGGAAAATCAGCTTCATCGTCGTCTTCGTGATCTTCTACACGTTTACGCTTAGTTATTTTTCTAGGATTAACATTAAATTTATATACTGGATTGCGAAACATATTTACTTATTATTAAGTTTAATATCTTTATATGGATATAATTTAAAAAAAATGAAATTAAAAAGATTAAATAAATATAATTAAATATAATAGAATTAAAATAAAATGAATTGTATTTGCACTTATTGTAAAATTTTCAAGATTAAACCGTTGGAAGAACGGTATATTGAAAGTTTTTTTGATTCAGAAATTATCTACAATGAAATTATACCTTATGCTATTAGAATTGAACGGTTTTTTGTGGAAAAAATACTAAATAATTATATGATTTCGTCAATTACAACTAATAATTATGATATTCAAAAAGATCTATATTTGAATGTTAAAACATTTGAAGATCTACTTGAATATATGAAATTATATATATTATCTAATAGTGAAGATTATATGAATGGTATTATTTGTAATAAAGGACCATTGTCATATGAAACTATTTTAATTCAAAATAAACTCTTAGAATTTTATAAAAAAGGTTTTGTAACTTTTGATTCAGAACCTGGATTAATTTCTATTGATAATGATACGAATTTAATAAATATACAAAAACCATATATTTTTATTTTTGGTGATTCAGATAAAATTGATTATATTCAACAAATGGTAGGAGAACATTTTATGTTATCGTGTATTGAATATTCAAATGAAGAATACAAAGAAACTTTGAAAAGAGATTTTAAAAATCTTGATAAACTTGATAATCTTGATAATAAAAAATTTGGATTTTATGGAGTTAGAGAAATTTCAGAAGATGAATTAAAATCATTTAATTCGAGAATGAATTATTATGAATATATATTTTCAAATAAATTTTTTGATGATATATTAGATTTATGTTAAAATTATATTTTTTTATTTATATTTATATTTTCATGATGTAAATAAGTGCATAAAATGGTGGCATATTATTATGTGGTAAACCTTCACCAGTTGTATGAAGAGTATGTCCGTGTGTACCAGCTGCTTGCATAGTATGAGTATGTGCACCATCGTCTGAAATAGTATGGGTATGTGAACCACCGTCATCAGCTACTGCTGTAGTAGTTAAAGATACAGCAACATCAGTAGCACTAGTTGCATGACCAGCGGCACCAGTGCTACCACCGTGGTTATGATTACTAACTCCGTCAATGGTATGGGTATGTGAACCATTATCATCGAGGACGTGAGTATGTACTGGCATTTCGCCTGCAGATAATGTATGGGTTTCTGTACCACCAATATCATCTAATTCTCTATTAGTTAATCCATCACCTTGTCCGACAGCAATAATAAATCTACCTCTTAAATCAGGTGTACCATTTTCACCATTGCACTCGGCCCAACCAACTGGTATAGGTGCAAAACCATTGTATGCAACAATTGAACCATGTGGTATAACAAAAGCAGTTACATATGACATCGATGAATAAAGTGAATTGTGGAAAGTATTAAGATTTTTTGTAAAAGTTTCAGCACTCATAATATATTAATAAATATATATATTTATTTTTTTATAGATTGATTAAAAAAAATGATTTTATAACATTCTATTTAAATATTATAAATACTAATATATTATTATTATGGAATTGAATCAATCAGAAAATATGAGTAATATTATGAAGCAATTAATTATTATTAAAGAATCTTGTAATGAATTAATTAAAAAAATAAATAATACCGAAAATAATATTAATAATATTAATAATATTAGTAAAAATAATAAAAATAATAAAAATAAAAATAAAAATAAAAAAAATAATTTAATGTATTATCGAGGTTTTATTATTACACAAGAAACTTGTAATATAAACAAAATGAAAATTGATAATTTTTATGAAAATTTTAAAAATAATATTGAAAACCAAACAAATGATACTAATGAGAATCAAGAGAAAAAAATATATGAACGTTTTAAAAATGTTTCAACCGAACAAATTTTTGCAATTTTAGATACATTAATTCAAAATAATGATATATATAAAAGTTGCGAAAATAACATGGATCAAATAAAAGACGAAAATATTGTAGAAAAAAATATAATTCAATTTACAAAAAATTTATTTGTACTTGGAATACAACGTTTAATAAAAAATGTATCAGGTGAACCACAAAATAGAATATTACAAGTAAATGTAATTTATAAATATTTGATTAAATATGAATATTTTATAAAATCTAAAATATTTTCTGAACTTTTTAAAAAATTTTATGCTACGACGCTAAATAAATGTATAGAATTTAGTTCCGAATCTGGTGAAATCGGTAGCTGGTTAACTTTCGCTCATTTTTGTCCTGAAATGATAACACCTGATTGTTATCCATATATAAATTTTGAATCAAAATATCATATTTCGAATGATGAAAATCTTAAAAATAATTTTCAAAATTACGAAAAATATAAAGATTATATTCTAATTGATAAACACACATATAAAATCGAAAAATATGATGATGATTATGGATGTGATTGTGATCGCACTTATAATGATTGTGATTATGATGAATATAATAATCGATATGGTTATGATAATAATTATGATTATGATTGCGATTATGATATTGATTATTGTTGTCCTTATCATGATTATGGACGTGATAATAATCAAAATGATAATATTGAGAACATTGATTAAATTTTATTTATTGATTAAATTTTGTTTATATAATATATAATATGTCAATTAATCAAAATGATATTACATTAATTTTAGGAAAAAAGGGAACAGGAAAAACTACTTTAGTATTACATCATTTATTAAATAGTTTATTGCCAAAAATAGATACTTTATTAATTATTTCAAATGATAAAGAATCATATTATCATATTACAAATAATGTTTTTGCAACAAAACAATTAGGTTTTATATTAAATTTTATTAAAAATAAATTGCCAACTTTTCAACCATTAAATAGAAAATTAATAGTAATTGATGAATTAGATTGTGGTAATATTGTTTTAGAAGATTTTTTAAAAATATGTAAAGATTATAATTATGGAGTTTTATTAATATCTCAATTAGAAAATACAAATATGTTAATAAGAAATAAAATAGACAATGTTATTTTTGCAAAAGAAACTAATAATTTATGCATAAAAAGATATTATGATCGTTATTTCAAAGATTGTGAAAAAAGCCAAGAATTTAAAAATACTATTACAAATTTAAATAATAATGAATTCATTTCTGTAAAGAATAATAATATAATAATATTAAAAGCTGAAATAGGGGATTTAAATTATAAGTTTGAATTAAGACCCAGTGATATTCACAATTTAATGCAAGAAGAAATTGTAAAAATGGATGATATTAAATTATTAACAGAAAAAATAAATATTATGAATAACGAAATAATGAATTTAAAAGCAAGATTAAATAAATTAGAAAGAGAATAAAAATTGAAAATAATTGAATTAGATTTAATAAATGAATAATTAATTTAATAATAATTGATAATGGAAAGAATTTTAGAGAAAGCATATTTAATTAAAACAGTTTTTGAATTAAATGAAACTATTTTAAGTAATCAAAATAATCAAAAGAATTATAATGTTAATAAATTAATTAATTATCTTATTGAATTAAGAGATAATGATAAAGATTTTAATTTTTCAGAAATAATATATACTATTGATAATCTAATATATGAAATTCGAAATTATACTAAGACATTAAAAGAAAATATGGAATATGAATTTGAAATAGCACAAATACAAATAGATAATTTAAATAAAACAAAAGAAATAATTAAAAAAAATAAATATATATCAATAAATTTTGATTTAGAATCTATAGTATTACTTAATGAAAAAATTAGTAATTTAAATATTTTTTATATTTAAAAATTTATTATAATTTAATATAATTAAAAATTTCAAAATCTTTAGAATATAGACTATTTATTAAATTTATTAATTCTTTTGAAAAATCATTTATATTAAAAACTTTTGGTTTACTTTTATTTAAATGAGAATTTAATGTAATATCTAAATTATATTCTTTCATTAAATTATCAAATTCTTCTTTTAAATTTTCGAATTTTAATACATGTATTTTTATTTCGGGATCTTTATCTAAATATTTAAATTGTTCTGAATAATGATCCCCTATTGGTTTTCTATTTCTAATTTGGTGGATTAAAAATTTATGCCATCCTTGATATTCTTTGTGATAACGACCAAATAATATTTTATTTTTGTATGCAATATCCTCAATTGAAGTTCCTCCAGTTTTTGTAATATGAATAAATTTTAATTCTTTTAATTATCTCATATATAAAATATCAAGTTATATTAAAATAATATATGGATGACGAGTTACCATTTTTAATATATGGTTCTGATTGGTCTACTGCAAATCAAGAGATAAAAACATTCATTCTAGATAAATATTTAATAGATAAATATGGAAATAATGATGAAGAACATATAAACTTTATTTGTATATCTGAATATATAAATGATATTGAAAGTATAAAGAAAAAATTTATAGAAATAAACCCATTAATAGATGAAATAGTTATATTTACTATAAAAGATATTCCAGAAAAATTTAATTCCTTAATACCAAAAAATATAAAAATAAAAAATAAGTTTTATGTATTATTAGTTTATTCTTTTGATTAAATTTAAAAAATTGAAAAAATGTATATATTGTAGTTATTTATTAATAAAATAATTAATTAAAATTAAAATGGTATATTCAAATGAATGCTATATTTACTCTAATACTGAAGCGACTCAATGTGAGAAACTTCAAGAATTTATTAACCAAATTACAACTCCCAAGAAATATAATTCTTCTTTAAATAAAAAGGAATATGATGAAAATACTCAAAGTAGTCTCGATGAACCACAAATTTTAAATTATGTTAATCAAGATATGTTTTCAGATTGTCTAAAATATAAAGTACTTAATCGTCACGATTGTATTGGATTTTCATTTACTGATCTCCGGTTTGATGTAATTGTTTTTTTGCGTAATAATAATTTTCTTACTATTTATGATTCTGATAATAATGAAGATGAAAAAGAAAGTGATTATATTTCAGTAGCAGACCTCAAGTCAAACTATAATGTTATTGAATTACTTTGCGAACTTTTCTCTGATTATAACACAACTTATGGATTTTTAGAACGTAATACGAAATATATTGAATATATTTGGAATTGGATTGAAGAAGAAAATCCCAAGGCATTAGTAAATTACGCAAACCAATCTTCTACATTAATTCATTGCATTATCAATAGTAAAAATACTCAAATTAAAACTATTTATTTTGAAAAATATGTTAAACTATGGGATTTTTATTATCCTACGCATGAATTTGTATCTACTTATGAACAAAATGAAACGGTTGACGGTCTCAATGTAATTTTGGCTCTTTGTCGTAATTTTATGTCAGCTGAACTAAAATATGTATTTACTCGTCCTAATTATAATTCTAAAAATTATACATGGTATCAGCATTATTCTAACAATAATAAAACATTTACAGTACCACTTATTTCATTTCTACTAGAAGAAAATAGTTGGATGTGTAAACCATCAGACCTTGAAAAATTCGCTGAAATAATTGATGTATTAATTACTTATGGTAAATTTAATTATGATTTACAAGTAATTGAAACAGGTCATACTATGGGTGATTATCTAGAACATTATGGCTATAACTATTTTGGATCTTGTATAATGGATACGATTTTCAAACACGAAGAACCTTGTTCGGCTACAAATAAACCATTTCCCACATTTTATTTCCCCGATGAAAATATTCCATACAGTATGATTCAATGTAAGTATGAATATTTAAAGAGCCAGTATTTAAGTGAAAAGATTATGAAGGAACTTGATGAAGAATATAAAAAAACAGGATTAAATTACGATAAATTTTTACAAACCAGTGGTTTTATTCACTTAGTTAAATAAATTTTTTTATTAATATTTAATTTTTAATTTAAATAAATTTTTTTATTAATTCAAAAATTGTTAAACATATACCCATATTAATGAATCCCATACTAGCTCTTAAATGAGATCCTCGCATATAATCTTTAAAAGTAGTTAAATCGTTTTTTATTTGTGATTGTTTTAATGTTTTTATCGTATCAAATGGGTGTGATAAATAACAACCTAATAATCCTCCTATAGCACCATATGCTGCCAAGATTGGCAAAGAATCATATTTTTTTCCCATTTCTCTCATATTAAAAACCAAACCAACAAAAATAATATTTCGAGTACAATGCGGAACAAACCCAGAGTAATAGTTAGTATTTTTATTATTAAATATTTTATTTATTTTCATAACTTCTACAGGAGTATCAACTAATGTTTGACAAAAGCCAGAAATAATAGGTACGCCTAATATATGATATTTTTTATCAAGATTATATTTTAAATAATCTTGTGAGAAAAGAAAGATAGAACGAGAAGGCATATTTCCTAAAGCTCTTGGCACAAATCCTTTATACAAATTACCTAAAGTATATTTTAACTCATGTATTTTATTTGCCTGTTTATGTGTTTTTACTACATCAAATGGTTGAGTAATAGTAATTTCAATAAATGAAGATATGATAGAAGGAATTATTAATTGTGATGACATTTTATATTATAATATTAATAATTTAATATTAAATCATTTTATATTCAATATTTAAAAAAATTGAAAATTATATTAGTATATATACTTAATAATATATAATATAATAATTAATAATCAACATGATTACCGATATGATTCATGATATAACAAGTAATATTATAGAAGAAGATGGATACTCTCCGAGTGTATTTCATTATGTTCCTAATTTTATTACAAAGGAAGAAGAAAAAGAACTTTTTAAATATTTAGAAAATATTAATGATTTTTACGAAAAACCTAAAATGACTGAAGGGTTTTCTCGTCTTCAAAAATGGTATCAAACCGATCAAAAATATTTTTGTCCTCTATGGAGGGAACGTTATCCTCAGTGGACTTCGTGTTATATGGATGAAACTATTATTAATCTAATTGCAAAGATTCAAAATTTTGCTTATGATATTCCCAATATCAATAGTATTCCTAATATTAATAGTTGTTTGATTAATAAATATCAAACTGGAGAAAATTTTATTGCTCCTCATCGCGATTCTCCTCTTTCATTTGGAGAAGAACCAGTTATTATTGGATTATCAATTGGTCAGAATCGTCCTATTAATTTTCATCGTAATGAAAAAAAATCTGGAAAAGATTTTTCATTTGAATTAGAGAGTGGATCTATTTTTATTATGGCTGGTTCTAGTCAACGATTTTATCAACATTCTATTGATAAATATGATTGTAAAAATGTACGTTATTCACTTACATTTCGCGAATTTATCCTGTAATTATTTTATTTATATTTTTATTTTTTATTTATATTTTTATTTTTTATTTATATTTTTTTCTATTTTAATAATATATTGAATGAAATCAAATTTTATTGGAGATTTTCCTAAAAATAAATTAGAACAAGATTCAAACTTGGAATTATTAAATGTAATTTCTAGTTTTCCTACTATCAATGAAAATTATAATTTATCAAATTGTGTTGTTTATAAACATAATTTTACACAAGTATTACATCCAAATTCAAATAATGTAACCCCATCATTATCTACTATATATACACCAAATCAAATAAGAAAAGCATACGGTCTTGATAAAATTGTAATTTCGGGTAATAGACCAGGAGATGGTATTACAGTAGCAGTTGTTATTGCATATTCATATCCAAATCTTCAAACAGATTTTAATACATATTGTAATCAATTTAAACTTCCATTACAAACTTTAAAAATTGTAAAAATGCCAGGTGCAACATATGATGAAGGGTGGGCGTTAGAAGAATGTTTAGACGTCCAACAAGTTCATGCAATGGCGCCATATGCTAAAATAATGGTAATAGAAGCAAAATCCGCATCTTTAATAGATATTTTTGCAGCCATAAATTATGCAAATAGAAATGGAGCAAATGTTGTTTCAATGTCATTTGGTATTACCGAATTCTCTCAACAAATAAATTATTTAACATATTTTAATAATAGTTCTATATGTTATGTTGCATCATCTGGAGATACTGCGGCAAGAATAGAATTTCCATCATCCTCGCCAAATGTATTATCTGTTGGTGGTACAACATTAGAATTAGATATATGTGGTAATAGAGTAAGCGAAGTTACTTGGAATTCTGGAGGATGTGGTATATCGAGATATATTAATAAACCAATATATCAATCTGGTATTTCAACTATACCTGGTACTAAGAGAACGTGTTGTGACTTATCATTAGTAGCAAATCCAGATACAGGGGTTTATACTTATTTTAATAATTCATGGTATGCATTGGGTGGTACTTCTTTATCTGCCCCATGTATGGCAGGCATGTTAGCAATTTGTAATCAACTTAGAAAAATAAACAGAAAAAAAACAATGTTAACAACCGTTGCAAATGCTTCTAATAGTATTATGAATTGCATATATAAAGATTTATATTTACCATCATTGACTGGTAATCCTACAAAATATATAGCAAATTTTAATGATATAAATAATGGTACATCTGGTGGATTTATTTCAATTAATGGATACGATTATCCTACAGGATTAGGATCACCTAAAATGAATGTACTAGCAAATACGTTTTTAAATATTAAATAGCTAAATTTTATATTATTATAATATATTAATATATAATGAGTTTAAATGAAAATGATTTAATTAGTGTATTATGTTCTGATAATACATTAAATATTTATTATAAAGATAATAGACCATTTGGAAATAATGGTCGTGTAATCTTATCTGGAAATATTAAAAATCAAAATATAGGAGGTAGTTCAATAATAGATTACAATGGTAGAATTGTATTTACCACTAGTGGTAGATTATATACTGATACAGATGATTCTGATTTTTATACAATGAGATATTTAAATGATGGAACACTTGATACATCTTTTGGAGATAATGGTATAGTTAAAACTAATATAGTTGATGCAGGTGGTTCGGATTACAGTTATGCTATAGCAATTGATTCACAAAATAGAATAATTGTTGTAGGGAATGGAATTGAATATTCTGGAATTACTAATTATTATGCTATAGTGCGTTATTTAGAAGATGGTTCGTTAGATGAATCTTTTGGATTAAATGGTATAAAATTATTACCACCATTATCTACAAATGATACCCTAACTTGTGTAATTATTGATAGCAATGATAATATTATAGTTTCTGGTACATATGAGACATCAACAATAATAATGAGATTATTAGAAACTACTGGAAATTACGATTTAACTTTTGGAGAATCAGAATCAGGTTATGTAATATTAACTCCTAATTCATTTTTCCCAAAAATAAAACTTGATTCACAAGACAGAATAATATTAAGTGGTACACATTTTATAGATAATAGTGGTAATTTTTTATTGGCTCGTCTTACTTTGAATGGTATATTAGATTCTAGTTTTGGCATTGATGGTATAATTATATTAGATTTAGCAGGAACAAATGGTAATAGTTCAGCATTTAATATTGCAATCGACGAAGATGATAATTATTATCTTGTTGGTTCTAGAACAATTATATCAGATTTCCCATATATAGTAGCAGTTAAATATGATTCTTTAGGAGTACGTGATATATCTTTTGGTGAAAATGGTATTGCAAAAATAGAACCTGGAATATTTTCAATTGCTACCACAGTAACAATTGATGCAAATAATAAATTAATTATTGGTGGATTTAGTTTAGTAAATGATATAGAAGCATCAACCGATTTTGTTGTAGCTAAAATGTCTTTAACAGGACAATGGGATGAAACTTTTGGTAATAATGGATATGTAACAACAGATATAAATGGTTATGCAAATGATTTTCCTGCTTCTGTAGTAATAGATTCACAAAATAGAATAGTAGTTACAGGGTTTACTAAATATAACGAAGATTATTATAATTATTGCGTAATTAGATATACTGAAAATGGATATATTGATAATAATTATAGAATATATACTAAATATAGTTTAGATAATGGTGTATCATGGAATCCAATATCTACTGTTAATAAATTTAAATCGGATTATGATAAAGCAATATTATGTTTAGATTTAACTACACAATCTAGATCAGAAGTATATACAATTAAGTTTAAAACAAATACAGATATTGAATCAAATACAATATATGTATCGGATACTGATTATTCTAATAGAAATAACAATAATATTCAAAATAATATTATAAATCAACTAATACCAAGTAATATAATAGCAAAAAGATTATTTATATAATTTATATAATAAAAATATATAAAGTTAATATATAAATTTAATATGAGTAACATAATAGAAAATGATTTAATAAATGCATTTTGTTCGGGTAATACTCTTTCAATTTATTATAAAGACAATAGACCTTTTAATAAAAATGGGAAACTAATTATAGATGGAACTGAAAACCCTATAATACCATTTGGAAGTATTTTAATAGATTCATATGGTAGATTAGTTTATTCAACTTCATCTTCATTAGGAGAAGGTATTGATGCAAATGTATATACTAGACGTATATTAAATGACGGAACAACAGATACAACGTTTGGTGTAAATGGTGAAGTTATTACAAATGTTTTTGGAGAAAATTTAAATGATTTTGGTTTATCTAATTGTATTGATTCACAAGATCGTATTATAGTAGCTGGAATGAGACAATATGATGGACCTCCTATACTTGACATATTAGTTATAAGATATTTACAAAATGGAAATTTAGACCCTTCTTTTGGTACGAATGGAATACTTAATATACCTACTATTAATAACTTAAATGTTATTTATCAAGTAATTACTGATAGTAATGATAATATATTAATAACTGGTAGTACAGGAGATTCAGATCAAATAACTATTAAAATATTAGGTACAAATGGTACGGTTGATACTTCTTTTGGTCCAACAAGTGAAGGATATACTTTATTAAGCTTTGATATTGGTGGAACATATTGCCCATCCACAAATTATAGTATTAAAATAGATAGCCAAGATAGAATATTAGTTGGTGGTTCAATTGATTTTCCAGAAATTGATGGTAATACAAATTTTATTATAGGGCGAATGGATTCAAATGGTATACCAGATTTAACATTTAATGCCGATTTAAGTGGTTGTATTATTATTGATATATCTGGTAGTAAAAGTAATGATTTAATATTATCAATTGCAATTGATTCTGAAGATAATTATTATTTAGGAGGGTATTCACAAAATCCAATTACAGATGAAACAAATGTAAGTATTATTAAATGTTTACAAGATGGTACAATAGATAATACATTTGGAGATAATGGTACTGCTAGTTTAAAAATAAATGATGGTGATACATATGCTAATTCATTATTAATTGATTCACAAAATAGATTGGTAGTAAGTGGTTATACAAAGAATCCTATTCAAAATAATAATTTTTTCGTAGCGAGATTTTTAATAAATGGTATAATAGACACATCATTTAATAATATTGGATACGTAGAAACTGATATTATTACAAATAGTGATGATTATGCTTTATCTATGAATATTGATTCTCAAGATAGAATAGTTATATGGGGAATTATAGGTACAGGACCATCCTATTCAGCTATAGTAAGATACAGGGAAAGTGGTAATATAGATTCTAAATATAGATTTTATACCGAATATTCGTTAGATGGTGGAGTATCATGGAAAACTATTTATGGATTAAGTAAATTTAAGGCAGATTATGATAAAAATGTTTTATTACTTAATTCAAATAATACAAGTGGTTTTGATGAATTCAATATTATATTAAAAACTTCAAAAAATGAATTAAGTAATACATATACAATTAAAAATTATCAAAAAATATTAAATAATACTATAATTAATGAAAATAATATAATAAATAATATCGCATCTTTTAACAATTTATTAAATATTGCTAATAATTTTCATAATAATATATAATCTTCCATAAATTTCCCATTTTATTTAATACTAAAAACAATTTATAATTTATTTTGATATATTATAAATGAATAATATTATTGAACGAGATTTAATAAGTGCTACATGCAATGGTGATAAAATAGCATTATTTTATAAAGATAATAGACCTTTTGGTTCAAATGGAGTTGTTACATTTAGTGATAATTTTAATATTACAACTGATTATGGTAAAGGTAAAGGTGTTATTGATTCAAATAATAGATTAATACTAAGTGCAACTATTTTTGATACTGTAGAAGATAATACTAATTTTAGTACAATTAGAGTATTAAATGATGGTAATTTAGATTTAACTTTTGGTACAAATGGGTATGCTATTACTGATATTAATGGTGCTTTAAATGATGATTATGCTACTACAAACGTACTTGATTCTCAAGAAAGAATAATTGTAGGTGGGTTTACAAATGCTCCTAATAGTATTTATACTATAGTTAGATACACCCAAAATGGAATATTAGATACAACATTTGGAACAAATGGTATTGCAGTTTTAAATGATTTATCTCAAGCTTCTTTTTTAAATTCACTAGCTTATTTAACTGTAGATAATGAAGATAAAATTATAATTCAAGGAAATAAAGATAATAAAATTTTTGTAGCAAGATTATATAATGATGGTACATTAGATACATCATTCGGTTCTGGTTTAGGATATATTATATTAAATGATTTTGCTGTTTCACAATCAGCTGGTATTCAAATCGATTCAAGTAATAGAATTATTCTTGCTGGTACAATTAATAGAGTTGATACCAATGACGATTTTGCTAGTATTAGATTAACATCAAGTGGTATAATAGATGCTGCTTATGGCGTTAATGGTTATGCATTATGTGATATATCCGGAAACATGGTTAATGATTCTGCATATAATTTAATATTAGATAATAGTGATAATAGTTATGTTTGTGGTGTAACTAATATTGATGATTTTGATAATATAGTAATTGTAAAATATGATGTAAGTGGAAATGTTGATACTAATTTTGCAAATAATGGAGTATTAACTATTCAAGTTAATAATGTAGATTTAGGTTCATATGCAATTAATATTGATACACAAGAACGTTTAATAGTAGGAGGTTATTTAATTAATTATGAAACAAGTGATGATTTTGTAGTAACTAGAATAGATTTAAGTGGTAATATTGATACATCTTTTGGACCAGATATTAGTGGTTTTGTAATAATTGATATTAGTAATAATTCATTTGATGAATTTCCAATAAGTATTTTAACTGATTCACAAGATCGTATTGTTTTATTTGGAATAGATTATAATGTTATTAATGATAAATTCGAACAATCAATAGTAAGATTAAGAGAAAGTGGTTTATTTGATTCATCTTATAGATTTTATACTTATTATTCAATTGATAATGGTACTACATGGAATAAAATACAAAAAATAAATAAATTTATTTCAGATAATGAAAAAACTACAATAATTATTGATATACCTTTTGATTATTTAGGAAATAATAATTATAATATTGTTCTTAAAACTAATAAGAATGAATTATCTAATACATTAAGCATAGTTACTAATTACAGAACACAATCACAAACTACTAATATTAGAGGTATGATATTTGAAAGTATTTTACCCATAGCATATGATGTATCTGTATTTGTGAGAAGAAATTGATTTATTTTAAATTATGGTCTATATGAATGGTGAATAAAAAAAAAATAAAAAGTTATAAAGTAACGCAAATATAATTTTATATTTTAAATGAAAAAACCCTTAAAATAGATAGCAAAATGCATATATATATACTTTTTCAAAAACGGTTGATAAAATTTTTAAAAATTATTTTGTTGTATAAGATTATATATTATGACTGACGTTGTTTACAACATTGACTTCATTGTCAACGAGTTTATTACATTAACTCAAAACGCTAGAATCGCTTCACTTGCCCCCAACGTAATCCTCAACATTGATTACGTTTTAACACTTGAAGTCGCCAACCTCACAGGCTTATTTCCCATTACATACCAACAAAACGCTGCCAACGCTGAATTATTCGACCTTGACGTTTCAATGAACTCTACCACCATGGAATCCTACATCAACAGCAGCACAGCCAACTGGGCTGTTGCCAAACTTAACAACGCTGTTGTTACATCTGGTTTAACTGCCTCCAACGAATTACCCAAAGCTTTATTAGAAACCATCGCTCTCAGAGTCTTCGGTAGTGGTAACGCCAGAGCCGCCATAGTTAACGATAACTCAATCGATGCTGAAGTTCTCAACCACAAGACCGACTTCTTAAACGTCCTCACCAACAAGAGAAACGATCTCTTCAAGGCATACGTCGACTCCGGCAGAATTGCCCCTGGCGATGTCACCCAAGCTGTCACCATGAACCTCGCCAACACACACCTCTCATTCCCCATGTACATTACAGGCTCAATCCTTGACCCCACAGGCAACGTTCTCAGCCTCTACCCATATGCTGACGGTTACGCATCATACGCTGGTTACGGCACAATGGCCAACGGTGAATACAACATCCCCGTCCTTGTCAGATTCCACCAATCCGCATAGATTTTGTAATCAATATTACTAATTTATTAAATTAAAATTATTTTTGTGAAATATTTAAATTTCACAAAAAAATATAATTATAAGATATAATGACAGATTTAAGCCCCGATTTAGAGTATTTTAAATGGATAAATGGTGTTAATAACGAAAGTCGTACATTTTCAGCAAAAGATTCTGATAATAATATTTATTTTCTAGGTACATCCCTTTCACCATCTATTACAATAAATAATGTAATATATGAAAGATATACTCAATTAACAAACTCTTTAGTTTTAATTAAATTTTCATCATCTGGTAATGTATTATGGTTAAAATGGATAGAATCTTCGAGTGTTTTTAGTTATGAATCAATTACAATTTACAAAAATACAGATATATATTTATCTACAACTGTAGCTACCTCAAATAGTATTATATATATTAATGGAGTAAGTTCGGGTACAAGTAGTAATAATAATAATAGTTTTATTGCAAAATTTACATCAAATGGAGCAGTAACATGGTTAAGATTTTTAATAACAAATGGTGGAAATTATATTTATTCGTCAACTACTGATCCTAGTGGAAACTTATATTTAGTAGGTACAGCATCAATAAATAATCCCATGACCTTGAGATATAATGGTATTGCATACACAAAAACTGTAGCCGGACAAGATGGTTATTTAATAAAAATAAACAACGATGATACAAATTCAATAAATTTTATTAAATGGATTATAGGTATTTCAACTGAAAATATAATGAATATTGCATTAGATAGAAATAATAATATATTTATTACTGTTTATACATATAATCCAATATCATTTAATATAGATGGTGTAAGCTATACTACAAATATTAGTAGTGATAATACAGTTGGTACTTTTTTAATTAAATTTAATGCAAATAATACTGTAAGCTGGGTTAAAAGTATTAATGGTTCAAGTGATGAATATCCAACTGATATTAAAATAGATAATAGTAATAATATAATTTTATCAGGTTATACTAATTCAGGTACTCTTAATATTAATGGTACGGTATATCAAACTGCTATAGTGAGTGCTGCTATATTTTTAGTAAAATTTGATACAAATGGTTCAGTTAGTAATTTTTTATGGATAGAAGGTAATTCTGCCGATCAAAGTTCAGTATTGCAAATTGATACTAATAATAATATATATTTTACAGGTTATACTGTTTCGAGTTCATTAAGTATAAATGGAACTTCATATACTAAAGGTGGTGGAGCTGCAAAAGCCGGTTTTGCAATTAAATTTAATTCAAATTTACAATTAAGATGGATTGAATGGGTATCTGGTGTATATTCAAATAATTTAAAAATAATTTTAGCTAATAGTGATAATGAAATTTATTTATCAGGTAATACAAATTTGTCTACGTTAAAATTTAAAGGTGTTACTTATTCTAGAACAGGAACAGATGATGCATCATTTTTAATTAAAATGTCAAGACCCAATAATATTAATTTTGTTGTTGATGAATATATAACTATAACTCAAAATGCAATGTTGGCTACAAATGTACCAATTACAACACTTAATATTGATTATTCTTTATCATTAGAAGTTAATAATTTAATCGACTTATTTAATATTACATATCAACAAAATTCATTAAATGCAGAAATGTATGATATAAATGTTGTAATGAATAATATTTTGATGAATCAATATTTAAATGATATACAAAATTGGTCGATTAGCAAATTAAACAATAATGTAGTAAGTGTTGGATTAACTAATACAAATGAATTACCAAAAGCTTTATTAGAAACAATAGCTCTTAGAGTTTTTGGTAGTGGAAATGCAAGAGCGGTAATAGTAAATGATTATTCTATAAACGAATCAGTTTTATCACATACTAATGATTTTTATTATTATTTTAATAATAGAAGAAATCAATTCTTTCAAGCATATGTTGCATCTGGTAGAATTAGCGGAGGAGATGTATCACAACCGGCTATAATGAATCTTAATAATACTAGATTATCATTTCCGATGTATGTAACCGGAAAGATGTTTGATTCAACAGGTAATGATCTTATTTTGAATCCATATATAGATGGATATAGTTCATATAACGGTTACGGTACTATGACAAACGGTGTTTATAATATTCCAGTTATTATTAGATTTCATCAAAATTGAAAATAAAAATTATAATATAAAAATATAATGGAAAACATAATTGTTTCTATTGATTCTGAATTTAGAAATAAAGAATTATATCCAAATGCTTCTAATTTCGTTTATGATTTTAAAGAATTTTTAGTAAATATTCGTACAATTTCTTTATCATCTATTGAATTTCCTAATACATTTTATACATTTACAGAAAAAAGAGATAATATATCATTTAAAATAAAGGATATAAGTAATAATATTTTTAAAATAGAATTAATTGAAGGTTCGTATACATCTGACTTTTTACTTAATTACGTTCAAGATGCATTTAATAAATTAATATCTACTAATTTAACTACTCAAAAATTTTTTATATCTTTTAATGAAATATCATCAAAAGTAACTATTAGTAGTGATTTAAATTTTGAATTGTATTTAGGAAATACAACTAAATATACATGTTTAGGACGTCATATGGGTTATTTAAATGATGAATATTCTGGTAGTAATACTTATACATCTGAAAATATTTTAAATGTTATAGGAGAACAATATGTATATTTAATGATAAATAATTGGGGCGGGGTTCAAGTATATGATATTAAAGATAATAATTCTTATATAAAATGTGTTTTTGCTAAAATATTATTAACACAACAAAAAACATATATTATCTTTGATGGACAGTCAAATTTAATTACAAAAGAATATACATTTAGAGGTTTGGAAAAAATAAAAGCAGTGAAAATATCAATTGTTGATAAATATGGATGTCCTATTGATATGAATCAAGATTTTTCATTAACATTAGAATTCAAAAAGATTTATGATTACAAATTATTAAAATAATTACAAATTATTAAAATAATTACAAATTATAAAATAATTTAATTAATTTAATTAATTTAATTAATTTTAAAAACCTTTACTTCATAATATGTATCAAAACATGGCGGGTTATCAAGTTTATTATATTTATATATATTTATTTTTTTATTAATTTCTGCAAATTTATCATTTCTTTTTTGGGCGGTATTAAATTCGGTATACCAATGATTTGTCAATTCCGTAAAATCTTTTTCAACTTGATAGTATTTATTTATATAAAATGGAGTCAATCTAATGTCTTTAATATAATTAAAACCTGTAATTGGAGACATTGAACTATTTACTGCTACGGGACTTACTACAGATAATCCACCAGTAATTATATTACCTGTTGCATGTACTACAAAAGCTTTATCATTTATTTCACTTAAAGAATTTACAGAATATGTATCTGATCCACCTATATTAGAATTATTTGATGAATTTGGTGTATTTAAAGTATTTAAAGTATTTAAATTATTTTGATTTAAAGATGTACCTGAATTACTTATATCAATACTTTCTATATTAGAAAAACTTTCATAATTAACGGGTTCCGTCATTTAAAATAATATTATATAATTATATAATATTTAAATGGAGCTAACATCTTTAATGTGTATTTTGAATGATAAAATACCTGAAGCACACAAACAACTTGTTGATTATCAAATGAAGAAAAATAATATTAATTATTTATTAGTACAGTTTAATTTTGATAATTTAAGAGATAAAACAGCTTATTTAACATTAGACAAGCAAACAAATACAGTTAATAAAATATTATTAATTGAAAATCTTACATACATTAATACTAAAGTTAATTTTATGTCAAATTTAAATGAACTTAAAAGTAATTCTTATTTATCTAATTCAGTTTATTTTATGAACGAATTTGAAAAGGAAGAATTAGAAGATAAAATTAAATTTGGAATATGTTTACCAAAAGAAAAGAATATACAAAATAACAATATATTTAGCGAACAATATGAAATAGGAAAACATATATATATTCATAAAAATGCTTTGAGTGATAAAAAATGGGTATTGAATAAATTACTACATGAAAAAAGTTATAATAATTTAATAATGTCACCAGATAATGAGGCTTATGAAAAATATCTTGATAAAAATAAATGTTATTTATCTATATTCTATTTAACTGATGACAATATTCATATATTTTGTAAAAATCAACTTAATACAGAACATTATAATTTAAGATTCATATTATTAATTAATATTACAGATGTAACTAAAAATAGTAAACATTTAAAGAAAATTATCGAAAGTAATAGATGTGAATTTTTTATTATCGGTCACATAAATAGTTTACAATTAAAAGCAAAATTACAAGATGAAAAATTTAAAAACATGGATGTAATAGAATTAATTAATGATTGTTATGTTGTTATCGAAAATAAAGATTTATATTTATTAAAATTATTACAATTCATTCAAATGAAATTAGTAAAAGCTCATGAAAGGGTAATTTTAGTAAAAGATATATCAAGAAAATTAGATTCAGTTATTGCCGAATTAAATGAATATGAAAATTTCTATGAAAATTATATTAAAAATGAATATATGGCAATATCAACATTAATATTCAATCAAGTTATTTTTACTAATTTTCATACTCGTTATCAAACAATATTAGATAATTATCCAGTAGTTAATGAGAAAACATTTATTGAAAAAACATTACAAAATAAAATTACTTACCAAAAAGAAAAATCAGATAGTGAAAATTTAGATATATATATGGGTATTAAAATGTATGATTTTGCAATGAAAATTATCGATAAATTAATTGAAGACAATTATGATGTGTATAATGGTTTTGATTTAATTAAGAAAAGAGTAGCTTTAGATGTTTTATGTGAAAAAATGATAGATCAATCAAATTTATTAAGAGTAATTAATTCATTAAATGATATTACTTTATTAAAAGACATTTGTATATTAGCAAGTCAACATCCTAATAAACAAATTATTGAAAAATGTTTTGGTCGTTTATTATCACTTTTAATAGAAAGAAATGATCTAAATGATAAATTAATTATTAAATTTTGTATTAGTAAATTAAAAAATTTTACTGAAAAAGAAACAGCATATTTATTATTGAAATATGTTAAAAATTTAGAACCTACCGAAACAGATTCTAAATTAGTAAAAGATGATTTAATGAAAGTTATTAGTATCTTTTTGAAATATAACATGAATGATATGGATTTAGTTTCTAAATATGAAGAATTATTAGACAATAATGTTATTAATTTAGAAGATATATCTGGTTCTCAAATAACAGAATATTTATATGATAAATCATTAAATTTTAATCCATATTACAAATCAATTGATTCTATGTATCAAAACAGAGAAAAAATTAATAAAAATTTAGATATATTAATAGAATCATACAATGTTAAATATAACTTAGATACAATTCTTAATGTTATGCCAAACAATTTTAATTTATCATATCAAGGTGTACCTTCGTGTGAAATATTTAAAAAGAGATGTAGTTTATTCAGAAAAATATGCCCCGAACTTAATTTTGTAACTGATTTAACATTCAAAAATGAAAAAATTAATGTATTATTTCATGCAGAACAATTAACTCGCGAACATAGTGTTTATAAAGATAGACATCAAGTTATAGCTCAATTAAGTAATGATGAACGTTTTAATGTTTACTTCACAACATTTGCAAAATTAAGTGAAAATGTTAAATATACTTTTGGAAAGGCAAAACATATTATTTTACCTCAAAATTTAGGATTAATTAGACAAAAATTAGTTGATTTAAAATTAGATGTAATATGTTATTGCGAACTTGGTATGCACCCTATATCATATTTTATGGCATTCATGAGATTAGCAAAAGTACAACTTAATTCATGGGGACATTCAGATTCATGTGGTATTGATACTGTTGATTATTTTATCAGTTCGAAATTATATGAATTACCTTATGAAGAATCACAAAAACATTATAGTGAAAAACTAATTTTATTAGATTCATTATCAACCTATTATATTAATCCAATGTCGCGTCACATAGGTAAAAGATTTAGAACACGTAATCAATTAGGTATGACAGATGAACTTGATATTTATTTCTGTGCTCAAAGTGGATTTAAATTAACACCATTTTACGATGATTATTTAATAAAAATATTAGAAGGTAATAAGAATGCTCGTGTAATATTATTACATTCAGCCGAAATAGACAAAATTATTTCAAGATTTAATAATAAAAATATTGGTAATCAATTAGTTGTAATACCACAAGGAGAACATTTTACATACTTAAATTATATTAATATTAGTGATGTTATACTTGATCCCTACCCTTTTGGTGGATGTAATTCAAGTTTAGAATCATTTAGCTTAAATAAACCTGTAGTTACCCAACCAAGTAGAATGATTAATGGTAGATTTACATTAGGGTTCTATAAGAAAATGGGTATTGAAGATTTAGTAGCCAATAATATGGAAGAATATGTCGATATCGCTAAAAGATTAATTAGTGATAAAGATTTTTATAAACAAGTAACAGAAAAGATTAAAGATAACCATTCTAAATTATTTAATGAGGATTTAACTATAACCGAATGGAAAGATTTAATTATTAATTTTTTATCATAATTTAGATTATATTGTTTAGATGTTTAGATTTAGAAATTTATATAATCAAAATAACGATTTTGCTATTTTACAAAATGTAAGGAAGATGTACCAAATATTTAATAATTATGAATTTATTATAGAACAAAAGAACGAATATATAAAACAATTACAAGACACTCAAATAATTAATATGGATCCGGGTATGTATGTAGAAGAAGCGGTAGAATTAAAAATTAATACAACAGTTAAAAATAATTATATGAAATATATTCAAATATATGGTATACCAGAAGATGGTATTTTTCTTCAAGATTTGTTAGATAGTTTAGAAGGAGGAGAAAATTGTTAAATGTTAAATTTTTAATTCGATTTTTTTACTTATTTTTAAAATTTTATAATTATAATAAATTAAAATATGTCGCAAATATCCACAAATATTAATTTATCTCAAGCATTTACATTAGAAATAGCTCGAGATAAATTATCAGCATTAAAAAATATTCAGAAAGGTTATATTCCCAAAATAGATTTATATATTTCAATTATTCATTCATGTATTCAAATACAGAAAGGGATTGTAATTGATAAATATTTAGATGAAACAAATTTAAAAGATATTATTTTGGAAATATATTCAACAATAACATTGGCTACTGATTGGATAAATAAATCAGAATTAATAAAACAAGTTACAAGTATGTCACAAATATCTTCTGCGTCGTCGTCATCGTTTACTTTAAATTCCCTTAATACATTATTTAAAAAAAATACTTCAAATAGTCCAAGTAGAGATAGCTCAAGTCCCCAAAAAACATCAAGTGTGCATAATTCCTCAAAATCACAATCGCCTAGAAAAAAATCAATAACGCCCGAAGATGAAGATGATAATACTTTTTTTCAAAAAAAAATTAATACAAGATTAGAAGATATAATTAAAAAATTATCTTTACAAATATCATCAGAAAAACCATCAGAAAATATCACAATAGATGATATTCAAGATATAATTTTTGATTCAAAAGCAATTTTACCATTATATATAGATTACAATGGACCAATTGAAAAACCACATGACCCATTATATGGTGGTGATTTTAAAAGTAAACTCATAACAAAATTTACATTACCAAATTTGAGAGTAAATAATAAGAATTTTGAAGGGATTGAAGTAAATTGCAATTGTATAGATCAAAATTGGGGCGGCACAGGGCAATGTAATATTCGTTATTTTGTTAATGATAAATGGTTTGGACCAGCTTTTTATATTAATAGAGAAACCTCAAAAGATAACAATTATACTTTTATAATTAAACACGAAAATGTCAAATCTGGTGATAAAATTAATATATGGTTATGTTGTCCTGGATGGAATGGATGGTTTGCAAAATTAAATAGTATTGAAATTAAATTAAAATATTATTAATATTTTAATATTTAAATAATTAAACTTATTATTTAAATAAAATGAGTAATAGATACAAAGATATTATATTATGTGAACGAGTTATTGGGGGTAAAAGAGGCAATAAAAATTTAATAGAAAGTTCATTATTAGATTCTATGTATTTATTAACTGATATGTATTCCCGATTAGTTTTTTATTATACAATAACAAATGAAGATAGTATTATACAAGGCGTTGAATTTAATAAAAAAATTATTTTTGGGATAAAATATAATGATAATGAACTTGATACAAAAAAATGTAAAAAAATAATAAAAATAGATGGAAAAAATAAATATTTTGATTATATTAAAATACAAAATTGTATTAAGCCTGTAACAAATTCTATTCCAAATAGGGAAACAGAATATCGTCAATACATATGTTATATTCAAATTTCATATATGAATAAAGAATATACTATTGGCGTAGAAGGTAGTCCCGGTGCTCCGTGTACAATACAAAATAATAACTTAAATGGTATAATCGATGAAAGATACTATTTAGAAACAGAAAAAATAGAAAAACCATGTGTTATTTCAGGAGTAGGATTATGCAATACTGGTTTTTTTTGTTTACAAATAATAGAATCATTAAATGGTATAATAGATGAGTCGTGTATAGAACAATTTACTTATGGAAGAAGTGAAATTGGTTTTATAGAATCAAAAATAGATACAAATACTTTTAAAACTGATTTTTCAAAAAAAGTATTTATTAATACATTTGATTTTAGCAAAACTGATTTTTTTCATATTGATATTGATAGTAATGAAAATGATTGCGATTTTAATAAAAAAGTAAGAGCTGAAATACAAATTTTAAATTTGGAAACTAAATTAAAATTAACACTTGAAAAATTTATAATGGACTATCAATTAATTGGTATTGACGACCCAGAAGTATTAAGTTTATTAACTTTTATATTTTCACGTATTGCATATATATCTCCAACAGAAGAGGGGTTAAATCGATATTATCCTATGTTTCTATCTTTAATTGATAGAGCAATTGTAAATCGTGATTTTACTGTAATTCATGCAGTAAAAAGAATACATCGAATGTTAAATTATTTAATTTATAAAGAAAATGAAGATGAAGATATAATAAGAATAAAGAAAACCGTAGGTATATATGTACCAGAAAAAAAAACAACATTATTTAATATTGAAAAACCATTATTAGTAAAATTAAATAAAATTTGGAAATGTTTTTCAGAAACAGCAAATAAATCACAACAGATTCATCAATCACAAATAAGTTTAAATGCGTATCAAATATCTCTTTTATCCGGACAATATTATGGGTTCTCTATTATAACATTTTTGTGTCAAATATGTTTAATTGGTTTAATTGGAGTAAATTTTAAAGAAACAAATGTAAATAAAATATTTCCTATTATTGAAGGTAAAATAATTATCCCAGTTATAACTATATTTTCATGCATAATGGCTTGGAAACAAATGACTAATACTCGAGATTTTAGAAATATATTTCCAGATTTGAAATGGAAATATTTATCAGGTTATCTAGATATATTTTCAAATTATATATGTGCTATTGCAATTGTAATATTTAATTTCTTCTTGCTTGCTTTTAATGCGTCACTCATCGATATTGTATTAAATAGTATCGCTGCTCTTTTTATCATAGAATTAGATGATACAGCAGTATTCTTAACAAGTGATTCACTTATGGATCTTTTAAAGCAAAAATTAATTAATGAGATGTTTGATAGATTTAAAAAAATTCCGTCTATTTATTTTAATTCTAATTTAAATAATACATGGAAATATAATGATTCTAATATTTTATTAGAATTAAATAGAGAAAGATATTTATTAAATGAAGATAATATGGAAATTGAAGAAAATGAAAATTATTCAATATACGAAGATAATGAATCAAAATCTTCAAAACAAATTGAAGAAATATTTGAAACATCTTCTTTTAATAATTTTTTTGATACAAATAAAATTAAAGATATTTTAATATTTAAAGAAGATATCTCGACAAAAGATGCAGTAATTGAAGAAATAAATACTAAATTAGCTAGTAGAGAATCATTTGTTTAATAAAAATTGAAAATATAAATATATTATTTATTTAATAATTAATAATAATAACAATTTTAATATGTCACTTAATATGTCATCTATTATTCTTTCTCCTGGAATTAAAAATTTTGCGTATCCAAATGTGTTAGATATTCTAAATCAAAATTTTTCAATTCAACAATATAATAATTTAATTCAAATTGCAAATTCTAATAATTTGTGGCAAGCAATTGACGAAGATTCTAATCGAAACGAATGTGGTTGGCTCAATTCACTTGTTCGTATTTGTACCGTAGAGTGCCAAACTTAAGACACTCGCGCTAGCGAAAAGTACTTAATTTAAAATAGTTTTTTTATAAAAATTGAAAATAAAAATATATTACTTTTTAAATTAATTATTAATATTATTAATTTAAAATGTCATACCATAATGATGAATTTTTATTTTTACACTTCACATATAAATTATGTGAAAAAGTAGACGATTCGTGTAATGATTCCGAGTGTAGTTGCGACGAATATGCATGGATATATTGCCCTTGTTATTTTACATTTGATATTATTAGTTGTCCAATCCGTTCAGTTCGTTATGTATATAATAATCAAAAAAAATCTAAGATTTCTATTAAAATTATTGATGTTGAAGATATATATGTTGTAGAAGATATATATGTTGATGGAGATAGATATGTTGTGAATAAACAACCTGATTAATTTATTTATTAAAATTTATTATTTATGTATAAAAGTAATTAAGAGTAATAAATAAACTTTTTATTAAACATATATAAATAAAGTTTATGTAATATTATTAATTAACTATTATGTCAAAATCAAATATTTCTAAGAAAATTATTAAAAATAAAATAAAGTGTAAAACTAGTGTAAATCTTTTACCAGAACCTATACCTGAACTTTCTTCAATTTTAAATTTTGATAATAATTTAGATAATAATTTAGATCTAACTTTAAATTTATTACATCAAAAAGATTCTGATATTAAATCTTCTAATATTAAACCATCTATTCTAGAAGATAATAATTATGATATTAAATATATTATTCATACAGGTGATATACATATTAGATTATTTGAACGAGAAGAAGAATACAAATCTGTATTTAATAGATTTTATGATGATCTTAAAAATAGAAATTTAAATAAAACTAATTCTGTAATTGTTATAACTGGTGATATCATGCACGATAAAGAGAATATACATCCTACATCTTTAGAATTATGTACTAATTTTTTATCTAACTTGACATCAATTACAAATATTATATTAATAGCTGGTAATCACGATATGTGTGATAATAACCCAAATATCAATACTTTAAAATCTATAATTTCTACAAATTTTTTTACACATAATAAAATATATTTTATAGACGACAATACCACTTATTTATACAATAATATTATTTTTGGCCTAACCAAAGTATATGACTTAAAAATTACTCCTTGTGTTTTATCTGAAGATTATTCCAACAAAATTAAAATAGGTTTATATCACGGACGTGTAATTTCCCATCTTAATGAAAATGAAATGTTTTTCGTCAAAGATGATAGTGTTAATTATAAAGAATTCAAAGATTATGATTATGTTCTTTTAGGAGATATTCATCAACAACAATATTTAAATGAAGAAAAAACAATAGCATATTGTGGTTCACTTATTCAACAAAATAAATCTGAATCAATAAATAAGGGTTATCTTTTATGGAATCTAAAGAAAAAATCATCAGAATTTATAATTATTCCAAACGATCACGTTACTCTTAAAATAACTATTGGTTCTGATGGCAAATGGAAAAAGGCATTATTTGAAAATGCTTATCCTAAATATCTAAAATTAGACATTTTATCTAACTCTGAAAATAAAAAAGATATTGAATCTGTATATGATTGGTATTCGAAAAAAGGATCACAAATTGTAGAACTAAATGAACGTTTTGAAGTTCATAAAAATAAAATTAATGATATGATTAATATAAATAACTCTGACACTAATTCAAATGATAATAAAGGTGAAAATAAAGGTGAAAACAATAGTTTATGTTTATTATCAAATAAAGAAAAAATATGTGATTTAATTCTAAAAGGTATCAAAGACGAATTTAAAAATGAATCACTTAAAACAAAAATTAAAGATCTTGTAAAAGGAATAAAAATTAAAGATAGTTCTGTAAAAAATATTAGACTACATACCTTGAAATTTGATAATTTTATGAAATATGGTGAAGGTAACATTATTAATTTTAATAATTTAAAAAATATAAATGGTTTATTTTCTTCAAATTCTGAAGGTAAAAGTACAATTATTGATGTAATTTTATATTCTATATACGGAGAATGTACGCGTGGTAGTACAATTGACTTGATTAATAATCAATCAAAAAGAATGTCAATTGAAATAGAATTAGAAGTAAATGGAATAAAATATAAAATAACAAGAAAAGCTGTACGTAATGGTAATAAACAGTTTTCGCGCAAAGTAGGAACAGAATTAATTATTTATGAAAATGATAAAAATATATCAAGCGATATTAAGAAAAATACTAAAGTAATCACAGAGAAGATATGTCCTTATGAAGATTTTATTCATAATTGTATTATTTCACAAAATACTAAAGTAAATTTCTTAAATTTTACTCCAAAAGAAAAGAATGAATACTTGTATAAAATTTTTAATATTGAAGTATTAAAAGATATAGATAAGAATTGTGCTAATATAGTTCGTAATATGAAAACAGAATTAACAAGAAAGAAAAAGAATTTAAGTATGTATTCTCATTATGGAACAACATCTGACGAAATAATTAAAAAAATGCAAGAACTATTAGAACAAAATCAAAAGAATCATTTTGAAAAAGAAAAAGATATGGAAATCAGTTTAGAAGAATCAACAAAAATAAAAACAAAATTTATAAATTTAGAAAATTCTCTAAATAATTATGTATTAGAATTAAATAAATATAAATCAAATAATAGTATTAATATTACTACACAAGAATATAAAAAATTAAAAATAAATCAAGAAAAAATAAAAAAAGATAATATTGCATTTAAATCTGAATTTGAAAAATTAAATAAAAAAGCCAAAATAAAATCACAAAAAATATTAAACAAGAACGACAAAATAATTGAAGAATTTAATAAAGATAGAGATATTCGTATTAAATCTCAACAAGATAAAATAAATGAATTAAGAACTCAAATTATGAATGATACTACATTTAATATAAATAAATATGATAAAAAAGAAATTAAAAAAGAAATTAAAAGTAATGAAAATGACTTATCAAATAAAAAACGTTTATTAAATACTAATATTAATGAAATAGAAATACAAAATAAAATAGTAAATACAAAATCAATATTAATTAATCAAAAAAGATTAGATGAATATTTAAATAAAGAACAAGAATTAATAAAATTTAATACTGAAAATGGTAAATTCCAACAAATTATAGAAGAATTAAATTCAAAATTAGAAGAATATAAAGAGTATGAATATGATTTAAAATGTAAATTTTGTGTGAAAAATAATAATGTTAAAGATAAATTAATTTTGGAAACAAAAATAAAAGATATATCTTCTCAAATAGAAATTAATAATAAATTAATAAAATCAATTGATAAATTTAAAGATAATAATAAAGATATTATTGAAAATAATAGTAGAAATATTAAATTAGAAGAAGAAAAAGTAGAAGCTACTAATAAACTTAAATTATTAGAAAAAGATAATAATATGTTAGAATTACAAATTCAAACAATTGATAAATATATTGAAGATAAAAAATTAATTTTAGAAAAAATGTCAATATTTGATAATAATAAAAATGTTATTAAAAAAATAGAAGAATTAGAAGAAGAACTAGAAGAAATTAGAAAAGAAGAATGCAAAGAATATATTAATTATATACAAATGAATAAAGAATTTATTGAGATTAATGAAGAATTAGAAGATATGAGAAAGAAATTAGATTATGATGAAGAATTAATAGAATATAATCAATCTCAATTAGATTTATATGAAAATAATCAAGATAAAATCAAATTATTTAATGAATTAGAAGAAAATATTAAAACAATAAATAAACAAATTGAAACAAATAAAATAAATAACAATACATTTAATACAAAGATAACTGCTTTAAAAACAACTTTAGTAGAAACAACTGAAAAGATTAATAAATTAAAGATTGATATGGGTACTTTCAAAATATTTAATGAAGATTTAAATAAAATAAAAGCTGATAAAGATGAATATGAGATAATTAGTAATTTTATTTCTGGAGAAGATTTTACAATTAAAATAATGCAAACTACAGTATTGCCAAATATTACAGAAAATATTAATAAGATGTTAAGAAAGTATAGTGATTATGAAATTCAAATGGTATTAAATCAAGATACAAATGATTCTGTATACATTTATAAAACAGATGGAAGCAATTTATCACTAAATGGTGGGTATGAATGTCATTTAATTAATTTAATTTTTAGAATAGTATTTAGTAAAATATCTGGTGTAATTAGAACAAATTTTATTATTATTGATGAAGCATTTGATGCTTCGGATCAAAAAAATAAAAAAAATATTAAAAATATTATTGATTTTATGGATAATATTTATGATTGGGGGATAATCATTTCCCACGACTTGTATATAAAATCAAACTTTGATAAACATATTACAATTAAAAAAAATAATAATAAACAACTTATTAATATTTAATAAAAAAAAATTGAATTTTATAATATTTTGTAATATATGAAATGAATAATGATTAATTAATATAATAATATGAACATAAAGTTTAACAACCAAATTGTACAAAGTTTATATGATGCTGCAAATTCACAAGTTGTTTCAAAGTTAAAAACAACTGAAGATATACACGCCATCCTATATCCATTTATCCGAGCCGTCATAGATAATCCCGAAGCATTAGAAGAGGCTTCAAGTTGGAGTCCTTTTATATCTGTATTAGAACATCTCAGAATAAAAGAACCTATGTATAAATTAATGCCATTCGAAGTATCAATGTCATTTTCCTTATTTATGTTTATTTATCATTAGAAAAACTTATTCTAGAAGAATAAGAATAAATATAAAAATAAAATAAAATTATTAAATAATTAAATAAATAATTATTTAATAATAAAATATATGTCAAAAAAAGAATTAAGATATCTAAATAAAATAAAATTATATCATAAATCAAATTATAATTTATATATAGATAAAAGTAATATAGAAAATTCAGGATTTGGAGTTTTTACAAAAGATTTTATTCCAAAAGATACATTAATTGATGAATATTTTGGCGAATATACAGAAAGTTTACCGGGTGGAGAATATTTTTTTAGAATAGATGAAAATTGTGGTATAAATGCAATAGATGTACCCCGTTGTTATATGGCAATGTTAAATGATGCATCATTTATACCTATTTCTAATAGAGCATTAAAAAAGTTTATTTATCATTCATTTAATAATAATTGTTATTTTAAAATTATAGATAAAAAAGTATATGTATATAGTTTAATAGATATTGATTATAATTCTGAATTATTTATATCATATGGCAAGGATTATTGGAGTGTTTAAATTAAACACTTTTCGCTAGCGTTAGTGTCAAAAACTTAAGACTCCTAGGAGTCTTAAGTTTGGCACTAGACGGAACCACAGTCAGCTATAACAATTCTATCTGTTGGCATATCTGAATGATCTGTTTCAGTTGAATTTAATTCGTAAATAATTTCAAATCCTTTTACAATTTCACCAAATACAACATGTTTTCCATCTAAATGAGGTGTTGGTGTTGTAGTGATAAAAAATTGTGATCCATTAGTATTTGGTCCAGCATTTGCCATAGATAATAAATATGGTTTATCGTGTTTTAAAATAAAGTTTTCATCTTCAAATTTTTCTCCATATATTGATTTTCCTCCAGTTCCGTTATGATTAGTATAATCTCCTCCTTGTATCATAAAATCTTTTATAATTCTATGAAAAGGTGTATTTATATATTTTTTAGTTTTACATAAAATTCTAAAATTATTACAAGTTTTAGGAACAACATTATCAAATAATTTAATAATTATGTTACCAACTTTATTTCCATTAATTTCTATAGTAAAAAATATGTAATTTTGAGGTTTTTGTATTATTTGTTGTTTTTTATCTTTTGGTAATGGTTCAACAATTCTTACTCTTTTATTGTGTTTTTTATTTATTCCATTTTGTTTTATGCATGATTTTTTTGGATGTTTTTGTTGTGAATGTTGTGAATTATTATTTTGTTGTTTGCTAGATCTTCTTATTTTCAAGAAAACAATAAGTAAAACTATCCCAATAAATATTATTAATAAATTTGTAAATAAATTCATATATCTATATATAAAAATATATTGTTAAATTTTATTTTCTATTATTTCTAATATATGAAATTTATTCATTTTGGATGTTGGAATAATGGCCCGTGTAATATTGAATCAGGTGATAACGGATTATCAAAGACAATGAGAAAATTAAGAAGTTATATAACAACAAATCCTATTGATTTTTTAGTAGTAGCAGGCGATAACTATTATCCATCAAAAGTAAAGAAAGATAAAGGAGAAGAAAAAGCGGAAAAAGCAGAAAAAATAAAAACATTAAATGTAGCTGATCTTAAATCTGGTTTTGCTTGTTTACCAAAAGCTGTAAAGAAATACATATTATTTGGAAACCACGAATATGATGAGACTCGTTTAATAATTAACGAAGGTGCTTCAGAAGCTATAGCAAATGAAGAAAAATGTAAAATACTTACTTTAGAACAAGAACAAAGTAAAATTATAGATACTCGAGATAACATTAATTTATTTGAAGACGTAATATTTTTAAATAAAGAGGGTACATTATTAATTATGATTGATACAACTATTTATGAAGATGAAAACGATGATATCAAATCTTTTAAAGATAGTTGCTTAAAAAAGATATTTCCTACATTACAAAAGAAAGATACTATACAAGATTTTATAACTCATCAAGAAACTAGAATTAGGGATATATTAGCTGAAAATCAAGATGCTAGAAATATTATATTTGTAGGTCATCATCCTATAATAACTGTTAAATATAAAATAGATAAAGATAAAGCAAAAACAAAAATAAGTTCATTAGAAAAATTTAAACAATTATTCATAAACATAAATCCTTTATTATTAGGAAAAAATAAATATTATTTATGCGCAGATACACATTTATATCAACACGGCAAAGTAACTATAAAATCACCTGGAATACCAGATATAGAAATAGATCAATATACGTGTGGAACAGGAGGAGCAGAACAAGATGATTGTCCTCCTACTTTATCTGGTATTTTTGAAAATAAAGACAAAACATTAACTTATAATATGGATAATTGTTCTAAAATATTTGGATTTTTAGTAGTTAATATAAAAGATGGTGTAATTAATTTTAATTTTGAAAATACCGAGGAATCTGGAACAGGTGTAGTACATGGAGGTAGTTATTATTCTAAATATTTGAAATATAAAGTTAAATATGAAAAATTGAAATTACAATACCAACAATACTAAATAATATATTAGATATTATAATATATTAAATGGAACAAGAGCTTTTAAATAACCCCAATAAATTATCATTTATGAATAATCTTTTATCACAACATCAATTTACTGAAGAATTTTTAATTAAAACAATAGAATACTATGATTCGTGGAAATGTATACGGTCGCAAAATAATTTATCTCCATATTTTTGTTTTCGATATTTATATGATAATGATACCGATTCTGCAGATAATTGGACCGATTATAATGATATTTTAGAATATCTAAATAAACATAATTTTACAAATGAAGAAATAGAAAATGGATATAAAAACGCTATGAATGATAGAAATAAAGTTTAAAAATTTATTTATAATTTCATGATGTATGCTAAAACATAGAATGGATTCATTACATTATGGGAATCACCACTACCTGAATTATCAATTGTAATACCGTGTGTATGAGCTCCAGCTGTAGGCATATTTTGTTGAGGAGTATATAAATTTGGCTCAGTTGCTGAAGTGTCTAAACCACCTGTAGCTGTATTTGTACTATTATAATTAATTAAACCGTAACTTGCTACATTATGATCGTGTGCTCCTGCAGAGTCAATTGTTGCGGTGTGGTTATGAGCTGGTAATTCAGCAGTTGTTAACGTATGTCTTTCTTCGCCACCAGTTTCGCCTTCTGCTCTATGGCTTAAACCTTCATGGGCGTCTTCGCCATCACATTTACCTAAAATAAATCTAGATCTTAAATCTGGTGTATTATTTTGGCCATTACAGAAAGACCAACCTTCTGGTAAAGCATCACCGGTTGTATCATAATAATATTGGCTATTAAATGAAATAACCATACCGGGTAAAAATCTAGCATAATTAGGAGCATTAGTAACAACTGCACCAACTAAATTTGATAAAAAGTAATTATTGTTAATTCCTGTCATATATAAATATATATATATATATATATATAATTTTTTTATATTGGTGATATAATTAAAAATTGATATTTATATTATATATTCTTTTTATACATTTAATATAAAATTATTAAAATGACTTTATATTTGCAAGTATTTTTTATTATTCTTATACACGCCATAATTATCAATAAATTTAAAGATTTTTACTTACATGTTGATATTACGAATAATATTATATTAAACTAAATATATTAAATTATATATTAAATTAAGTTTTTTATTTATTCTAAAATTATATATAATATATAATGGGAGGATATAACTCTAAAATAGATTATTATAATATTGAAAAAATTATAGGACCAAAATTTATAAATAATAAATTAAATGAATATGATATAACTTATAATAATGGAAAAAATAAGATAATACGATTTACAAAAGATAAAGAAAGAGAATTTAAAAATATATATGAACATTCTCTAATATTAAAACCTATTGTATTTATTAAATATAGTAAAATTAATAAGATAGTAAATTTTAAAATTTTTACAGATTTGGAAACAAATAAAATTATTAATGATGATATATATTCTTTTGATATAATTTATATAGATAATATACATAATATAGATAATATAGATAATACAGATAATGCATCTCAAACAATCCAAATAAATAAATATCAAGAAGAAATATTTTGGAAATTATTTAAAAAAATTAATTTAAAAAAATATAATGTATGTAAAAATGTTTTAAAAATATTAAATAGTAAACATTAATTTTTAATCTTCAAATATTATGTATTGTCTATTTTTTATCTTTTCTTGATGATAAGCTTCTATAACACAATTCATATTACAACAATAACAATTATATTTATTTTCATTTTCATCATTTATTTTTGAATAAATAAATACTTTATTACATTTATTATTACAACATTTTTTTTCATTATCAAATAAGTTGATAGGATAATAATATAGATAAAATATAGTACCAATAATTAAAAAAGGATATATCATTTTATTATAATTATATATATAATAAAATTAAAATTTTAAATAACAATTAGGTACCGTAGAGTGCCAAACTTAAGACTCCTAGGAGTCTTAAGTTTTTGACACTCACGCTAGCGAAAAGTGTTTAATTTAAGAAGGGCTTAAATTAAGCACTTTACGGTACCGTCTAGTTTTTGACACTAACGCTAGCGAAAAGTGTTTAATTTAAGAAGGGCTTAAATTAAGCACTTTACGGTACTTGGATTTTATAAAAAAATGAAATTTATTTTATTTATTAAAGGTTTATTTTATTTATTAATTTATATAAATAAATGGAAACAATTGGTGATTTTGTTATTTCTAATAATTATTTTAAAGGAGCAATTAGCGGTATGACCGGTATTCTTCTAAGTCAACCAATTGATTCTATAAAAACACATTACCAAGTAAATAAAAATATTAAATTTAACTATAATTTAAAAAATTTTTATCGCGGTGTTTCATCACCATTACTCGGAGTTGGTCTTGAAAAAGCAATGGTATTCGGGACATATAATTATTTTAAAAATAATCTAAATTGTAATGTAGCAGTATCGGGTGCAATTTCTGGTTTTATGGCATCAGCTATTGTAACTCCATATGAACGAATTAAAATTTTATCTCAAACAAATCATAAAATTACAAAAGAAATTCTCAATCCATCATATCTATTTCGCGGGCTTAGTGCTACTTTTACTCGAGAAATTCCAGGTTTTGCTATTTATTTTTCAACATATGAATATCTAAAAAATACATGTTTTACAAATCAGAATAAACAAATTCCAATTTATGCAAGTTTTATTTTTGGCGGAATTAGTGGATCAATGGCTTGGATCTTCATCTATCCACAAGATAGAATTAAAACAATTATTCAATCAAATAGTTCTAATGAAAAAATTAATATTAAAGCCTTAATTAAAAAAACATATGAAAGTGGCGGCATTAAACATTTTTATAGTGGTTTTTCATTTGCAATTGCTCGTGCAATTCTACTTCATAGTGGTACATTTTGTATGATGGAAATTCTAACAAATATGTAAAAATAATATATAAAAATTGATATTTTAACATTTAAAAATTATATGTTAAAATGTATTATTATTAAATAAAATGTTTATCAAAGGAGGTTATCTTAAAGGAACTAATACAGTCCGCCAACACCCTATTAAAAATATTATTGTAAAAAAATCTGATTCATGGAATCGTATTTCAATTAAAGTTAATAATAAAATTGTTGCAACAATTTGTAATATTGGTGAAAATGTAAATATTAAAATAAATTCAAATATGAATGACGATATTGTACTAACTGCAAATAATAAGGAATATTATAATGAAAGAACACTATATGAATTTGAACTAGAAATTGATACCGATGATAACAGTATAATTGAAGAGGATACATGGTTAATGTATGATTGCTAATTTTTTTATTATTTTATTAATTTTCTGCTAATATATCACATATATCATCTAATTTATTATATTTATCACTATATTTATCAGTATATTTATCATAATAATTATCATAATTAAAAAAATAATACCATAAATTTAAAATTTTATTAAAAATATTCATAACTAATAGTAGTTTATATCTTATTATTTTATATATTATTTATTATATTACTTATAAAAATAAATTTAACTATTATTAATTATGAGTAATCGAGATCTTATGAATATAAATCATAATAATGAAATAGCTGAAATTTTCGATGATAATAAATTAAAAGATTTAAATAGATTTATTAAAAAACGGGAATGTTTAAATTGTTTTAACTTTTATATGGTATATTTATTTTATCTTATTCAATCTGCAGGTATATTAGTAACAATGATTGCTACAAGTTATAATCGTCAATATTTAATTTGGACTGGTGTTGGTTTAAATATATTTGCTTCTTTAATTCATGTTTATGAGAAAAATAATAATACTGTTTTGGATAATTTATTGAAAGATATAAAATTGATAAGAGATGGAAAATATATAGATGAAGGATTAATAGTAGATTTAGATACAAATAAAATTAAAAATAATTCACATGATAATAATAGCCATAATAGTAATAATAGTCAAGGACATAATAATTCACATGCATAATAAAAATATATAAAAATATATATAATTATAATAAATGAATACAGAAAATTCAATAATAATGTATAATAATACAAAAGATTACGAAGATTTTAATACAGAAGAAGAAACTATTACTAAATCAATAATAGTAGTAATAAATAATCTTAATATGAGATTTCAAAATATTCAAAAGAAAGAGAATGAAACAATTAAAAATATTTGTGATATATATATTAATTCCGAAGATATTTGTTCTTTTGAAATAAATAATAATATTGATTTTAATAATATTATAAATAAAGAAATAAATCAAACTTATAATTGTGACATAATTAATTTATTAAATATTTTGTATAAATTACATTTTTATTTATAACAAAATTTGTTACAATATTTACAATATGTACTCGTGCTATAATTGTGATACCCCATTCCTATGATTTTTATATTTTTTCTTTCTTTTCTTTCATTGTTACATATACATACATGATTCAAAGAATCACAAAATAAATATTTATCACAAATACAAATATTATTCATATATATATAATAATAAAAATTGATTTTAAATAATTAAGTACTTAATATTTTATTACATATAATATTATATAATAAAATGTCACACTATATCTCAAAAATTGCTAAAAATATGCGTTTTGCTTCGAGTCTAGTATCACATCGTCAGTCATACTTTGATAATATATTCAATAAAGTAAGCGAAGATATTATATTTAAAACTCAGAATGCATTTACTAATGATACATCAAATGATAAAGTTAATTTAGGAATAGGTATTTATGCTGATGAAAATGGTGTTATGCCTCCTCTAAAGTCGCGTTATCTTCCACTAAGCGGAGATACTGATTTTCTTAATGCTTCTGAAAAGTTTGTATTTGATCGACCTATAAAAAATATGTTTAAATTTCAAACATGTGGTGGCACAGGATCACTTAGTTTAGCAGAACAAATTATTAATTATAATCGAGTAAATATTCCACTTTATGCGATTCCGTTACCAACATGGCCGAATCATTTACAAATTTTTAAAGGAAAAAACATTTTAGAATATAGCGAATCAATTAATTTTGCCCTTAACTACCCTAAATTAGTTCATCCCGATGTACTACTAGTTCAAACATCGTGTCATAATCCAACCGGTATTGATTATACACATGAGGAAAGAACACATATTCTTGATTATGCTGATAAAAATAATATTACAATTATTTTTGATACTGCCTATCTTGGATTATCAGGTAAATTTAATGATGAAACAAGTTTTATAAAAATGGCTGAAAAACGGAATATTGATTTCATTGTTTGTCTTTCTTATAGTAAAATCGGTGATGTATATGGTCACCGAACCGGTGCACTATTCTTTCGACCAAAACAAAGTACAAATATAAATTATGATTATATTAAAGCAAATGTCGAACAACTTATTCGTTCTAATATTTCAAATTCTCCTCGTTACGGATCAGATTTAATGATGGAACATTATCTTGGTGATGATAATAAGATGAAACTATTTTATGAAAAAATTCAAAATATGGCAAATCGTATTAATATTGTACGTGAAAAATTTGGTAAAGAACTAAGAGATAATGGGATTATAAATAATATATCTAAAGGAAAAGGTATGTTTTCACTACTTGAAATTTCACCACTTGAAATAGTTCGACTACAACAAGTTTACCACATATATTTACTTCCAAATGGCCGTATTAATATCTGTGGTATTACAAATAAAAATTATGAATATATTGTTAATTCTATTATTGAAAATCATAAAATAATGGAAAATAAACACAAGTAATTTTTATAATGATATTTCTTCAAATATATCAGCAAGTGTATCTATATTATTTATTTTATATATGAATTTTGATATATCTATTCTTGATATTTCTAATTTATAAATAATTAGATTTAAATTTTCTATTTCATAATTTTCTTCATATTCAAATAATTTTTTACTTTCTTCACATTCAAAAATAATATTACCAATATTATTGTATATTTTATTTAATAAATTTGTATCTTCGTTTGTATTTAAATTTTCACGTAATACATTTATTGTTTCTAATAAATGAATTATATATGAAGAATTATCATAAGTTAAAATATACTCATTCAATTCTAATATTCCGTCAAGTAACATATTTTTTTCAATAAATGTATTCATTAATTTTTGATAATAATTAATATATTTATTTTTTAATAATAAATAAATCAATTTTTTTAATCGATTGAATTACAAAATAATTTAATCGATCCTTGTAGGGTTTGAACCTACGACCTAACGGTTAACAGCCGTTCGCTCTGCCAACTGAGCTAAAGGATCCTCTTACCCCTCACAATATTTAATATATTTTATTCTTTAAATGATTTTAAATGAATTTATTTTATTTTAATTTATTCTTTTAAATTTTCAGCTAAAGTTAAACCTACTTTTCTTAACATTTCTTCTTTTTTCCAAGGAGCCAGTCCAATTAATAAGCTTGAAATATCATGTCCCCAATAAGCACATGTAGAACCGTTCCAATTACCTAATAATCTAATTATATTTTTTGCAAAAATTTTAGCATCTACGGCAAATGGAGTGTTAATTAAATATTGTGTATTTTCAGTTAAAACTGCTCCTGGCATTATATTAAGCATATCAATATTTGGATTAGATACTTTATATTCACTGATTATACTATTAGCATGATAAAATCCAAAGGCATTAGTTGCTTCATATACTGCTAAATAGGGGACACTAATTTCTCCAGTTATATTTGAAGCTAAACCGAAAGTAGGATGTATACATTGAGCGGTATTAAAAATAATCGCCGATTTATATTGAGGTTTTAACTGTTCTCTTTTTGTCATATATTGAAGGGCTAATTTTGTTAATTTTGCTTGCGGATATGTACCAGTAATTAAAGATTCTTTTATTTTTTGATCTGATTGTGAATGAGATGGATTACTTGCAGTTCTTTTTCCAACATTATTTACTAATATGCTAACATCATATGAACCATTAAATATTTTTTCTATTTCATACCACCATTCGTCATTATCTAAACTTTCACTAAAATCTCTCTCAACAATTTTAATTTTACAATCTGGATATTTCTTTTTAATAAAACTAGCAGTTTGATGTGTTCTTGGCGAACCTATTAAAATTAAATTAAATTCACGTGCTGCAAATTCTTCTGCTAAAAGTTTACCTTGACCTCTACTTGCCCCTGTTATCACTACCCAAGTTCCTTTACCATATCGTTCAGAAAGATTTTTTTCTTTTACAAAATATTTGTAAAATATTTTACTTAAAAATAAAAATATCGGTAAAATTATACATAAAATTATTATTATTAATAGAACTTTTATAATGTTTTTATCGTTCATTATAATAAATAATTAGAATTAAATAATAGAAAATAAATATAATATTTAAAATATCTTGTAAAATAAAATTGCTACTAAAAACCATAAACAAATTGAATATAAAGATAAATAACCATCACATACACATATATTTTTTTTATCTAAAGTATAATCCCATTCTTTTACATTATATAAGTATTTTGCAGCCTTTCCGCTAATACATTCAAATATACTTAATATAAATGTAGCAATTAATGAAAATGACATTATGTTTGTAAACTTATAATTATCTTTTATATATAATAATATAATTGCTCCTAATCCATATATTGTTAATAACGGAACACATATATGTAATTTTCTAAATATAGTATCACCACAACTATCTTTTTGTTTATTAACATAATATTCATATAACCATCCTACTAATGATCCTAAAATAAATATTATCAAATATTTTATAATGGTTTTCATATATATTAATATTAATAATAATAATATATTAAAAAATAAATAATATATTATTATAAAATGGATTTAAGTTTTTTTAGAATGGTTAGATTAACAAAAGATAAAATATATTTTATTGATATGCGTAAAAAAAATCACTCAATTTAGTTCAGATTATTACATTGTTAACATTTTTTGCAATTTTTTTAATTTTAAATATTTATTCTTGTATTTTAGATATTTATTGTACGCAAGTGGTGGAGCTAAAAGAGCAGGACCAGGAGCAGGATTACTAATATAGTTATATATATTTCTAAAATAACGTTCATATGGGTACTCGTCTACACTTAAATATTTATTAAAGAAAAAGCGAGTAGCAAAAGAATCAACAACAGTATTCAATTTTGGTTTTTTAAGTATTGCTTTAATAATCATAAATTGTTCGGCTATATATATTCTTTTATCTGCAATTTGTTGTCCATTCAAATTATTAGAAATTCTATTATTATTAATGGTTGTTGCCAAGTCAGATTTTAATTCGATACATCCTCTGCCTCTCAAGTTTTGTACATCATATAAACATATTTCATCATCAAACGATGATGCCATGTGAGATAATGATGGAACAGTATTACATATATAACCATCGTGTTCTCCAAATAATAATGTTAAAATTTCTCTAAGTTTTATATCAACTGTTGTATCAGAAGAGAATTTTGAAAAATCATTATTAAATCGGGAAAAATGTACATCATTGTATTTTATTCTAATCTCTTCATTGTCATAAAAGAATGTGGGTTCATTTAATTGTGTTAAAAATGCACTTCTATTAGGACGCTCAACGTTTATTTTAAAATAAACTGATAAAACTCCTTTATGTTCTACATTTGTTGTAGAATTATAATATTCTACTATATGTCTTAAATTTATTTGATTAAATACATCAATTAATACTATATTACTTATATCACCGTGTAATTCACAAGTATATACTGGATTTCTAGGTTCGGTATATTTTGTTATTCCATACGATGTGGCCAAATATAAATGTGAAAAAAATTTAGGTCTAGGACTATCAAAAAAGTTAGGGTTAGATTGTCCAGTATATAATTTTGTTTTATAATTTATAATAAATTTAGTATGTTGTCTTGGATGGGTTGTAACTAATTCTGAATTAAATGAGAATATATTATAAAATGGGGATATATTAGATTTTATATATTCATCAGTTAAATAGTTTGCTTTATTTCTTTTTGTACATAATGGTTCGATTTGATTAGGTACTTGTAAATATGGGACATTACTATCAATGTCAATAGTTTTTAATTGAGTTATATTAGTTGAAACACCATTTGCTACTTCTAATACATTTTTATGATTTCTAATTGACTTTTTAAATCTTTTTAATAAATTTAAATTATATTGTAAATTATTTGTTTGTGTATAATCTATATCCGCATAATCAACTTTTATACTTTCAAATAATAAAATACATATAGGATAATCGGTATTTTTATCATTTTTAACTATATTTAATACTTTTAAATATCCAGGTGGTAATAGTACTTCTTTTTCATGTGGATGCAATGATACGAATTCATCTATTCCATATCCGGGTCTTGCTCTTGAACCCATAACTAAATATTTTTCAGTAGTTGGTACTATTATATAAAATTCATATCCAACGGCTCTCGTGTCAAATTCATAATTTAAATCAAATGTTGACGACATAAAATATGGAAAAAAGAATTCAGAACCAACACTCATATCAGAAATTTCACTTTGTAAACTATTAAAATGTACGTATGATCTAGATGAGCGAAGAATTATATAATTATGTGCGAATCGTGAATTATCAATATTCATATAGGCCGATAAAAGAATATTTGCATTACCTATAGACTCTTGTGTAATACCATTAGTTCCATTTAAAGGAGGAGTATTGCCATCTAAAAATCTATCTACTATTACATCAGATGAATTAGTTAACATATGTAATATCATATTCATTCCTAAATAATATGGACCAGTATATGCCTCTAACGCAGTTTTAAAATTAACATTATTTAATACATATTCTGTATGATATCTAACTATACCATCACCTGCTAAAACAATATTTGGGTTTGAAATATTTAATGTTATTGTAATTTGATTTATAGCATTCGTAATAGCAGGATTTATCATATTACAATTAAATATAGTGAGATTTCTTCTTGTTAAACATAATTTATAATTAATATCATCTCGTGGACACAACCCTTGCATTTTTAATTTTTGACAAGTGTCAATTAAATTATGTCTTAATAATACTGCTTTATTCTGTTGTAAATAAAACAAAGTTGAATCAATATTAAGAGTATTTATACCTGCCGGATTGTTGTATAAATAGCATGATGTAATTGGAGTATTAATATCCTTTCCAAACTGTATACTTTCTATTTCATTTGTATTTATATTTTGTTTTATTTCAAAATAATATGCTTTTAATAATTTACTTATAATATCAGTTTGTGGTAAACTAATTATATATGTATTTATTCTAGTGATTAAATTATTAATTTCAGTTAAATAAGTTGGATCAGTGTTATTTATTCTAACTAAAGTTTGTAATATTTCTTCATTTGGAAAATTACCATTTATGATTTCAGCGTGATTTTGTCTTTTATTGTTAAAAATATTTAATAAAAATATAAATCTTATTATAGCTTTGTTTCGTTTCCGATATTGTGGTGTCAATGCAAATAATACATAATAATTATTAATTATATCAAATACTGATAATGAATTAAAAGAAACTCCATTTATTTTTAAAACATTTAAATTAGTAGTTAAATATTTTGCATAATTATTTATGTCAAAAATATTATTTGCTACAGCTTGTTCTATTTCGGGTGTTCGTTTTGTATATTTTATATCAAATAAATATATTCTTAATCTTACACGTGGATCACTTATTTTACGTATTTCATAATATACTCTAACTAAATTTATCACGTCGACAAAACATTGTTTAAATAAATTGTTTCTAGTATCATATACTAATTCATAACCTAATTTTTCATAAATAATTGACATATTAAAATAACCTCCTCGTTGGTAAGTTGGTGGTGGTGGTTCCGGTGGATCCCATGTGTCTGTTGATAACGATGGTGCCAATGTTGTTTTCAATGGTGCCAATGGTGCAAATGGACCACCGGGACCACCGGGACCACCAGGACCACCAGGTCCACCAGGTCCACCAGGTCCACCAGGTCCACCAGGTCCACCAGGTCCACCAGGTCCACCAGGACCACCGGGAGGTAAATTATTTCCAATTATATTAGATAAATCATTTAAAATAAATTGTTTATTTTTGTTAAGAATATCTTTTATTTTAGTACCTATATTTTGTATTATTTGTTGTGCTCTTGCTACAGCAATTGGTGATGTATCTAAATTATCAATAAATATTTTAATATCCATATCATAACTATTTATGAGATCATTTAAATCATTACCTTTTAATATACTCCATATACTTTTATGAAGATAATTATATAAATCAGTATTTGTATTTTCAACAAATGGTTGATTATTAACTGGATCACCTATTCTATAACCAATATTTGGTATATATGAATGATTAATATGTGTAATATTATTTGGATTAAATTTTATCGTGTCGTTAATTCTATCAACTATTTCATTATTGTATATATAATTTAATATTATCGATCCACCTAATAGATATTTTACTTGATCAGTTCCTTTAACACTATTAATAATATTTTCTAAATTAAAAACTTCTCCTTCTGGTCTTGCACTAGTTAAACATAAATTATGAAATTTTTTTAATATTTTACCAAAAATAGATTCATTATTATAATCAAAATGATTATATTCTTCATCCCAATTTCTGAAACTTTCAGCCATTATATAATATGATAATTATATAAAATATATTTATTTTCGAATAAAAATAAAAAATATTATATAGTTATATACTTATATTAATATATGCAAGAATCTAAAGCTTCAAATGATTATTTAGATAAAATATCTGAACTTTATTTTATTAATGATAAAGGAATTTATCCAAAAAAAGATAATAATTTAACAATTGACAATAAGTTGGACAGATGGTGTTTAGATAATAATAATCTTAAAAAAAGTAATTTAAAATCTTATAATGAAAAGAAAACTGCAGCAAATATTACATCAACAATTACTACAATACAAGGACGTGAATATATAAATCCAATTGATAAAAATCTCATTTTTTCTTCTGGAGATTTTGGTTTATCATTAAGTGTTAAAGTTAATGATACTGAAATTTTTGAAACAAGTTCAATCGTAGATGATTTTGATATAGGAACATATGAAGAAAATAAGAAAATAATTGAAGAATATATACATAATCTAGAGAATAATTATGTAAATTTATTAATGTACCTTCATCAAGAAAAAACCAGTACAAAACCTGTAGAAAATACAGCTCAAACTATACAACTAGATCAAGTTAAATTTTTTGATCCTAGTATTTTTGATAAATTAATTGATAATATAGGTAAAAAATTAGGAAAAGATAAACTCCCTCAAAACAAATCCTCATTTTTTGATAGCTCAAAAAAACCTCCTCAATTTAATCAATTACCTAATAATTTTATGTTAAATTCATCAAAATCATCAAATCGTATGCAATTTGATTGAGGATATTATTTATTATCATTTTTTTTACTTTCATATGCAGGTAATTCATCAACAATTACATTTTTTAACGGTACAGACAAAAAATATTTTTTTTCAGATTTTTTATTGCACATACAACAACTTAAACCAATTAAAGTTGCTGCTATGCATATATAGCCAAAATTAATTAAATTGTAAATATTTTCATCATTCATAAAAATATACATTATATTATTTATAATATATATTTATTTAAATAATTATATTTAAATAAATAAATATATGTAAATATAATTATGGATGACATTTATGGTTTAAATAAGAAATATTATGAAAATGGAAAAATAAAAATAGAATATAAACATAGAAATGGTATCAAAAATGGAGAATATAAAGAATTTAATAAAAATGGAAAATTAATATTATCGAGTGTATATAAAAACGGTGTATTAAATGGTAAATATATAATATTAAAAGAAAATGGTGATATCAAAGATATTAAAATATATCTAGATGGAGATAATATTAATATTTAATATAAATATATTATATCTATTAACATGATATTAAATATAAATGAATTATTTATAAAAAAACATTTAGGTGCAGAATATTGGTCTTTTCAAGATAATGATAAATTTATTAATTATTTTTTTCCTGAAAATATAAAAACAGTAATTAAAAAAAAAGATGAAAAGTATGATGCAGATGTATATAGTATTTATGAATCAGATAATTCTAATTTTAATAAAAACAAAATAAATATTATAATTTGTGTTGAAAATGCATCACAACACAACCATTATCACCATTATAATAAATATGGTGCATATAATAATGATTTAGTGCAAATTTATTTTTATAATCATATTGACAAAATTGTAATTACTGATAAATATATTGCTATTCCAATAATATATACGCAAATAAATTATTTTAACAGATTTTATAAAACTATTCAACCAAGTGTATATACTCCATTTAACAAAAAAAAATTTTGTTTATTTGTAAGTAATAATGGTTTTTTAAGCGAAAAAAAAAATAAAATCAAAGAATTTTTAAATAGTATTGAACCATGTGATTCATTAGATCTATATAAAGATGAAATACAAAATAAATCTTGTTATCATTCTGTAGATTTTTTAAATGTAATGAATAGATATAAATTTATTTTTGTTTCAGAAAATTCATATAATGATGGTTATATTACTGAAAAAATATTTAATTGTTTTTTCGCAAGAGCTATTCCAGTTTATCACGGAAGTCCTAAAATAAACTATTATTTTAATGACAATACTTTTATAAATGCAAATGATTTATCAGATGGAAAAATAGAAATATTAAAACAACAAATAATAAAAATAAAAGATAATGAAAATGAATATAATAAAATTATAGAAACACCTAAAATTAATTTGACATATAATGATGAAAATTATAAAATAGAATTTGAAAAATTTGTAAATAAATTATTAAATAATAATTTTTGCAATAAATTGAATAAATATGCTATATTATTTATTGTAATAGTTTTATTAATCGTTTTAATATTTATATGTATAAAATGTCGTAATAAAAGATAAATATCTAGCATTTTACGGTATCATTAGTGTCATAATTCAAGACATGAAAAATAAATATTATATTATTTTATAATATAACATGTTTAATATAAATAATATAAATAAAAAAACATTAATAATATCAATACTATTAATATTATTAGTAATTTATTTACTTTATTTTAAAAATAAAGGAGAAAACTTTACAATTTTGAAATCAGATTCATTTAATATAAATAATTGTTTAGATACAATTACATGTACTTATGTAATAAATTTAAAAAAAGATGTTGAAAGAAAAGAATTTATTAAAAATCATTTCAAAGAACACGACATTAGTTTCAATATTTTTGAAGGAGTTAATGGTCTTGAATTAGATTTAGAAAAATTAAAAACAGAAAAAACATTAAAAGATAAAGAAAGACCATTAACAAAAGGCGAAATAGGTTGTTATTTATCACATGTGGAGATATGGAAGAAATTTTTATCTAGTGATAAAAAATATTGTTTAATTTTTGAAGATGATGTAAAATTATGTGATGATTTTAAAAATAAAATAAATACTACTCTAACTGAATTAGATAAGAATAATAGTAATACAGATAATGATATTATTGATGCAATATACTTAAATGGTGAAATGTCTTGTAAATTATTTTTTGGAGATTATGAATGTAATAAAAATGTAATTCAAAATAACATGACAAATATTAAAAAACCATTCAGATTAGGATATGGTATGTATGGTTATATTATAAGCAGAGAAGGTGCCAAAAAAATATTAAATTATGGTATACCTATGACAATGCCTATAGATGTTTTGATGCATTATTTAAATCAAATAAGCTTGATGAATATAACAAAAACAATTGACCCATATGTTATTCATATTGGTTTATATAGTAATACACAAAAATTAGAAGAAAATACTATTAAATCTGAAGATAATATAAAAACAGAAGAATAAAAAAATTACTTATGGCGTAGCCGTTGTGACGATTCTTTAATAACGGTTGGTGTTAAAATAAAGTCACCATATTGTGAAGCAAATACTTCATTGTTTGAATCAGTAATATAAAATTTAAAATAACATACTCGATCGTCAATCAGAATAACATAATCATTTGATTTACCAAAACTTTCAAAAGTTTTAAATGGTCCATTGTCTACAGTAAAATTATCCTTATTAAAATCTAATTGACCTGGAAAATAATATTTACCTTTGTAATAAATTTGGTTATATTCAGAACGATATCCCTTAACATTATAAGTGTTATAAGGATTAATAAGATATTTAGGAGATGACATTTGATAAAAATTAATATATTTATTTATTATTTAATAATAAATAAATCAATTTTTTTAATCGATTGAATCACAAAATGATTTAATCGATCCTTGTAGGGATTGAACCTACGACCTAACGGTTAACAGCCGTTCGCTCTGCCAACTGAGCTAAAGGATCCTCTTACCCCCACAATATTTAATATATTTTATTCTTTAAATGATTTTCTATAAATTATGCATCTTGCATTTTTGATAGAAAATCGGAAGATAATAACATAGAACCCATGATTAAACCAATACTAATCATATTTTTATATCCAAATTCATTCTTTAAAAATAATAAATTAAATATAAATAAATTTACTAAATCGCATGCATTTACAAATACATATATATTAAATACCGATAAATGTCTATTTGCGTTTTTAATACCATTAACATTAAAAAAATATTCAACTAGTACAAAGCATATTGAGGTTAAATATGCTTGTTTAAAAGTCCATTTTGTTTTCAAAGTTAAATGATAAAATGATGCGAAGGTATAACATATTGACCCAAGATATAAATAAAATAATGCTATATTTTTATCCATTATATAATTAAAGTATTATTTTATTTTATATATTTTATTTTATTAGTTACATGTATAATCTTTTATAATATTAGTTTTTTATAGTTTTTTCCATATATTTCATTTTTATAATATAATTATTATTTTTTCCATATATTTCATTTTTATAATATAATTATTGTTTTTTCCATTTACATACATTATTTTTATCTTTTACTGATTTATACATATTTCCATCTTTTCCTTTTTTAGTTTTTCCACAATGATCGTTTGCAGAAAATGGTGGCGAATTACGAGTAGTATATTTCTTAGTATCTTTCTTAGTATCTTTCTTAGTATCTTTTTTAGTAGTTCGTTTACCACTTAATTCTTTCATCTTATTTAACATTGTTTTTCTTTCACTAGATGTTAATTTTAATGGATTTGTTTTAGTTTCTAATGCGTATTTAAAATTACGCATCCATGTACTTTTACATTTGTTATTGCATTTTTCCTTTTCAATATATTTTAATATTTTCATCGCTTGTGTAAATGTACTAATAAATACCATGATTTTATAAAATACATATATAATTAAAAAAAGTTGATTTATAAATATTTTAATTTATTATTTGTAAATTGGATTATAAAATACTATCATGAATTCATCTCTATTATTTAGTTCAATTGATAATAATCCACCATCATATAATTCTATTGTTTCAACTCCAATGAGACCTCCTCAAAATGAAATACTCACACAAGATAATCCTAATCATAATTTTTTAGATAAATATATATGTAATAAAAATGGTTGTCTTATAATAAGTATTATATGTATAATAATTACTATTATTATTATTATTGTTTCATAGTAAAATAAATTATAACTTATTTAATTCTGCTAATACTTCATCTTCATTCATTCTTTCATTTATTATTGGTTTACACATGGTATTAATTAAATTTTGTATAATAGGATATTTAATAAAATATTTTTTAATAAAATCATTATTTAAAAGTCTTGATAATATATCTATTTTATATTTAAACATAGTTGTAAAATTAGGTTCTTCTTTATTTAATATTGATTTCATAATTGATGTTGGACCAGTGCTATATTCTTTACCAATATATAAGAAAAATAATATTGATATAAATGGATAATAATACCATCTTGAAAAATCACGTTCGTTAACTCCTTCAATACCTTGATATGGATAAACTTGAGTATTGTTTAATAAATAATTTTTTATTGCTTCTGGTGAATTCATATTGGTGCGTCTTATTAGTGTTTCTTCGCCTGATCTTAATTTATCTATACTAAAACTTGCACCAAAATCAATTAATTGTATATTAATTAAACCTTTTTCATCAACTAAATAAACAATATTTTCACATTTCAAATCATTATGCATATTATTTTTATCATTTGTAAGATGGCGAAGAATTGTAAATAATTGTAATAATATTCTTTTATTATTAATATCGTTATGATATGGACTAGATACATAGTTTGATAATATATCTCCTCCATATTCATAAACTAAGGTATGTTTTAAAGGGCCTGATTTAATATCAAAATATAAAACTGATAAATTCTCTGTTATTAATATGGTTCCATCTCTATCTAATTGATATTTAAGTAATTTATTTTTTTCGTGTTTCTGTCTATCTTCTGATGAAAAACCAACAGAATCATTAAATGTTTTAATTGCTACTTTCTTACCATTTAACGAAGGATCTATTTTACACTCTGTTATTTCTGCAAGGGATACGGAACCCGAACCACCTGCACCTAAATAATTTTTTAAAAGAAAAGATACTTCAGGATATTTAATTATATTTGTGTTTATTGCATCACTAATACCTGCTGAATTAATTATATATGAACCACCGATTTGATTAAAATTAATATTTAAACTATATTTTTGATAGTTATCCATTATATTATATTATTTATAATAAAAAATTGAATAAAATAAATGTAAGAAAGATATATTATTTAAATAACACATATATAAATGGCTTTTTCTACTGCTAATTTCTTTTCTATTCTCCCTCAGCTTCGTATGCAAATGAAGAAGCTTCCCAAAGATCATTCGGGTACTCCGAACCTTGGTGACAAGACTCTGAATCTTCTGGCTAAGGATGATGCACAAAATGTATATTGTATTCCTGCATACAAGGTTGCAAACGGTGAAGTAATCATGCCTTTCCGTCATCCTGAATTTGCTGCTTCATATTATGCCGGTCGTGATGAAGAATACCATAAGCGTTTCAAGCTGATTTCGTATTTTGCCAAGTTTCGTAATCATCGTATTATGAAGAAGATTAACAAGGTTATTGAAACACACGAAGGAAAAAAACTTTTCCAATTTACTCCCGAAATGCGCGAAGATGATGACTGCTTTGATAAGTTTTACACTAAAGCAATTTCTCTTGGTGTAAATCCTTACTATTATATGGATGAAGATGTCGATACAGATGACGTGGAACAATCTACTAATTCCTGGTGTCTCAATCAAAATGCTACTCATGGTAAGGCTTCTGATAACATTGTAATTATTACTGACCTCGATGGAGTAGATTGGTTTATTCTCATTGAACGCAAGAATGGACCAGGTCGCTCACAAGCTGCGTGGGCTGGTGGATTTGTCGATAAGGATGAAACGTTTACTGAAGCGGCTCTTCGCGAGAAGGATGAAGAAACGTCTATCGATATTAGTAACTCGGATGAGACGGTTCAAGTAAAGACTACCCTTACTGAACTACCTGTGATTATTTCAAATGATTGGGATCCACGTGCCAAGTTTGTCGAGGGTATGGAAGTAGGGGCTCTAGTTACTCATCATGTGTTTACACGTGTCTAAAATAACTAAACTTAAATTTTGTTTTATTTTGTTTATGTAAAAATTGATTTTTAAATAATATATTACTTAATGTTTTATTTATATTATTAATAATTATGGAAGCTTTTGAAATTGAATATAAATATTATTACTATCCTAATGGTGAATTTCGCAAAATTAAAAATTTAAAAGATGGTATAAAAAATGGTGAAAATTTCTCATTTTATAAAAATGGATATATGAAAGCTATTAAAAATTATAATAATAATACAAAAGAAGGATTTTCTAAAAAATATTACCGTAATGGACTTTTATATAAATATAAAAATTATAAAGATGGTAATTGTATTGAATATAAAAAATATAATCCAATAGGTATTCAAATCCGTGACGTTAAATATCAAAATAAGAAAAAATATATGGATAAAAAATATTCAGACGATGGTCTAATCAAATCTCACTATATGTATATTGATATGAATAAACTTGATGAATATCTAGGTATTAATATTGAGGATACCGTCTAGTGCCTAATTTAAGACACCCTAGGTGTCTTAAGTTTTTTGACACTCGTGCTAGCGAAAAGTACTTAATTTAAGGGGAGCTTAAATTAAGGGGGGCTTAAATTAAGCACTTTACGGTACAAATTAATTTATTTATTAAACTTAAAAGGTTATTCAAATAGATAAAATATTAAAAAAATGATTTTTTTATTATTTAAATATCTAATAATATAAAATATTAAAAAATGGATTATTTAAATACTAGTTTAAATCGTACATATAATCGTACACATTATGTAAAAACAAATAATGATAATACCCGAGATGATTGTTATAGAGATGATTATGAATACAACGATACTATTGTTAATATTTATTATATTGATAAACCTGATGGAAATTATGTAAATTATTATTCAAACGATCAAATAGAAGAATCATATTCAGTATTAAATTTGAAATATCATGGTTTGCGTACAAATTATTATCTTAATGGCAACATTCATATTAGTGCTGAATATATTGATGGAATAAAACATGGAAGAACAGTCCATTATTATAATAATGGTAAAACATTATATGATATGTCATACGTAAATGGATTATATCATGGTATATATAATGAATATTACGAAAATGGTTTTCCAAAATTTACAACAAATTATATTAATGGTAAAAAAGAAGGCGAATGTGTAAAATATTATAGTACGGGTATGATTAAATCAATTAAATTATATGAGAATGGAATATTAATTACTGAAAATACTTTTGAAAATATAAAAAAGTGTGATATTTATGATAGTTATGTTAATGGCGAAATAGATGATAATAGTAATAATCCTGCCAAAAGACGATGTTATTAATTTATTTACTAAAAAATTGAAATATGTAACTATATACGTACCCCTTATAGTTTTTAATTATATTGATTATCACAAATGAATAACATTCAAATTAAAAATTTTTTGAGGGGGTTTAGTGTAAATACTTTAGGTATTTGTATTAAGGAGAAAGGACAGTTTTATACGTTAACTAAGAACGAAAATATTACTACATGGGGTATTGAGAATAAGTTGATTTCACTAAACAACAATTCTTTTACTTTTAATAGTAAAAAAATCCGTCAAATGATGAAGAATTTTGATTTAACCATCAAAATATTCAAGACTAATGTACGCGAATATTCTACACCAATTGACAATAGTCTTGATAATAATAATCAATTTGGATACAAAATGATTATTATTTCTAATAAGAAAATTGTATTTTCACTTGAATTAAATGCTTGTGATTATGCTTCTGGAACCGATGCTGATATCAAAAAAAATATTTTTCAGACATTCAATTCGTTTTCTGAAAAATACCTGTTTTTGATTATGTTTTTTTTATCTAATATGCTTTAAGTTATAGCTTAAATTATACTTTAAATTATACTTTAAGTTTTTATTTATTATTATTAAAAATTAACAGTTTTAATCTAAATGATTTAATCTAAATGATTTAATGGATTGATATACTTATTATACTAATATGTATAACAATAATCAAGAAATAATAAATTTAATTGAATTAAATAAAATTCAACAAGCTAAATTAAATTTTATGCAATATATTGTACGACCTAGTCATATGAATAATATTGTATATACAGCTTTTCAAAATAATAAAGATGACATAGGCAAACAAATAATAAATTTTAACTTTGTAATGAATAACCAAGGATTTAAATATAATTATTCACCTTTTGATTTCTTTTGTTATATATGTAAGAATGAATATTTAGAAATATTATTTAGAATAATAGAAGATTCATACTTTTGGAATAAAGATAAGATTATTTTTGAACCAGAATTTCAACAAACTCCCCGACAATGGTTAATTGCTACAGCTGGATATATTATGTGTAGTTTAAATAAACTAAAGAGTTTAGAAATAATATGTGATAAATACAATATTACTAAATTTGATGCAGATAAAACTAATTTTTTTGAAATAGCTAGTAAAAATAATTTTGAAGAAATGTTTACATTTTTAGTAAATAAATATGGAAACTACCAAACAGTTGAATATAGAGGTAAATCTGAATCAGTATTATATGATGTACCAAGACAAGTAATAATTGATTATTATTGTACAGTATCCAAAAATAAAACAAAAGCAATAGATAATCCAATGTATTTTACACAAAACCAAAACTAAAATGAAACTAAAAATAATTCAATAGATAACCCACTTTATAATTTTATTAAAAAATAAATTCTTAATATATATGAAAAATATACTTTTAACTGGAGGATTAGGTTATATTGGTTCTCATATTGCAGTAGAAATACTAAAAAATATAGAATACAATGTTATTATTATAGATAATTTATCAAATTCAAGTTTAGATAAATTAAGTAAAATACAAATTTTATCAAATCGTAAAGTTTTATTTTATCAATATGATATGATGAATATAGAATTAATTGAAAAAGTTTTTTATGAGAATAATATAGGAGCGGTTATACATTTAGCTGGTTTAAAATCTGTTGGAGAATCATGTATAGATCCTCACAAATATTATAATATAAACATAAATATTACTTTAAATTTATTAGAAATTATGAATAGATATCAAGTATATAACTTTATTTTTAGTTCAAGTGCTACCGTGTATGGTTCACTTGATTCCCCATTTGTAGAAACTATGCAAACTGGAATAGATATAACAAATCCATATGGTAGAACAAAATATATTATTGAAGAAATATTAAAAGATTATTATAAAAGTAATTCAAAATGGAAAATTGTATTATTAAGATATTTTAATCCTATCGGATCACATAATTCAGGTTTATTAGAAGAAAATCCAAATGGAATTCCTAATAATCTTTTTCCATATATTCTTAAAGTTCATAAAAAAGAATTAGAACAATTAAGTATATTTGGTAATGATTATAATACACCAGATGGCACATGTTTAAGAGATTATATTCATGTATTGGATTTAGCTATAGGTCATATAAAAGCTTTAGATTATGTATTATTAAATCAAATAAATAAAGTAGAAATATTCAATTTAGGTACTGGTAAACCACATAGTGTTATTGAAATCATAGATGCTTTTGAAAAGGTAAATAATACAATAATAAATAAAAAGATAGTAGAAAGAAGAAAAGGTGATATAGAAACAAGTTATGCAAATTCTGATAGGGCAAATAAAATACTTAATTGGAATTGTATTTATGATATAAATAATATGGTTAAAATTTAAAAATTAAAAATTTAAAATTTAAAAATATATATTTTCAATATATAATAATATATGAAATTAGATTATATTTTTGGTATAATAATTATTATATTAATAATTTTAATTATATTTAAGAAAAAGGAACATTTAACTGCAGCGTCAAATGAGGCTATACAAAATGTTGCTAAAATTTATGCAGATGCATCGGGTACTGTTGCTTTTAATAATGTAAATGCTAATGGTACTATTGATTTAATTAATCCAGAGAAAACTACAGAAAATACTGCTAAAAAATGGAGATTCCAGAATAGGGATTATGCCCCTGGTGCTGGTAACAGTGGACTAGAAATATGGCAATTTGATGGAAAAACTGGGGCTGGAACTAACAATTATACTTTTGAAGACAGGGGTGTATTTACTGCAAAAAATATTTATACGTCTAATTGGATTCATGCGAATGGTACTATTGTTGCAAAACAAAATAGAGCTCGTTATATACGCATAGGTAATGCATTGGAATCGGGTATAGCTAGACGAGAATATTGGACCATTAAAGAAGTTGAAGTTTACGATTTTGAGGGTACCAATGTAGCAAAGAATAAACCTGTTACTGTACTTAAAGGTAGTGCTAATTTTCCAGGTGATAGTAATTGGGCGGTGCCTGGAAATATTGTAAATGGTGATTCGAAAGTAAATGATATAGGTGATTATCATGGTTCTGCCGGAGAGAATGAATTAGAAATAGATTTAGGTCAAGAATATGATATTACTCAAATTAATGTGTTTAATAGATTCCATGATCAGTATACTCAACGTGCAGATAATACATCTATTCAATTATTGGATAAGAATAAAGTTCGTAACAGAGTAATACATACAGGTAATTGGTATCAGGTATATTCGAAAGAATATATATTGAATTAGAAATAGATTGAGATAAAATAAATATTTTTCAATGCATAATATTATATGAAAACAATCTATATAATCAGTATTATTTTAATTATAATAATATTCTTTTTACATACTAAGAAAATATTGTAAATGGTGATTCGAAAGCAAAAGATGGAGGTGATTATCATGGCGCTGACGGAGCTAATGAATTAGAAATAGATTTAGGTCAAGAATATGATATTTATCAAATTATTATCTATAATAGATACCATAGTAGCTATGTTACACGTGCAAATAATACATCTATTCGATTATTGGATTATGGTAGAAATCTTAACAGAGTAATATATACCGGTAATTGGCTTGGTGTATATTCAAAAGAATATATTTTGTAAATATATATTTTGTAAATATATTTTTTTCAATATATAATATTATATGAAAACAATTTATATAATCAGTATTATTTTAATTATAATAATATTCTTTTTACATACTAAGAAAAAAGAACATTTATTAGCGTCAAATGAAGCTGTAAGTAATATAGCCAGTATATATTCAAATGCTACTAATACTGTATCCTTTAACAATATTAATTCAACTGGTACATCTAAATTAACTACTTTAGATGTATCGGGAACAGCTAATTTTAAAGATATAAATGTTTATGGTAATACTAATAAAAAACAAAATAAAGCTCGTTATATACGCATAGGTAATAGATTACAATCGGCTATGGATAAGGCTGATTATTGGACCATTAAAGAAGTTGAAGTTTACGATCAGAGCGGGACCAATATAGCACTCAATAAACCAGTTACCGTTACTGCTGGTAGTACTGCATATCCAGGTGATAGTAATTGGGGGTTAAAAGAAAATATTGTTAATGGTAGGGCTATTGCAGCTAATGATAATGATACTGATTGTTATCATGGTAATACTGGAGAGAATGAGTTAGAAATTGATTTAGGTGTAGAATATGATATTAGTCAAATTGTCCTACATAATAGATACAGTGCTGATTACAGTTGGCGTGCTAATAATACATCTATTCAATTATTAGATGCTAATAGAAATAAAAACAGAGTAATATATACTGGTAATTGGCTTAAGACATATTCAAAAGAATATATTTTGTAAATATATTTTGTAAATATATTATTTGATAAAAATATATATTAGTATTATAATATGAAATCTTCATATATAATTGGTATAAGTATTCTTTTTATTATTAATATAATATTAATCGTAATATGTGTATTACTTTATTTATCAAAACAAAAATCTGAGATATGTTTATTAGATAAAGAAACAAGACTACGCTTTCTATATAATGATATTTTTATGAATACTAATAATTATAATGAAATGTATAATATGAATTTTACAACAAGAAATATAAAAATGGATGAAATATTAAATATGGAAAGTACAATGGCAACAGTTATGATTGAACCATTTAAAAAGACTATATTTGTCGATGATAAAGAATTAGTAATATATATTACACGAATTAAATACGATATAAAAAATTATATGAAAAATGATCCTACAAAACCTTTTGGAACAATAGCTGCTTATGGTAGTAAATCTTCTATAAAATTAGCTAAAGAAAATAATACAAATATAGGGTATATATCTACAGGAGCAGATATTGTTACTACAAAAGAAGTACATAAAAATGATACTTTTTTAGTATATTATAAATATGGTAATGAAGATAATGCTAGAATCGCCCCTCCTTTTCTTTCAGATACATATGTAACATATTTTTCATAAAATTAAGCACTTTACGGTACCGTAAAGTGCTTAATTTAAGCCCCCTTAAATTAAACACTTTTCGCTAGCGTTAGTGTCAAAAACTTAAGACACCTAGGTGTCTTAAGTTTGGCACTAGACGGTACATTAATAAAAAAATTACTGATTCTGTGCACGAGCTGCACGAGCTGCACGAGCAACGCGAACCATTTCTAATTGTTGAAGTAGACGTTGTTCTTCATTACGAAGAAATTCATTATTATCTAGTTCAATATTTTCTTTTGTTTTTTTAATTACCGGTGAAATAATATTATATTCAGATACATAGTCAATCTCGCCTGTATCATATTTAATACTATATGTTACATAATCATATCCGCAATTTACATTTAAAATATTTCCATTTTTAACAACAGTTGTCGTGTCCCATTGTGGTCCCTCATAGTGTTTTACTCCAACATACATTCCGATTTTATACTTTGCTTGGAGTAGTGTAACATTTTTTAAGATTCTTTGTTGAGTAACATCATAAATTTTGTAAGACTTCACATTTGTAATAACATAATCAAAATCATTCGCAAAATTCTTAACAGAAATTACTTCACAATATTCAGTAATCCATTCTCCTCCATATTGATTATATTCAGTTTGGGCTTCAACAATATCACCAATTTGATATTTTTGTTGTACTGTTATATCAATTACTTTTTCAATTTGTTTGATAGATGCTTTAAATTCTTTGCCAAATTTATTACGAACGGTATATGAACCATTATTAAAAGATAAACAATAACATTCGAAACCCCATGAATCACCAAAAGGATCAAATTCAAGTTTAGATACATATAAATACTTCCCTACAAGAGGAGATTCAGACGAAGAGAAATTAGTAGCCATTTTGACTTTTTTATATATTATAAAATTATATAATATGTTTAAATATTATATATTTTCAATTTTTTATTATTTAAACTATCTTGTATAATTATATAATTATATAATGGCATATTATGCAAAATATTTAAAATATAAAAATAAATATTTACATTTAAAACAACAATCGGGAGGTGTTTTACAATGTTTAAATTATGGCTTTAGACAACATTTAGGAGAATGTTGGCACGATTCTCTTAGTATGCTATTAATGCAATCAGATAAAACCAATGAAGAATATATTGAAAAATGTAAATTTTTAAATACAAAAAATGGAGATAAATATGATAATTTAGATAGAGTACGAGAAAATTTAAAGATATTATTTTCTCCTGAGAAATTAGAACATAATGCATATTTATTACCATATTCTTTTTATTCATTTTATTTAAAAAACAAAACAAATCCAGAACTTAATAATATTATAAACAAATTATTAGAATTATCCTACATATATATAAAATATCAAATAGGACGTGTTATAAATAGAATAAATTATGATGATGAATTGAAATCTTATGATCCTAATAAAATATTAATATCATTAAAACAAGGACGTTCTTTACTTTATAAATTAAACGAAGAACAATTAGATTCATATATTGAAGAATTTGCGAAAGAAAAAGAAAATGATAAAAAAATATATGAGGAATTATTACAAAAGAAACAAGAACAAGAATTATTAATAAGAAATTTACAATCTCAATATGATGGTCTTAAAAATCCAACTGATGAAGAAAAAAATTTAATAATACTAGAAAATCAAAAGTCAATATTTTTATATATTACCAATTCTCAATCGGCAGAAGAATTATATCAATTTATGCAAATACCATTTGTACAAAAAATGTTAGTATATAAGACATCTGAAAATGTTAATGATATGTTTCAAACAATCAAAGATAACCTAAATAATTTAATAATAAATAATATAGCAAATTATGAATTAACAAACCAAGATATTATAAAGATACAAAAAAAAATATCACATGAACCAATAGAATTATTAAAAGCTAAACATAAACTAATAAAAGATATTAAACAAAAACCAGAAGAAACAATAGTTTCAAAATCAATAAAATTAAAACGCAGATATAGTACTAGCTGTAGTATTAATACATCTAATTTAATTCATAGAATAATTAATTTAATAAATGATAAAAAAAGAGATGTTAGAAGAAGTGGGGGTAATATTACTGAAAAATTATTAGCATTCGATTTACAATATTTATATACTATACGTTTAGTAGAACCTAAAACATATTTAAGTTGTAAAACATTAAATAAAAATTCTCTAAAAAGTGTAGCAAATACTAATTATTTTATTAACTTATTAGATAATGAAAATTTTATAGGTATATTATTTACTACAGGTTCACATGTAATAACATTATATTCTTGTAACAATCATAACTATTTATATGATAATAACTTAGAAACCGGTACAGTTCCTTTTGATTGGAAACAAAATATTAGATCTATTTTACAAAAAAATATTTTAAACAATAATTCTGATTTTAATTTTATTTATATAGATGAAGTAGACATATTTACTAAATATGGTTTCGATAAAAATGTTATTTTGGAAAACAAAGATACAATTATTGAATATTTAAAAGAAAAATATAATAAAGATGATTTAGAACAAGGTATTGAAGTAGATGTAGATTTTAATAGAGAATATGCTACTAAAAATATTAATAAGGCATTTTTAGATATTAATACATATGATTTATATTTTATTATGAAAAATACATTTACAGATGTGAATCCTGAATTAGATTTAAATATAAATCATTCAAATATATTCGACCAACTAAATAATTTTAAAATATTAAATTTTACAAAAGAAAATATTCATAATAAAGAAAATCTACCTACATATATGATAAATAATTATAATAAGTTTAGTTTTATAGATATGGATTTATTGTTATCTGGTTACTATTCAGAATCTAAATCAAAGATTTATAAAAATATAATAGATATGATAGATAATGATAGTTTAATTAAAGAAAAAATGGAACAATATCAATCTTATATGGATTTTAAAAATAGTATTTTACAAAAATTTAAAGAAAACGGTGATTATTTATATGCAAAATTAACAGATGATTTTATAGAAAAAAATATAACTAGTGCAAACTTTTATCTAGAAGAAAATTTACCACAAATTATTATAGATAATTATGAATTATTTAAAATCGGAAATTTTCATTTAAATTTATATACTATATTAAACGAACTTTTGAATGTAAAATCACAAAAAGATATAAATGAATTTTATATGATGTTATTTTTAAAATTAGAAAAAAATTCAGATATAAAAAAAGAATTAGAAAAGAATCCAGGATTTGTAAAATATTATGATGTTTATTTAAAAACATTTGAGGATTAATTATATTTATATTATTGTATTTATATTATAAAATGAGTGCCGATTTTGATCCTGCTAAAATGAATCCTGCTAGTATTATTTTAAAAGAAACTATATCTAATACAACAAATATAGCAAATACATCTAATTCATCTAATTGTATAGATTATATTATTATGTTTATTTCCATAATTATGGTAATATTATTATATTTAAGACTAAATAAAAAAATATAATAAACAATAAAATTCTATTTATTATATTTTATGATATTCATAAAAATCTTTAATGACAGATCCAATCATTTCAATTGTTTGTGTTTCAAATAGTTCTTGTAGAAGACTCCATTCTGATTCACCGTGTCGATTATCATTATTGTGAATACTATCGAGTGCAGTATGACAATTATTTACTACATTAGTAATAAACTCTGTATGTTCTGGTGCATTAAGATAGAGTCTATAATCAAAATATTGATTAACGTAATAAATTATTCCATCTATTTGTTCTTCTTTTTTAAGATATATAAAACTATAATTTTTTTCTTCAATATAATTAAATAGGTCAAATACATCATCCATGTTATTATCTTCATAAGTTTGTGTCGTCATTTTATAATAATTAATAATTAATAATTAATATTTATTATTTATTAAAATATTGTCATAATAATTTTATTTTCAATTTTTATTTTTTTATAAAAAAATGAAATTTTAATTATCATTATCATTATATTCATTAAATATACTATAATATAATTAATTATGACTTCAAATTATGATATTCTATCAAAATATGCTAATAATTTCGAAATTAGTAAAGACACACCTTTCGAAATAATTGAAGAAGATTTTCTTAAAATTAAACCAGTCAAAATTCCTATTCAAGATATTCTTACAATGAAAATTATCGGAGAATATATTTCTAAACTTTGTAATTATCTAAAATGGTCCTATTATGATTCTATTGATAATGATATTATTAATTTGTGTAAAACAACATGGTCTAATATTAATATTGATTATACACAAATTATTCGAATAATTTATAATGCAAAACTAGAACATAAATATATTGGAAAAGTAAAATACGAAATAATAGATTATATAGATAAAATATATCAAGAACAATTCTCAATTAAAGATTGTTTTGTAGACAATGATATTAAATCTTGCCACAACTATTTAACTTTTCGACAAGAAATAAATAAAAATATTGTGAAATTATTTGAGAAATATGATTTAGAATGTAACGAAATTGACTTGAAATTTGAAAATTTACTTGACGAAATTGGTGATTCTTTTGATGAATTAGAATCAGATGAGAATTTTAATGATACTTCAATGTTACTCGATAATATTGAAAATATAATTAATGAAAAGGTTAATATTTTAATAAAAGATTGTGTGGACGAATTTAAATCAAATAATAAAAATGAAAAAAATCCTTTTATTCTAAATGATCTACAAATTAAAGCGAAGGAGGATTTTGTATTAAAAATGGACGTAATCTATAAAGATATATTTACTAATAAATTAAATAATTTTGATGAATATATAATTACGAATATAATCGAATTATATACAATCAATAAACATATGTCGAAAACAATGTTCCTCTTAGATCTAGGTTTATTTATAAATTAAACTTATTTAATAAAATAACTATAAAGTAAATTAAACTTATTTAATAAAATAACTATAAAGTAAATTAAACTTATTTAATAAAATAACTTTAATATATATAATAATGATATTTAATTTACTTTATACTTACAATGCTTATTTTAATAATTTTAATAATACCACTAATAAACCGAATATTGTATTATTAGGAGATGGTTTTTTTGCTCGTGGATTTTTGCATCATATAAATTTTAATAAGTTTAATATAATACAAATTTACAAAGATGAATTTATTAATCCTCAAGATATGATGTATAATTTACAACGGAAAATAAAAAATAATGATATGTTTCATATTCGTAGTTTATTTTATAATAAGAATCTACATATTAAAATACAAGATGAGATAAAATCAATATCTTATAATAATAAATATATTAAACTAAATGGTAAAAATAATATATTAAATTATAAATGTGAGTATTTAGTTATTGGTTTAGGTAATAAAAAATCTTTAAAAGATTGGCAAAATAATTTTAACGATCTATGTGATACTATTAATGAAAATAAACAATTAAGTATAGTAGGCATGGGACCATTTGGATATGAACTTGGTTCGGTTCTATCAAAATTTACAAAAATAGAAATGTTCGAGACCTTACCAAAAGATAAAGTATTAAATTATGTAAACCCCGAAAATAAAGAAATATTACTTAATTTATTAGATAATAAAAATATTAAAACTAATTATAATATGAGTTTCAATCATATTTATCAAAATCCTATTTATTGTTTTGGCGGAGCTCCAAATATAATTAATTATAATTCTGTGCAAAATTTTAAAATTAATAAATATCTACAAAGCATAATAAATACTAATACATATATTGGCGGTGATTGTACTGAAAGTAAAGAATATATTAGAAACGCTCAAGTAGCTTATCAACAAGGAATGTATGTTGCAAAACGTATAAATGGAGACATACCAGAGAATCAAGAATTTAAATATGAACCAAATGGTATTGCAATAAATATAGGTGATAAAAAAGTCATGATAGAAGGTCATAAATATATACCAGATGGTACATATCCAGATTTCATAATGAAACTATATTCCATGTTTTTTATTTAATCTCAAAATATATTCAATATAATTGAATTATTTTATAAAAAAAGTTTTTACATTACATAAATTTAATGTAAGAACAAATGCATTCTACTGATTTGTCTTGATTGCACGTGTGAATGTTGTTTATGAATCGCGAAGTCCAACTAAAGTTAGTAGAAATAGCATGAAGACGATGGGCTTTGAGATATGGGCACTTCATTGCCAGAATTAATTCACAGCGAGTAATAGGTCGGTTTTCGCATAATTTCTGACCGAGTGTTGCGAGAGAAATTGACATATCAAACTGCCCGGGCATATTAAGGTCTGCATAATATTCGAGTGCAGCCACATTAAGTTCTTCTAGTGTAAATGGTTCCCAAATATCATTCATCAATTTATATGCAACCATGTGACAATAATATTTAATCATATAATCAGGATAAGGATTTACAATAATTGGCGGAGTCATGTCACCAGGTATGTCAACATGAAAGAGACTCATCCATTTGACTTGAGAAGATACATTATCTTCAGAAAGGGGAGAAATTGTAACGTTTTTGAACATTATAAATACACATATAAAAGATACATAGATATTGAGATATTTATAAATTTCAATTTTTATGGTTCCGTATAGTGCCAAACTTAAGACACTAACGCTAGCGAAAAGTGTTTAGTTTAAGAGGAACTTAAATTAAGCACTTTACAGTTTATTAATATGTATAAAAATATATAAAAATCTATAAAAATCTATAAAAATATTAAAATGTTATTATATATATATATATAGATATGTCAAATCACAGTCAAAATCATTGTAGAAAAGATTCTAATGTTTCAAGTGGGTCGAGTAGTAGTTCATCGTCTTCAGAATGTTCTAAAAATTCAAGAAATTCGTATGATAAAAAGAAAAAGTGTTGTAAAATTGGTCCACAAGGTCCACAAGGTCAACAAGGTCCAATTGGTCTAACAGGAGCACAAGGTCCAATTGGTTTAACAGGAGCACAAGGAGCACAAGGACCTATTGGTTTAACAGGAGCACAAGGCCCTATTGGTTTAACAGGAGCACAAGGTCCAATTGGTTTAATAGGTCCACAAGGAGCACAAGGTCCAATTGGTTTAACAGGCCCACAAGGAGAACAAGGAGCACAAGGAGAACAAGGTCCAATTGGTTTAACAGGTCCACAAGGAGAACAAGGTCCACAAGGAGAACAAGGTCCACAAGGAGAACAAGGTCCAATTGGTTTAACGGGTCCACAAGGAGAACAAGGAGAACAAGGAGCACAAGGAGAACAAGGAGAACAAGGTCCAATTGGTTTAACAGGTCCACAAGGAGAACAAGGAGAACAAGGAGAACAAGGAGAACAAGGTCCAATTGGTTTAACAGGACCACAAGGAGCACAAGGTCCAATTGGTTTAACAGGAGCAGAAGGTCCGATTGGTTTAATAGGTCCACAAGGTCCGATTGGTTTAACAGGACCACAAGGAGCACAAGGTCCAATTGGTTTAACAGGACCAGAAGGTCCAATTGGTTTAATAGGTCCACAAGGTCCAATTGGTTTAACAGGTCCACAAGGTCCACAAGGTCCTCAAGGTCCACAAGGATTAAATGGTGTAATAAGTGGAGCTGATTTTTTTGCTTTGATGCCAGGAGATAATTCTGCTACAATTGCACCAGGAACAGACATAGAGTTTCCACAAGATGGTCCAAATACTGGAAGTACTATTACCAGAACTGGTGCATCAACATTTAATTTAGCATCAATTGGTATGTATTTAGTACAATTTCAAGTTAGTATAACAGAAGCAGGACAATTATGTGTCGCATTAAATTTAGCAGAACAACCAATTACTGTAGTTGGACGTGCAACAGGAACATCCCAAATAGTTGGTACATGTATAATACAGACATTAGTTGCAAATTCAATTATAAGTATTAGAAATCCATCAGCAGAATCATCAGCATTGACAATAACACCAGTAGCAGGTGGAACAAATCCTGTTTCCGCTCATTTAGTCATTATACAAATATTATAATTACACCGTTAAAGATTTCAATCATAAAAATTCATTATTTATGTAATTATTTAAATAATTACATAATTAGATATAATAATACATTAATGGTTCTTGTAAATAAATTAAATAAAAAGTCTAAAAAAGAATCAGACTCTGATTCAAGTTATGATTCAAGTTCGGATTCAGATTCTAGCTCAGATTCAGATTCAGATTCAGATTCAGAGTCAGTTGATGTAGAGAATATTATAAAAAAAGAAGAGGTAAAGAAAGAAGATATAATCGATAATAAACAATTATTAATTGAACTTCAAAAAACACATAAATTAAAAGATATTGCGACAAAACTTAATTTAGCTGTAGGTACAATAAAAAGATGGATTGAATTAGATAATATTCCACATCATTATACATTTGATCTATTTAGATTATTATCTAAAGATATTGATTATACAAAATATAAATCAAATCAAAAAGATCAGTTTTTTACACCAGTAGATACTGCAAAAAAATGTTGGGATAAATTTTGTGAAGTAACTAAAATTAAAATTAAAGATTATATATTTATCGAACCATCTGCGGGAGATGGAAGTTTTCTAAAACATTTGCCAACTAATTCAATTGGTTTAGACATAGAACCACGATTTAAAAATATTATCAAACAAGATTATTTAACATGGAAACCAACTGATAAAACTAAAAAATATATTGTAATTGGTAATCCTCCATTTGGATTAAGAGGTCATACTGCATTAAATTTTATAAATCATTCTCATAATTTTGCAGATTATGTTGCATTCATTCTACCTCAATTATTTGAGAGTGATGGAAAAGGTTCACCTAGAAAACGTGTAAAAGGTTATAATCTAATTTATAGTGAAAAAATTGTTGGACTTTTTCATACACCAGATAATACAAAAGTTGATATAAATGGTGTATTTCAAATATGGTCTAAACATACAACAAATAATAAATTCATAATTAATGTTAATAATCAGACTAATATTAAAGTATATTCTTTATCAGATGGAGGAACTGTATCAACTACGCGTAATAAAAATATGTTAGATAAATGTGATATATATTTACCATCTACGTGTTTTGGTAAAGAATCTGTGAAAGTATATTCATCTTTCAATGATTTGCCAAATAGAAAAGGTTATGGTATAGTTTTTATAAAAGATAAAGTAAATATGATAAAGAAAAGTAAAGAAATTGATTGGAGTGAAATAAGTTTTCTCTCTACAAATTCAGCATATAATTTAAGAACTTCTTTAATTATTAAAGCATTAAATTAAATTAAATTATTATTTGATTTATATATGCACCTATTTCATTTATATTTATTTTCTACACATAGTTCATTTATATTTTTATCTGTTAATTTTATTCATTATTATTCGCACATTGATTCAATTAGTGTTTGAGTATTTGCAATAAATTGATTCTCTTTAATGATTTCTTGATTAATATATTTATTAATAATCAAAAATTTGTAAATTTGTTGTTTATCTTTATTAGTTAAATTATTATAAAAGTTATGTAATTCATTATTATCCTCATAATAACAATAGGATGGTAATTTTGATTTAGATAATATGTTAAGAAAGCAATTTACAAAATTGTAATGTTGCATAGGTTCTTCAAATTGATAATCCATGATAATTATATATATAATTAATATTTATTATTACTGCATTTATAATTCATTTTTTTTGATAAAGTATATAAAGTTATTATTATATTTTTTATATAATGACAAATAATAAATTTAGTCAAAAATTTATAGAATATGTAAAGAATGAAGAAGATGAAAGTAATACATTTAATATCAAAAAGAAAGTATTAGATTATGATTCTAAATTAGCATATCAATGGAATAATATAGCTCTTACTATATTGTTTGATATTGATTGTATTAAAAATCCTATTTTATCTAAAATCAAAGATGACTGTTTTAACATTGAAAAAATCATAAAAATAGACAATTTTACAGATGAAAATACAAAAAATAATATTGTTTATCCATCAGAATATTATATTATAAATTATCTATTACCGAAATTAGATTCATTAAGTTCGAATGAAATTGAAATGTTAAAAAAAGCACAAATGATAAAAGATGGACCATTGTATGATAAATTTAAATATATGAGAATTCCGGGTATATTTATAGATTTATTTTCATAAATAAAAAATTGAAATTAATAAATCATTACTACATTATGTTTTAATATATCAATTACTAATAAATGACTGACTGTATTTCTAATTATATTACTAATAACAATTTTGTTACACACCCTATGGGTAATTATGCTATGTATGGGCTAAATATGCTTGGTTGTGATTCTGTTATTCTTTACAATAACGAAATTCTTAAGTTTTATGCTTATGAATCAAACTCTAAAAATGCGATTTATGTGAATAAAGATGAACTCCGTATTATTATTGATCCATATGATAAAACTCTTCAGATTACTCGTATGATTAGCAAAAATGATATGAATCAATTTGTAGAATGTTAAAATATTTTTTTTAATTGTAAATACTTCATTTTGTATTTTAAATATTTTTGATAATATCCTCCAGATTGTGAATTATATTTTTTTTCAGCTATTGGTTCATATGCATCATCTATAAAATCACTATCTTTAGACTCAGTATTATAAATCAATATATGTCCTATGCCATCTTTATCTATGAAATATTTAACGGCTCTTCCACATGTATATGATCCTATACCTTGTTTACAATCAACAATTATAACATCTTTAATTTTTAATTTGGTATCAACTTCAAGGAGAATATCATCGAAGAGAATATCGCGTGTTCCATCTATATTAGTGAAATGATTAATTATACCTTCGCGAATAAGTGTTCCAACAGAACTATATATTCCTGTTTTTATATCCAGTATATGTAATCCATACCATTTCAAAATACACATTAATATTTTACTTAAATTTAAAATAAATTTATTATATATTTTTATAATATCTTTATCTATTTCTCCAGCCATTTTTTTTTTATTACTTTCCATATAAGCAGTCAAATTCATCATACCGAAACGCAAATATGAACGTATATAGTTTTGATAAATATCTTCAAAATATTTATTAAATTCGGGGGAATGAGATTCAGATTTTAGTTTCATAAATTTTATATTTTTTTTTTCGACATATTCTGAAACATATAATCTTATACATAAATTTAAATTTTCTAGAAATTTATCAAAATCTTTATCATACATAGAATCGAAAATATTTTCAAAATTCATTATTTTCCAAAAATAAGTATTCTGATCTAAATTATAACAAATTGGTTGTTTATCATGACGAGTAGTATATGTGTATTTTAAATTACTCATATTTATATTATATATATAATATATTAAAAAAATAATAAATTAAATTAAAATTATTTTTGTTGAATTAATGCCATAATTCTAGCTTTATTTGAACTTCCTGTAATATTTCTAATTTCACTAGTTGGATATTTTCTTATTATTTCTTTTATTGTTAGATCTTCATATTGTTTAGTTTCAGGATTATAAAAATTTTTAATAATATAATATTGTCTCAAAAATGCTTCAGTCTCTTCATTATAATTTAATAAATTTCCCATGTCTTCTATTATTCGCTTCATAAATTCTGCGTCAATTTTATCTAATAATTCTTCACTTTTGTCAGTATTCATATAATACAATGCTAAAACACTATTAATTGATATTCTATATGGTATAAAATACTTTACAAATGACAAATTATTTATAATATCTGGGCTACTTTGTATTAATTTATATACTAACAAATTCTCATCTTCAAAACTTATAACATTATTAGTTAAATCATTCTTAAAATATGTTATAATAAAATGCATAGGGTAAAAATTAAATATACTATAATATTTTTGTAATAATTTTAATAATTCTTCTTTACAATTATCTTTTGTTATATTTTTAATTTTAAATAATCTTTCTAGTAATAGTTTAAATTCCTTTCCTAAGTCAATTTTATTAAGAATATATTCACACTCGTATTCATCATATATATATTTATTTTTTGTTATAAAATGTAAAGAATTTATGGGTCTAATTTCTATTTTTGAACTTTCACGAATAATATTTCCAATAATTGGAGGCGGCATTAATTGTGATAGAACTAATGGATTAGTTCTATGTACTAATCCAAGTAAAATAGCATAAATAATTTCAATTTGACGAATATTCTCATCTAAATTTTCATTTTGTACAAATTCTGGAATTTCTGTAATTTTTAAATTAGTTTTAATCATATCAATCATACTTAATGCGTGTGTTATGGCAAAAGATTTAATTTTATTTTCATTTAATTTTAATACATTTGTAAGTTGTTCTGGATTTAATTTTTGTAGACCATATTGTTCTAATGCAATTTTATTATAAGGATACGCTATATTTGTAGGTCGATCATTTAAAATATTTAGTAATTCGTCTTCGATAGATTTTTTCCAATTAACTTTGGCTACACCATCTGGAATATTATCATCATATAATTTATATTCGTCGCCGCATTTATATAAACTAATTGCATGATCACTTGGTTTATCTACAGTAACTGTTACATTAATGCCAATTAATTTATCAGAATTTAATTTTTGCAATATATTGGTTACTTTTAATTTATCTATACTATCTATATTAAATATAAACCGATCATGTGATAAATAATATTTAGTTTTAACATCATTATTCATTAAATATAATAATAATATTTCATAAGCGAGTGATTCATGATAAATTGTTCCTCCTCTATTTGTTTTATAATCTTGTCTTATTTTATCTGGTTCTAAAATTAAATTAAGTATTTGTATAATTGTTGTTGAACACACCAAACTGGAAGCTGTACTTTCTGCTCTTTTTAAACGTGTGCCACGAGGTGTACTCTCTGAATCTTTTTTATATTCTTCTGTTTTTTGTTTAAGTATTTGTTTCATATATTCTTCTTTTGATGGAATCAACATTTGTGGATTCATTGATTTATAAAACATCATTTGTTGTAAAAAAGTATCTGCGTCTAATGAAATTTTAGCGATAGATTCTTTAGTAGGGGCTACTTTATATCTTTTCATTTGAGCATCGTGTGTTAATCTATTTTCTACTCTTTTCTTGTGATTTGAAATATATTCTTTTGATAATCTTAAAAAATTTTTAATTATTTCTGTATTTTTATTATCAGGTTTATCTTTATTTTCTAAATAATATACATAAAATTCGAATGGTAATAAATATGCATTTTTATCTAATTCTTCTCCAGTAAACATAGTTGTCAATTCTTGGTGTTTAGCATCTACATTTATTTCTTTTATATTTTTAATAAACTCTTCTGAAGTTAAATCTGATTGCATCATTATCATACCTAATGCATCGTGCCAACATTCCCCCTCATGTTGTTGAAATCCATATTCTAAACAATTATAACCCCCATTTTGTATTAATGCTAAATTTCTTAATTGTAAATATTTATTCTTATATTTTAAATATTTTTGATAATAATGATCCATGTATATGTATATAAATAAATATATAATAAAAAAAATTGAAAAATATTATATACTAATATTTTTAAAAATAAGCTAATATATTACTATAATTATGACTCATAATAAGAAATTCTATTTTTTTCACTATACTCGTAAATCGATGAATAGTTGTTGTGACGCAATGGACACGTCACTTCCAGCTGATGCATCTGACTCACAACGCGGAGATCAACATTGTCGCGAATGCCAATGGTGTTGCTGGCCTATGATTTTTGTTGTTGATATTATTACCCTACCTTATCGTGGACCCAAGCATTTAATCAAGAAGTGTATGAAGACGAAGAAGTAATTTTTTTATTTTATTTAAACCAAGAAAAATTGATAACACAATAGATTAATTAAATACTTATTTTATAATAAATATATCAATATATCAATGACTCAAAATATAGAAGATTTTTGTGCTCAGTGGAGATCGTCAGCACATGAAAATGTTAGTTATACTACAGATTTTCCTGAATGTTTTTTAGTATTACCTGAATTAATTGATGGTGCCATTGGTCAAGGTAATTCTACCAAAGTTATTATTGAGATAAAATTTAATGAAGATAATACCGGATATTTAAAAGTTTCGGATAATGGCGTTGGAGTAAAAAATCCAACACGTTTACTGAGCTGGGCCTCAAAAAATTCAGCCAGTATACATCATCGTTACGGTCATGGTAGCAAAAAATGTCTAACTAAATGGAATAAAGATTATAATGCAATGTGGTATATTAAATACAGACATAAAAGAACAAAAGGTATTGATAGTTTATTTCAATATAATTCACCATTCAAAGGAATTAATACAGAATGTATTCAAGATGACGAGAATGAAGTAGATTTAATGCCATCTGGTTTAGAATGGTATATTGAATTCAATCGAGAAATATTAAATAATAAAAATAATATTAAAGATACTTTTGATTCAATTAAAGAGATTTTACGAACTAGATATTTAAGAAAATATTTTGATAAAACAGAATTTATTGTAAAAGTATTTGATAATAAAGAAATTCTAGAAGAAAGCTCAAAAGTAAATAAATGGACTACTTTTGATGAAGCATTAATAGAAGAAATTAATAACAAAAATTGTATAGAACTTTATAATAAAGATATTAATTTTAATCCAAATACAAAATGTACTTATCGTGTCTATTATGTTACATTAAATGGTTTAAAAGCATTTAATTTGAAAAAGGAATTTCTAACATACGGACAAAAAAATATGAATTGTTCTAGAATATATATTAGTCTTCATGAAAGAGTTATTGAGATTGCACCATTTTGGAAATTTATGAAAGATCGAGATTCAAATCATAATAGTTTAAATGGTATTTTTGCTTTTGTAAATTTTGAAAATTTAGAAACTAATAAAGATGATAAAGATAATAAAGATCATAAATATATAGATAATTTACCTACTCCATGTACTACTAAGGTTTCTTTTTACGAACACTGTGATAATTTTATTAAATTAAAAGAAATATTATATGAGATAAATCCACAAATTATAAAAGATAAAGATAAACCTAAACTACAAAGTGAATCTGAAATAGAAAGTGAATCTGAAATAGAAAGTGAATCTGAAACAGAAGATTTAAATAGTGAATCTGAAGATGAAAAACCAAAAACTAAAACTAAAACTAAACCTAAACCTAAACCTAAAGCTAAACCTCCGGTTAAACAACCCAAACGAAATATATCGAAAAATTTAAAAGATTTAGTATGGAATACATACATAGGAGATGATATAATAAAACATAAATGTTTATGTTGTAAAATTCGTCTCATAAAAAATACTGATTTTCATTGCGGGCATATTATACCAGAATCGAAAGGCGGTAAAGAAACTATCGAAAACCTAAGACCAATTTGTTCTAAGTGCAATCTTGGCATGGGGTCGCAACATATGATCGAATATATAAAACAACATGAATTTTATATTGGTAAATAAATTTTTTTATTAAATAAAGTTACCGTTATCTCATATATTTAACCTTCATAATCAATCGCATCATCTATATTTGATGTAAGTTTTGGAGCCATATCGACTGTATTTAATTTATTTTTAACATGATAACCGTAGTGTTTAGATATATTTATTTTGGTATCACTTGATGTATTTTGAAGTGTTTTTTTGCAAATTTCTTTATATTTTGCCGAAGCAAGAAAAATAGAAGTAGAATTCATAATATTATCTGAATTTAGACTATTTATAGTATTTTGATTTCTGAATTTATTACTTTCCATATTATATTATATTATATTATTATTTTCATTTTTTTAATATAAATAATATAATATAATATAATATAATATAATATAATATAATATAATATAATATAATGAATAACCTATACGATGTTTTATTACGTGAATCATATACTTATAAAAAAACAATGGGAGGATTAGACAATGTGACGGATAATTCGAATCATGTTAGAGTATTTAGAGATATGAGTACAGAATTATTTACAAATGTTATGATAGGCCAAGAAGGAGTTCCTCAAGCAAGACAAAGAGACGATATGTTAAGATTATTTTTAGATTATACCTTCCATAGAATTTATTCAGAAGTTATTGGAAATATAAATACAAAATTAATTGAGGCCCTACCTATTAATATAGCTGCAAATAATGGTGAAAAACATATTAAACCTCTTGTAGGTATCGAACGTATATTTTTAATTTTTAAAGGTGGTACATTAATGAAAAATTATTTTGATGACTTTATAGACGACTTGAATATAGATGATTTTACTACAGATAATGTAAAACAAAAATATCCTAATATAATTAATCCTAATTTTATTAGTAATTTAAATTTTAATTTAGATGCAAATAATCTTATGAATATGCGTGGGGTATCCGAAGGTGTATTTTTTAAAAATAATATTTTAAAACCAAATTTTAAAATTAGTGATACGGATTACTCATTATTTATTAATGCTAGAACTACCGAAAGATATATGGTTATACACAGATATGCTGTAGAACTTTTAGGAAGAGCTTTTGACAAAATGACAAATGAATGTGATGAATATTATACAAACGTTAATAATAATAATGTACAAAATAATAATATTCATCCTAATATACTTGCTTCTGATGAAACAATACCCATTGATAATAATAATAATGATTTATTAGAAAATTTACAAAAATATTTAGATAACAATAATAATATTAGACTTTTAATAAGAAGTGGATCTGAGGCTGAAATTAATAATTCGGCTATAGAAGTACAATTTAGAAATTCTTTTTTAAGCAATATTAATGATTTTTTACAAAATTTTACTTGGATTCCATTCAGTAATATGTTTCAATGTTATATTAATATACAAATTATTAGTCTTATAACATATATTGGAAAGTTAAATCCCCGTATATTTGATTATATAAATAATGTATCTATTATAGACATTAATGGTAATGCAATTGTTGAAAATAGAATAAATGAAATTATTCTTAACCAAATGAAAAATTTTATTATGGCACAAATGGAAATATTTGTATGTAAAAAATTCGAGGCATTAAAAAGAAATGAATTTTATACAATAGAAAAGTTCAATATAGTAAAAGACAAATTACGTGAAAAATATATGGCAAATGTAGCTGATCCAAATAATTCTATGTTTAGAGAAAAATATGATGGAGGCCCTGATCCATCATATATAGAATCCAAACGAGATACATATTTATTAAATCGTGTTTCACTTCAAAATAGTCCTTTAATTGTAAACGATTTTCAATTTCAACCACGCAATTCCGCTTTACTATTATCTAAAAATAGTGCTACCGATATTAATAATATAATTGATATTAATAATCCAAAAGTTCATTATGTAACATATAATGAAACTATTAGAAAAACTAGAGCTCTTGGATCAAATACAACAGATTTCGATTTAATTAGATCGAAATTTAATATAATTATTAATAAACCAGGTATAGCAACAAAAAATCAACAAGAACATTTATTAAAAATACCTTCTGAATTTATTGATGTTTCAATCCCAAGATATGAAGATTCTTCTCGTAGAAATTTTTTTAAGCACATTCAACATCATGGTTATGAACCAGTAAAATTATCTTTTCGCAATCAAGATTCTACAACTTTAATATATACATATTCACCTTCTGAAGTTCTTGAAGATTTATTATATACATTATTTAATCAAAATAGTTTTGAACCATGGTTAGATAAAAAATATACAAAACGTATTTTAAGAGCAATTGTTCTAATTTTAATTATAATAAGATATGAAGTCAGTTTATTAATAGCTGGGCAACAAAATATAGAACGTGAAAAAAATATAAAAACATATATTAATGTATTTAAATTATGTTATTCTATACACGAATATGTAAAAAATATTGATGATAATCCGGGTATAGCCTATCCTTATCCATTTCATTTGGTAGCACAATTTATAGATGGGTATGATTATCATGAAAATGATGCTAATCCCGAACTTGCTGCAACAAATGATCCTAACAATATTAAAATACGTGAATATTTAATAGCATTAAAACAATTATCAAGAAATTGGTTAATTGAAAAAGAAAATTTATTACATATATATATTCATAAAAAATATGAAATAGTTTCAGAATTGGTTAAAAATACAATATTATGGTCTTTTATTTATGAATTTACAAATGAAGAAAAAATACAAACTATGAACTTTTTATCATTATATTATTTACAAACACCATTATATGATGCTAATATAATATATGATAATGCTAACCCAGATAATCCTAACAATTTAAAAAGTATAGAATATGCTAAAAAGAGTTTTGTTAAATTGCTTAAATTTGTATATGATTATGGTTTTAAATTAATATATTTAATAGATAATGAAAATAATAACCCTAGAAATATTAACATTGCTCACCCTCAATTCGGTGGAAATAATTCTGATTATAATTATTATAAAAAATATTTAAAATACAAGAATAAATATTTATTAAAAAATTAAATTTATTAAATTATAATTTTATTAGTATATAAAATGAATCTTTATGATTTCATTGCAATTGCAATATTAATTATAATTATTATTATAATTTATAGAAAAAATAAGGAACATTTAACAGCGTCAAATGAATCTATACAAAATATTGGTAAAATTTATGCCGATGCTTCGGGTACAGTTAATTTTAATAATATTAGTACAAATAGTATTATGATAAATGGTAATTTATATAAAAAACAAAATAGAACTAGATATATACGTGTAGGTAATACATTCACTGAGAATACTCGCATAAATAAAGTTGATTATTGGACTCTTTTAGAACTTCAAGCATTTGATTATTCTGGAAATAATGTAGCTGAAAATAAACCTGTTACTATTACTGCTGGTTCAACTCATAATGGTACTTGGAGTAAGCCAGAAAATATAACTAACGGTATGATAGGTGGTCGTGATAATACTGGTATTATTGAGGCTAAAGCTTTTTATCACGGTAGTACAGGAGATAATGAATTAGAAATTGATTTAGGGAGAGAATATGATTTAAGTCAAATTGCTATATTTAATCGCTCTCCAGATGATGGAGTTTTTAGTAGTACGGGAACTATAAGTGGAATAGGAGCATCAGAACGTCTTAATAATACTACTATTCAATTATTAGATAAAGATAAAAATTTAGTGAGAAGAATTTATACTGGTGTTTGGTATGCTACTTATTCAAAAGAATATATTTTATAAATTATTTAATTTAGTAATTTCATCTCCATAAATCTGAGAAAATTACCCATTTATTTTTTCCCATGCACCGGTGTCACATGGTTTTTTACATCTCCATATTTCAAATTAATTAGATTAAAAATTAGATTTACAGTTAAAATATATTAATTTCTATCTATAATTTATAATTATGAAAAATATAGATTATATTTTAATTATAGTAATTATAATATTACTTATTTTAGTTATATTCAAAAATAAAGAACATTTATTAGCATCTAATGAAAGCATTGCAGCCGTTACAAGTGTATATGCAAATACAACTGGTACCGCTTCATTTAATAATTTAAATGTTACTGGTAGAATTAATACAAATAATATTGATATTTGTGGTAATATTAGTTCAAAATTTTTTACTACTCAAAATAATGGCGATACTCGATTTTTTGGTACCGATAGTAAAGACAGATTAGTTATAAAAAATAACGGACAGCATATTTTTTCAGGTAATGGTGAAGGAGGTAAAGGTGCAACAGTAATTGCGGATAAATTTTGTTTTAGAGGTGGTGTTTGTTTAGAACAAGGTAGTATGATTGATATGACAATATATAAACGTGATAGAGATGGAAATAAGAGAGGATTAAATATAGGAACTGATCCTGCTGGTAATGGTTTTCATGGTAGTCAAAATGGTACAACTGAGATTTATTGGTTAAATAATATAAATCCTTGGGGACGAGGTGACACTCTTAGACCATTCATAGCATCAGCTGATCCATATTCGTAATTAATATACCGTCTAGTGCCAAACTTAAGACCTCCTAGATGTCTTAAGTTTTTGACACTAATGCTAGCGAAAAGTGTTTAATTTAAGGTGACTTAAATTAAGCACTTTGTGGTATAAATATTTTATATAATCCTTTTTAATAATATTTTTGTTTATAATATTACTTTTTATGTATAATTTTATTTAGTAATTTCATCTAACATCTTTTGATCTAATCTTAGTTCAGGACACATAAATAAAATTACTTTTTTGTGAGTATTAATATTAGTCAAAAAAGATCTAACTTCTATGAATAATGTTTGGTTTTCCATTATATAATCCATATCTTGTTGCGTTCTATTTTTTTGTTTTAACATCTTATCTAATTTTTGTCTGTATATATCCAATACATTTAATATAAATTGTATTACCATATCTAAAGTATATTTCTTAAGTTGTAAACCACTTTTGTCATTATGCCAAAAGTCTTCTATTTTAGTTGCATAGTTTCCACGTGCTGAATCTATATTGAATACAGACTGTAATTTTTGGTCTTCTTTTTTGAGAAACTTTATAATTAAATTAGCAAGTGTTTGTACTAATTTTTTATTAGTAAAATCATTAAAAATTCTCTTAAATAATTTATTATCTTTATCATTTATTTTTGCTTTATATTCTAACTCCAATTCTTTTCTAAATTCATCTTCTGGTATATAATCTATTGATGGTGTATCTTTAAAGTTAGTATTTAATATAGTCAATATAGATTTCTTTATAGCTCTAGCTTCTTTGACGATCTTATTAGTGTTTTGACTATTAGCTTCTTTTAACTCTCTATTCGATTTTTCAAGTTCTTCTATTTTTTGTCTTAATTCTTCATTTATCTGTATTACTTTATCATTTTGTTTTGATAAATTATCTATTTTATTATTTTGATTATCAGTAACTTCTATAATTTTATTTATAATTATATTTCCGCTATTATCACTATATTCTATAGTTTTTTTATTTATATTTACATTATTTTTATGTTTTTTTGTTAATAAATGTTTTTGGTAATCATTTTTCTTATTTATTGAATAATTACAAAGAATACAAGTATGTATTGTCATATAATATAATATTATATTATATTTATATATAAATTTACTTTATTTATCACTTTCGGTGAGTTTTTACGATTTTTTTTGTTGTTTACTCTACCCCTTTCGGTGAGTTTTTACTTAATTTATATATAGTTTTAAGTTATTTATTTATTATCAATTATTGTTGTTTACTCTATCACTTTCAGTGAGTTTTTAAGATTATTTTTGTTGTTTACTCTATCGCTTTCGGTGAGTTTTATACATTAACAAATTACTTAAAAGTATATATAGCGACTAAAATGATAAAAATGTAAACTCACCGAAAGCGATAGAGTAAACAACAATAATTTTTAAATTATAATAAAAAAGTAATACAATAAACCAAATAAATTAATTTAGTTTTAAAAAAAAATTTGTTTAAAATATTTTATTTTTTAAACAAAAATTTAAATTTTTAAAAATATACTTTAACTAAAAAGTATATAAACGACATAAATACAAATATTTTATCCTTACTAAAATTTTGTTTTTTCAAAAAAATCAACTTCCAAAAAACTTTTTTACACAAGAGTTGTAGTAAAATTTATGTAATGAAAGTAATAGTAACTACAACTATTTATATATTTTATATTTTATTTTTCTGATTATTTATTAACTTTATATTCTTTTTTTATTGATATTTCTTAATTTATTTATATTTCTTAATTTATTTATATTTCTTAATTTATTTATATTTCTTAATTTATTTATATTTCTTAATTTATTTGTCTAAAATTTCTCAAAAATCCTACTCATATAAGAATAACTTTTATTGTTTCTCTAAAAAAAATGAATTTAATAATGTCTACATAATATATTTATTTTTAATCTCAATATTAATAATTAAAATGTCTTCTTTTTGTGAAAACCCTTTTATTCATAATTCGAATAAAGCTATTTCTACTGATCTAATCAGTAAATTACAAATGATAGATGGTTTACTTAACAAACTTTATCAACATAATTTACCTTTTCAAATTAATAATTCAAAACTTGAAAATGATTATAAACGTTTTATCTTCATAAAAATGGTAACTCAAGACATTGATGGAACAGTTATATCACCAACTATAGATATTGACGAAGTCTGGCACCAACATCTACTTTATAATAAAGATTATTTTGACATGTGTATTAAAATTAACTTTATTGTTTATCATTATCCACAACATTCGGATGATTCTCTAAAAGTTAAAAATAAACGTATTGAAACTTTCAAAATAATTTATCAAGAATATTTTCAAAATATACCATTTGGATATATTGATATTTCTAATAATAATAATTCTGAATTAGTATCTTCAGTTAAATCAGAACCAGTTCAGATTTTTATAAAAACAATAACTAATAAAACAGTTGTAATCGAAATTAGTTTAGATAATACTATAGGTGAACTAAAACAAATGATTTATATGAAAAGTGGTATTACAGTTGAAACACAAAAGTTTATTTTTGCAGGTAAATACATAAGCTATGATAATAAAAAAACATTACGTGAACTAAATATAGAAAAGGATTCTATTATTCATATTATGTTGATGTTAAAAGGTTGTTAAATTGTATTTTTTTTATAATTCATATATATAATTATTTTCTTTCTTTATTTTATATTAAAATGCCTATAACAGGAGGAACTGTCAACAAAGACATGGCTGACGCCAATTATACAGATGAATTTGATCCATACGATTTCCAAGAACAATTTTTTCCAGGTATGGCTGATATTATAGATGAAAATATAATAGCCGGGGACAAAGATGAAGCTGACAGATTAAATGCATCTTATTGGGATGATTTGGGGAATGATGTATTTGATGATTGGGGTTATTTCTATTTATATGATGTTTCAAGTGGAAAATATTATTTCCCACTTATTAACCCTCAAAATCAAGATGACAGAGTAATAACTACTCAAACTTTTAATGCATTTGATCGCACCTTTACTATTACACATGGTTGGGTAGCCCAAGGTATTTTCAAATTTGATATTACTGTAGATGATGAATTACAATTTAGATTTGGAGCTTATGGTAATATGGGTTCCGATGGTGATGAAGATCAATATTATTTAACAGCTGAATATGGTGCCGAACAAACATTATATTACCATAAGCATGCTGAAGAAGATGACGATAGAGAAAGATTATTTTCATATTTTGTACCCAAAAATGAATCAGAAAATGCTTCGAGACCATTTGATGTATATTATGATAACGAAGATGATATGGGTATGGTATCTAAACCCTTAACATCCGGATTAACAATTTATTATGCTAAATCTAACGATGTAAAAAATTGGGTTATAGAAGATTTAATTGGTGCTGGTACCATCGATAACGACATCTTCAATAATATAATATTAGATTTAGGTTTTAGCGCCGGCGTAAACGGTGTTATAAATCAAGAATTATTAACATCAATGTTATCTGAATTAGGATTTAATAATGCTACTATTTCTAAAATTGCAGCTCAACTTATGAATGATTTATTAAATAATAAATTTAATTTATAAATTTTATAATTATTATCATTGCTATCAATACTAATAAAATAAATATAAAATAATATTTATTTTTAATTCTTTCCAATCTTTTTAATGTAGGATCAAAAATTATATTATTATTTTTAGGTAAATCAGTAAAAGGTTTATTACTAATATATTCTACCATCCATTTACCAAAATTATCTGCCATATGTGTTCCCATATAACCTCCTCCAGATAGTAAATAAACATTTTTATCAACTCGATCTATAAAAGGCATTATATCATATGTCATCGCTCTAGATCCGTGCCATATATTTTCTATTGATACAAAACCTAATTTTTGTATTTCTGGATTATTTGTAATGTAATCAACTAATTTATTATATTTTTCACTTGTTTTGTCTATATTATAATTTCCATAGGTAGAACCTAATTCTACTTTGAATGTTATTTTTATTAAATTATTTTTATACGGTGTTAAAAATAATCCATCTTTATAATAAAAACATTTTTGAGGGTTTTTAACTTCAACTATAGCACCATAACCAGAGAATATATCAATAAATTGATGATAATATTTATTTTTAACTAAATTTAAATTTGCTGCAGTGCATAAAATTAACTTATCACATATATACTCTTCTCCAGTTTTTGATTTTATTATAATCTTATCATCTTTATAATTATAATTTACTATTTCTGTCATATCTTTTATTTCTACATTTTTTGAAATTAATTCTTTGCTTACTTTATCCCAATGATTATATGGATAATAAGCTGATTTTCCTCCTTCTAAATTGCATTTAAAAGATTTTAAATTAAATTCTATTTCGTCTTTATCTTCTACTGCTATTTTTTTTACCATATCTCTATTATTTTTATTATTAAATAATTGATTTATATAATGAATTAAATAAAAATCTAAATTACTTAATACTTTAGAAAAGTTTATATCAATTATATTTTTAATATCTTTGAAAGGGACATCCATTGCATATTTTAACATTCCATTTCCTCCGTTTACAGAAGCAGATAAGCTTTTGTTACTATCAAATATAATTATTTTAGCATCTTTATATTTTTTTCTTAAGTGAAATGCGGTCATTAACCCAAAACCGCCTGCCCCAATAATACAAAAAGTATCATTATTCATCTATATTATTATTATTTATATAAATAAAAGATTAAATTAATTCAATAGATTGCTCTACCGTAAAGTACTTTATTTAAGGGGGCTTAAATTAAGCACTTTACGGTACAATTTAAAAAAATTGTATATTTGAATACACTAAAGAATGATAATATAAATAAAATAATTAATAAAAATGGATAATAACAACGATACTGAAAATATTGAAGACATTAATAATGATCTTTATGTAATTGCATTCAAAACAGTAGTAACGTGTTTGCCAATACATAATTATATTATTAATATTGCTGTAGCCACAATTAGCTATTATTGTGGTAATAATAATACCATAACATTGCCTTTGGATTATATAACTAGTAAATTTGTTTAAATTACAAATTACAAATTACAAATTACAAATTACAAATTACAAATTACAAATTACAAATTTCTTTGTTTTATTTTCTTTATTTACAAACACGAATTAATAAAAAATTGAAATTTTAAACATATTATATTCCCTTATATTTTTTATTTATATTGCTATACAATGACTACACTGCAATCAGTTAAACCATTTTTTTTCCGTTACACGTGGCAATTCAGGGAATTGTACACTGACAAAACCTCGTCACTTTCGTGCATTGCTTTTTCTACGGAGGAAGCACGAATGGAACTCTTGTCAACTTTGAAGCAAATCGAAAGTCTTGCTCATGAGAAGAAAACAATTGAGGACAAAATCAACAAACTCTATATGATCCGTCGAACGCAGTCGACTGAGGAAAGCGCTTTCACGCTGAATCAGATTTTTGAACTTACGCGGACATTGCAACAAAAGTTCCCTCCGATAAACGATTATGCCGGAGGCCATGGTATTCGCGCGAATGACTACAACTGTGACGTAAAAGTCATCTACTATCGCGCAAACACACGTGAAGAAGTTACGACGACCCTGGGGACATATATTTCTACCATTGAACCCGTGATCGAGCCCGCGCGCTTCGTGACCTTTACATAATTTTTTTATTGCTTATAATTATATCGACGTGGCACTCTACTTTTTATTATTATTTACTCTATTATTTTATACCATTTATTCTATTTATTGTTTTAATAAAATATTGATAAAATTCATATTTATATTATTTATATGTTTTTTACTTAATAAATGTTTTTCATAATCACATTTTTGTTTACCATTAAAATTACATAATTTACATATATATGTATTTTTGATAGTGTTTTGCATGTTCTTATGTTTTTTTGTTATTAAGTGTTTAGCATAATCACATTTTTGTTTACCATTAAAATTACATATTTTACATATATATGTATTTTTGATATTGTTTTGTATGTTCTTATGTTTTTTTGTCATTAAGTGTTTATCATAATCATTTTTTTGATATGTATTAAAATTACATATTTTGCATTTATGTATTAGGCCATTAATAACTTTAAATTCATTCATTTTTTTAATAAATTTGTGATTATTATCATTGTTATTGTCAATGTTATTGTCATTGTCATTGTCAATGTTATTGTCAATGTCATTGTCATTGTCATTGTCATTGTCATTGTCATTGTCATTGTCATTGTCATTGTCAATGTTATTGTCAATGTTATTGTCAATGTTATTGTCATTGTCATTGTTATTATCATTGTTATTATCATTGTTATTATCATTGTCACTATTATCAACTTTATATATATTTTCTGTAACTGGATATGTTATTTTAATTACTCTATCATCATTTATAATTTTATTAAAATTAAATGTATTTGTTATACAATTATTTATTTTAAAAAATATACATCTATTCATGTTTATCAATTTTTTAATTTCTAAAATAATTTTATCTAATTTACCTTCGAAATATTCTGCCCCATAATTCGACATAAGTTTAAATTTTTTAGTAAATATATCAATTAATTTTTTTTCTAAAATAATAGATTCTTTACATAAAACTATTATATGTAGTTGTGATTCTTTTGGATATTGTTTAATTCTACTAGCCATATTATGAGAACGACCTATTTTATAAATATTATCACCACATCTTACAAATTCCCTTTCTTTTATTAAATATATACCTTCATACATATATTATTTATTAATATTAATATCTTTAATTATTTAATTTTATTATTTAGTAATTGCATCCAACATCTTTTGATCCAATCTTAATTCGGGGCACATAAATAAAATTACTTTTTTATGAGTATTAATGTTAGTCAAAAAAGATCTAACTTCTATGAATAATGTTTGATATTCCATTATATAATCCATATCTTCTTGAGTTCTATTTTTTTGTTTTAATATATTATCTAACTTTTGTCGATATATATCTAATACATTTAACATAAATTTTATAACCATATCTAAAGTGTATTTCTTGAGTTGTAAACCACTTTTATCATTATGCCAAAAGTCTTCAATCTTTGTAGCATAGTTACCACGTGCTGAATCTATATTGAATACGGACTGGGATTTTTGATCTTCTTTTTTGACAAACTTTATAATTAAATTAGCTAATGTTTGAACCAGTTTCTTATTTTTAAAGTCATTAAATATTCTCATAAAAAGTTTATCTTGTTTATCAGTAATTTTTGCTTTATATTCTAGTTCAAGTTCTTTTCTAAATTCTTCTTCGGGTATATAATCTATTGATGGTGTATCTTTAAAGTTAGTATTTAAGATAGTCAATATAGATTTCTTTATAGCTCTTGCTTCTTTAACGATCTTATTAGTGTTTTGACTATTAATTTGTTCTAATTGTTCTATTTTCTTTCTTAATTCTTCATTTTGTTTTAATACTTCTTCATTTATTTGTATTACTTTATCATTCTGTTTTGATAAATTATCTATTTTGTTGATAATAATATTACCACTATTATCGTGTTCTTCTATAGTTTTTTTATTTATATTTATGTTATGTTTATGTTTTTGCGTATTTAAATGTCTATCATATAATGTTGTTCGTGTTGTTGAATACATACATAATTTACAAATATGATTCGTCATATAATATTATAATATAATTTATTTTCTTATAACTTTTCTACACCTTTTGGTACAGTTTATATTTGTTTACTCTATTACTTTATACACCTTTATGTTTAATATATATTAATATATTTAATTTATTATTATTGTTGTTGTATCTAATACTTTCTACACCTTTTGGTACATTTTTTTATTGTTTACTCTATCGCTTTCTACACCTTTTTGGTACTTTTTATTATTATTTAATCTATTATTTTATACACATTTATTGTATTTATTGTTGTTTACTCTATCACTTTATACACCTTTTGAAATATAGTAAATGTTGTTATATCTATTACTTTATACACCTTTTGGTACACTTTCTTTTTGTTTACACTATCACTTTATACACCTTTTAATATTGTAATTAATTTTAAAAAGTAATAGATACAACAATATTTACTATATTTCAAAAGGTGTATAAAGTGATAGAGTAAACAACTTTTATAATATATTATCATTAAAAAAGTAATGAATGTTACAATATTTTTTTATTTTTAAATTTGTAAACTTACTTGAGAAAAAACCGGATTTTTAGTAAAACTTTTAAACTTTTATTTTTCTGAAAAGTATATATAATTCATAAATAAAAACATTTTATCGTCGCTGTTTTTTTGCTTTTCTAAAAAAATCAACTTCTGAAAAACTTTTTTACACAAGAGTTGTAGTAAAATTTTAGTACTGAAAGTAATAGTAACTACAACTATGTACATAATTTTTATTTTATATTTCTCATAATTTATTAACTCTATATACTTTTTTATTTATATTTCTTTATTTATTTCTCCTAAAAATTCTCAAAAAATACACCCACATAAAAATAACTTTTACTATTTTTCTAAGTTTAACACTAAATAAGATCAACTATTATGTTACTCTAAAAATTCTCAAAAAATACACCCACATAAAAATAACTTTTACTATTATTCTAAGTTTAACATTATTC